GTTCGTTGTGGGTCACTTTTTATGACCAACAGCCAATACACCGTAGGAGGTACCACATGGCTGACCAACAACCGTCCAACTCTTCTTCTGCTATAGCACGGGTTAGCTCTAACCAACCCAGCTATAGCTACAAGAGTACAGCCGCAGTTGTTGGTTCATGTCTGACTTCCATTAAGGCTTTGGTCAAATCGTTTATCACTTTTAAGGAATCCAATCTCATGGCTAATGTTAATTTGTCTGCGTTGTTAGTTTCTTTGTCCGTTGTAGTTAATAGCGTTAAGAAGGTCGCTCCTTCACGTAACATGAGAAACAAAATTGCAAGAGCCTCCCGCAAGGCTCAACACCGTCTAGCTGCTAACGTGCGCCGTGCACGCCAAGCTAAGAATGGCTGGGCTAAATCTCCTGAGTTCCAAGCCCTCTGCCGGAAGCAAACCCGCTTTGTTCCTGCTATACCAACAGTGGTAATGGCAACCAAGCAGTCTGTGGAGACTGTTGTTAAATATGCTCATTTATCAGATGGGCAAGGACAGCTAAAGACAGCTCCTGCTGTACGCTTACACCGTCGTACACAAATAGAGAAGCCAATCACTGCTTCTATGCGTCGCCCAGCGCAGTTGAAGGCTCGTAAGACAATGGTGCTGCCTGACCAACGCCCTGTGCTGGCTAAATTGTCAAAGAAGAAAACTCAGCTAGAGGAGCAGTTAGAAACTCTAGCTGTATCTCCTACAGCACGCCCAGTACAGCTAACAAAAGCAGAGCGGAAACTCCGTCACGCAGAGAAGTTAATGGAAAGATTAGAGAAGGAGGTAGCAAAAGTCGAGAAAAAAGAAGAGAGAAAAGAGAAAAAAGCCGGTGTTTCTGCTAGTGCGGAAATACCAGAAATAGTAGATACTTTCTTGGAGCAGCTTGAAGCTCTGCGGGAAGCTATTGATGTCAACCTCTACTCTGGGGTTGTGCCAGAGTCTCATGTTCAACAAGCTGAGGAAACAGTAGCAGACTACAAAGCTACTGCTGAGGCTACAGGCACAGCAGACCTAGAGATGTCTATGAAGTCTGAAACTGTAATGCCTGTAACTCTTGAAAAGGTTGAATGGATTGAAGGTATGCTGCTGTCTATTAACAAAGACAACAGGCAAGCAATCCATAACCACTTAAAGGGAGTAAGAACTTACAAAGTAAGTTTTCATATCCCAACTTGCACTATTCGTGGTGCTGCAGACTACCTACTAAGCATTGGCTTTCAAGTCAATCCGAATGCTTCTGAATTGCTATGGTTAGCCGGAGATACTGTTGTACCAGAGTTTGAATCGCCTACCAGCAAGAAAAAAGAGAAGAGCAAAGTAGAAAACAAACCTTCTAATGGTGTAACCAGACTAGAGAACTTTAATGAGAACTCACAGCAGTTGTTTGTTACAGACAATAACAAAACCACTCTTCACATAGTTCTAGCTGGTAAGGCTAGAGGAAAGCACGTTCTGTTTAATAAAGCAGAGTGCACTGTTAAAGGGGTAGTAGAGTACCTTCTTTCCTTAAAGTTTGAAATACATCCTGATGCTGACTGGCTGTGGTTAGACAAGAATTTGTCTGTAAAACCTTTAGGTGAACCACGCAAGAAAAAAGAAGAGAGAAAAGAGGATGATTCCATGCAAAGTAGAAGAGGACTTTTACCTTTAGCTACAACTTCTACTGTGCAAGCAGTAAAAGCTGATATTAGCTTAGAAGTGAAAGCTCTTGATTGTAGCTATTATTACAAAGGAGAGCTAGTCCAAGAGCTAGAAGATGTGCTGATCATCAAAATTGATGGTGAACCCCTTGAGTCCAAAACTAGTAAGGAGAGAGTGTACAAGTTTCAGTCTTCTGAGACCACTTATCCCTGTGAGGCTGAAGACACTAAGATATGGCAGGAGCTAGGAATAGAAACGGAGTTACGCCTGAAGTTATCTCTCTTTTTAAAAGATTACGAAGGTAGAGAGTTGCGTTTTTATTATGACACTTCTCTCTCAGAAGAAGCTGACAGTTTGTTAAGAGAATTTGGTTTTGCGAACAGTAGCACCAACTGTAGTGAAGTGTTAATAAAACCAGCAACTCAAAAACCTGTAGTATGTACAGCATTAGTAGACAAAGATGGGTTAAAGCATTACTCCAACTATCTAATAAACGAGGCTTATGACCAAGTGTGGGGTGAAGTAGTAGACCTTCTGAACAACCCTGCAACCAATAAAACCTCATTCCAAACCAATGGTTATCACTACATCTGTTTAGGAGACTACTACTGGGTTTGGGACAAGAGCAAGAAAGTAGGAGAGTACCTTACTACTCAACCAGATGATACAACTATTAAAGCTATGCCAGCCTTCTTGAAAGACATGGTTGAACACCTAGTCAATGTCACCTTTAAAGGTATCTTTGATGGTGAGTTTGTGGCTGAGAGCTGCTTGGTTAATGTTTACCAATCAGGTAATGCTCTAAACTACCACGTTGATCAGTCAGAAGAGGTGGACGCGCCTATTGTGTCTTTATCACTAGGAGCTGCTGGTAAGTTCAACATTAAAGACAGTTGGCAGCCAAACGCCAAAGTAACCGAGTTCACTCTTAATAAAGGTGACTTGTTCATGTTCTACGGTAAGCACCGCAAGTGCATACACTCTTACGCTGGCAACATCGAAGAGGGTACCAGAATTAACTTAACCGTGCGAATGGTTAAGAAACCAATTGTTAAACAGGAGGAATTATTAACTGTGCAGCAAACTGTGCCACAAACTCGTAAACGCCCTACTGAGTCTACACAAGCTACAAAGCCAGCCAAAGAGATAACTATCTCCACTACTCCTCAGTCTAGTGTTACTGAAGTAGTTAAGATGCTAGACCCTGGCACTACATTTAATGAGCTTTACCCCGTTCCTGGGTTAACAAGCTTATTTACTTTTGAGCATACAGGTATGTCTGATGCTGAAAAGGCTAAGCCAGATGAGATTGTGATAGCTGGCTCTAACATTCGTATGGAAGATGGAGTGTTTGCTAAATGCACCATGAACGTGCCTTCTCCCTGCATAGACTCAGAGTTTGTGAGCTATTGGGTGGATGACGTACATCCCAAAGATAACAATAACTTGTTGTCAGGTGGTACAGAACCAGGTAACAAACTACCCTATGACTCCTCACCCTTCAATCTTTGTGTAGCTCAATACTGTGTGAATGGCAGCACGGCACAGTTTACTCCAGTTATGTACGCTTCAAGAACCTTTAAGGCTGAAAAGGCTGTAGCAACCGCTGGCATACAGATCATTCTTGATATGTTTGATGCTGGTTGGTTTGGTAAGAATAACACCATACCTGACTCAGTTGTTAACTGCAGAAAGTTAATAAGAGAGGCTATAGAAACAGGTAAAAGTGTAGATCTCAAATCTTTCCGTCAAGTAAAAGATAGGGAAGGTAACGCAAAACCTGAAAGAACTACAGCTACTCTCACCTACAAAGGAGAACGAGGTCTTGCTGAAATACTAAAAGATGGAAAAAAGCAAACATTAGTGACTGTTGCTTCCTTTAAAAAAGATAGAGCTTTAGGGAAGGATAAGGGTGGTATACAGTGGAGAATCTATCCCTACAAGGTTGAAGTGTTTCTAGTAGAAGATAGAGATGCCATTCTTGGTAGTAAGAATATCTTGAACTTCTGTCCTTACGCTCTATTAGGTATAGAAGCTCTTAAAGTTCAAGCAGCCATAACTAAAGAAACAAACGGGACTAAACCAGTTACTAAAGTTCAGGCTGAGAAGACTGTAGAACAACCAGTGGCATCTACTGAACAAGTTTCTTCTACCCGTAGAAGAAGAGGTCAAACCCCAGAAGTAGAAAAAGCTATTGTAGCCGCTAACGTAGACAATGAGCTGGAAGCTTTGTACAAGGCAGTTAACTTAACCTTTGATACTTTGGGAGCTCCTAAAGAAGTAGATGAAGAAGCAATAGAACTAGAGTATTACGACTGTGGTTCAGATTTAAAAGCTTCCAAGATTACCTTAGAGTACATATTTGGAAGAACTAATGGAAACCCAGTCCAATACTACTCTTGGTCTCCTGAAGATGTCGAAAAGGTTCTTGCTGTTCTAACTGCTAGATGGAGTAAAGATAACGAAGTAAGTGTCGCTACTCTGTCTTACCACATGACCGAGGAGAAAGAGCTAAACATCAACTTTGGTGGTGCAACCGCAATCTTAATCAGCAATGACGGTCGGGCTTATGACCAAGAAGGTCGTTCATTTGAGCAAGCTATAGAAGTCAGTGGCTATCACAAGATCTCCAGCAAAGAAGTGTTAGTTGATGACAAATACCTACTACAAGAGGTTAAAACACCTCACGTAACTAGAGTCAAACCAGCCTCATCAACTGGTAAGTTTATGCAAGCTTTCTGCGGCTTCTTGTTAATGCTAGGCAATAACAAGATTAATGTTCGTGATGGTCTAGCTGCTAACTTCCCTCAGCTCCTAAGAGAAGGGGATGATATGTTCCCTCTAACGTTGACCGAAGTTCTAGGTCAAAACGGCGGCTTCTTACACGGTTTACAAAACAACATGAAAGTGTTGATTCATAGACCATTCAACCCTAATATTGAGTTTACTCCTGAACAAACAGGTAGACTGGCTCACAGCACTGCATTCTTAATGCGTGGAGAAATTGAGAAGGGTAAGAGCAAGAAGATGTGGTTGACTAATGGCGAAACAGAACCAAGGTCTGTCACTGCTGATGAGCTAAAACTACTACTGAAGACCAAAACTGGTCAAGTAGTAAAAACTCTCAAGGACTCTGAAGATGAAGTAGAACAAGCAGCAATGCTCGCAGCTATGCCTAAATACAGGTCTTTAGGCTTCCACTTTGCCAAAGGAGTATTCTTGGCTGGCATCACCCATGTGTCTCTAGCATTAGCACAAGAGCGCGCTCCCAACCTATTTGCTAGGATGCTATTAGCTACTGGACTAAAAGCCGAAGTAGCCGCTGATTACGTTGTCTCCTTGACTCTGAAAGCATCTAAGGGTGCTAAACGTGCCACACTCTCAATGGCTAAAGCAGTCCATGTAGTAGGTGAAGTAGAAGCTGGGTACAAATACTATAACCAAACCAAGTTGTTGAAAGGCTGGTTAGTTCAAGAGTGTATGGCTCCTACTTTTGTTATGCCTCCAGGTATGGCATTGTTCTTAGGTACAGAAGAACAAAAGCCAATTGGTTACTTCATGAAGACTGAAAGATTAGTCTTCGCTGATTACACTGCTGGTGAGAAGTTAAAGGATGCTGTGACTCTCAAGGGACAATCTATAATTGAACATCGCTTGGGTGACTACGCTGAACCTACATACAGCTTTGATGAAATTACGGGAGTGCACACCCTTAAGTTTACTGAAAAGCCTGTAATCCTCTTTGGAACAGAACTAGCTTGGATTCCTAAAGAAACAGGGGTATGGGGTTCTGTAGAGTTCAATAAGCATGATAAAGCCGACTTAGCTGAAATTCGTTGGTTTGAAGTACAAACTGTTGGTAAAGCAACAGAACTGGCTGTTGAGTACGACTATTATCTAACCCACCGCAATCCTAAATTACGTGGCATCATCAAAGCTATGATGGGTCAGGCTAAACATGAGATTCTGTACAACGCAATGAACCCTGACCTTCAAGCTTTAGGTTTAGGGGACATTAAACTGATAGCACCACAAGATACTATCAAGTCTGATATGTTGTACTCTTGGCTGCAAGTCATTGGTAATACCTTACGTTATAGCAACCCAGAGGCAGAAGCAATTAAGAAGCTTCATGAGTTCAAAGAAGATATTCATGCTGCTCTTGGTGAGAAAGCTAACTTACCTTACTTGGTTATTGAGTCTTACAGCGTTGTTGCTGGGCTGTACCAAGAAATGATTAACTACTTTGAGGAAACCTTCGGTAGTGCTATATGGATGCACGTAGCTCAATGTGGCGATCAAGGTAGAATCATGACCGAACTCTACCCAAGAAAGGTAAAAGCAGAGTTTGGTTGGGTTGACGTTAAGAGCAGTAGTAACTGGGGTGCAGAAGAACTAGCTCTATACCACCGCTTGAAGGCTGAAGGCAAAACAATGGGTATTATAGCTGAGTCACTTGACTATGCTAATAACCCTAAACAGAACGCCATCATATTCGTCAGTAAAGATGACTTGGTAGAGTATTACCAACGCTCTTACTGCTTCATCGGGGCTCCTGGAGCGCCTGTTTATGGCGTTGAGTTGTTCGAGTCTTCCACTGTAGCAGAAGCTGTCTCAGACTCAAACCACATGGCTTCCAGTGTTCGTTCATTCTCTAGGATGCCAGGAGATCCAGCAGCAGAAATGTTTGAAGCAGCTAAGAAGCTCCTAGATGCTGGTAAAGAAAGTATGTTCATGTCCCTAGTAATAGCAGGCATGGCATCTGGTGACAGTTTTGGTTGTTCTAAAGTAGTTAAGTTTATCTCTCTTAAAGACCCTAAGAAGGAAATAGACTCCTTGTCTTTAGCACCCGCTGACATAGCCTACTTGAAGGAGTTATTAGCCGCTAGTGATATTGATGTAACTCTAGCTCACCATGAGCAAGACTTGTTTAAGAGGGTTGCTCATTGCTTTAGAGATGTGGCATTTGATGCAGCTGGTAAAAAGTTGTGGTTGCCAGCACTACTAGCGACCGCGGCACTTAAGACTGAGGATTCTAGTAACAATATGTCGCAGAAGTTCTTCAGAGATATCTTAGTTCCTTGCCTTAATGGTGTGACTGTCACCACTCTAGAAGAGAAGAGAGTTAGCGGTATTCTTGACAAACTATGCGACTCCAAAAAGACTAAACAGCTAATCAGCGCAGCTGGTAACGTCACTGGTAAACGTATTGCTTTACCAAACATTCCTACCGGAGAAATCTGGGTTCTTTATTCCTCTGCGCCTAACAGTGTTTGTCAGAAGCTCGCCCGTTCTGGGTTCAAGATTGACAAGATAGAGACTGGTGAAGTAACAGTATTTAACCATAACTCTCGCGCACCATTGACAGATGGTCCAATCCTCAAGTTGAGAATCATCAAAGAGGAGGAGAACCTAGCTAACTTCTACCAAATTAATGCTGACTCTGTAGGACTAAGCCCTATTAGCTGTGCAATGGATTTGGGTGACTTTGACGGAGATGGACATTACTTTGTTCAACTAGAAGGAAAGTTTGAAGCTACCAGCTTTGAAGAGAATGTTGAGTTTCTTAGTAAGCTGTTAGGCTATCCAATGTTTAACGTCTTTACAAATGAAAAAGACGAGCCAAACGAAGATAAAGATAACCTAAACGAACAGTACGCCGCAGATCACTACAACATTAAACCTTGGGAAAAAGTAGCCTTGACGTTGAGTGGTACGCCTAAATCTGTTAAGAGCAGTAAAGTAACTATGACTTTAGATAAGTACATAGACTTTAACCAAAAGACTCGTGAGGTACAAACTAAAGCTGTAGGTATTGCTCACTCTATCTTTATGTGGTCTGAACACTTTGTGGACATTCTTCTAGCTGCTCAAAAACTAGGAATAGATATAGACCATAAAGACCCAAAAACTAATACTGGCTGGGATTGGAGCAACGCTGCTAATGCTGACTTAGTACCAGGTACGGCTGCTATGTACGAAATTATTCTAGGTGGTTTCAGTAACCCTGCCTGGACTGTCTATAGCAAGTACCTCAAAGGTCTGAAAGAAGGTGAAAGAACAGTAGCGAGACCAAACTTAAAAGAGTTTAACCAAGATATTGTAGCTCTTGGTATGGCTGGAGATAAATCTGAAGGCTTCTTAAAGTTAATGCTCGCTGCTCACCAACTGTTCTTCCTAGAGAAGCATGGTGAGTTCTGTGACCACATCTTGAGCAATGGTGTACCTACCAAGATGGCTGTACCACAAAACATCAAACAGATGTTAGCTGTGGCTCTAGTAAGCTTTGAGCTACTACGAGGTAAGTTTGCAGGCTTTAATGGCGTGCTATCAGATAACAAGAATCCAAAAGCTACAGGACACAAAGTAGCTATGGAAATGGCTCGGACATTCTTGAAAGAAAACCCCAGCATGATTAAGGAGTCATTAGTCTGCTATCAACTCAATCAAGTCATAGAAGAGTGTGATTGGCTGTTATATGGTGCAAAAGCTGAAGAACGTTCTGGCAGACGTGCAGCAGGAGAAGTTATGCCTTCTAAACTCCAACCCCATCAATTAGAATACTTCAAAGCTTTGGCTGCTAAAGGCATTGTAGAAGTAGAAGCAGAAACAGTTAATGTTGAGCCAGTTGTAGAAACTGTAGAAGAAACAGTTACCTGGGTTGAGGCTGACATTCTTGTAACAGAAGAGGATGACGATGCCAGCACGCAACGTTACTTCTTACCGGATGAAGAAGTGTGGGAAGAAGAAGGTCGTAGATATGGTGTTTATACTTTCCATAACCAAATTGAATGGATTAAATTCTTGAACATTGATGAAGAGCAACCAGAATCTATTGCTCATGCAGAAGAGTTTACTAATGTTCGGTTAGTTAAAGGTAGATTTGTTACTCTTCAAAGAGTTGTGGCAACTCGTGAAGTAGAAGCTGAGTTACCTGTAGATATTGCAGAGAAGAAAGAAGCGCAGCAAGCTCCTGTATCTTTTAAGTCAGCTCTAGCAGTTATTGAACCTATTGACTTTGCTGTGTTTGAAGAGCCTGTTGAGATAGAATCAGTTGTAATAGAAGAAACAAAAGAAGAGGCGCACAGCGTGTTAAAACAGTTAGTTGAAGTTAAAGAAACTCTACCCGCAGCTAAGTGGGAAGAAGCTCTTTGCTTTGTAAGAGGGTTAGTTGCAGAGGTAAACGCTGAGGCTGTTACACCAGTTGTGGTAGAGCCTGCAGTAGCTGAGCCTATAGTGCAAGAAGCTCCAAAACAAAACTCTCTAATTCAGAGTCTTGTTAGCGTTGTGAATAAAAAGCACGCTTACGACTCTCCAGAAGAGGTAAGAGTTGATGGAGACAGAGAAAGTCTGTTAGGTAATCCTTTCAAGCATGACTACCGCAAGGAAGCTCTCCGAGCTATATCTGTGGCTGCTTATGGTAACTACTACAATCTTGTAGTTTACCAAGGTGTTGAGCCAGTAAGAGCTGCTCAGACAGTTTTGAGAGGTTTAGATAATAACTTCCATATAGCTAGAGTTTGGAAGAAACCTACAAGAGTTAACTTTCTTTCTGCTATAGCTCAACTATGGAACAAGGTTGAAGAATATGGCTTTGTAGAAGTTAAATGCTGGTGCAGTCCTAAACAGTGTCATCTTGATGTTGTAAAAGGTGACTTAGAAAAAGCTGGCAGCCGTGCAGTTTGGGAAGCAAGCATTTATGTTGCTCCAACAGTAGTTGAAGAACCAATTACCGTTCCTGAACTAACAGAAGCAGAGCAAAATGAAGTAGATGCTCAAGAGGCTACTGTAGTTGCTTGGGATAACAGCCTTAAGAAACCAGAGCGGGCTAAGCCACCTGCTACACCTTTAAGTAGAAGATCAATAGTTTTACCTGAAGTACCTCCAGTTGTAGAAGAAGAAGAAAAGCAAGCACCTTTATCTATAGCTCTCTTTACTGAGCAGAAAGATGAACAAGGTGGCATCCCTGTGATAAATAGAAGACCAAGACCTAATAGTAATGGCGGTGGCATAGCAGTAGAAACTCCTGAAGCAAACTCCGTTGCACCTGCTAGTGAACCTTTAGCCAAGCCGCAAACTAACTTAACCAACATTTTAGATGTTACTTGTGGTGTGATAGTGCAACAAGTAAACTGCTGTAATGTTAGTGGCGCTGGTCTAGCTTTAGCCATAGGTCAGAAATGGCCTTTAGTAGACAAAGAGTATAAAGCTAAAGAATGGAAGTTGGGAGATGTTCAGTTTGTCAAAGTGGCAGACAAACTGTACGTTGCCAACGTTGCGGGACAGCATTACTATAGTACAAGGTCTAGACAAACTGACTTTGATGCTTTAGCAAAAGGCTTGCAGGAAGTAAGAAGATTTGCTGAGGAGCAGAATCTTACTGTTTATGTTCCTCACAGGCTAGGTTCGGGTTTAGCAGGGGGACCAACTGAAGCTTCTAAAACAGCAACTTGGACAGAAGTTCAGAATATTCTTGCACAAGTTATTCCTCACGCTGTAATTGTGGAATACAAGTCCTCAGAGAGTGCGACTACCGTTGACGAACAGTTCGTTGCTAAACACCCTCTTGATGGTTTACCCTCTGTACCTGGTGCAGAAAGAAACAAAATCAAAGATGATGCAATGGCTGCTGTAGCCACTCAATTCATCGGCTTCCCAGCTAAACCTGGAGTAGCAAGCAGTACAGAAAACTATCGTATAGCTTGGGGTGCTAGAGCCAACATAGGTGTCTACACTGCTAATGATGTAGTAATGGTATCTGGCTCTGGTGTCTTCAAAAGCAGTGGCATTACAGAAGCTGATGCCGCAAAAGTATTCAACGAGCGTTACATTCCTTTAGTAAATAAAGCTATCGCAGCAAGCAGTAAGTTTGTTGTCGGAGGATGCAGCGGCGTTGATGAGTTGCTCAAGAGTTATGTTGAGAGTAAGAACTACTCAGCCGAGTGGGTTGCTTGCAGCTATAAAGGCTACTGGTTACTAACTCCCGCTGCTCCTAAAGTTACTGGAAGAGCCAGAAGTGTTGTTAAGTTAGATCCATTAGCTTGGTTAACTCCTTACATAGAAAAACTGGAAACTTGGACTGCTAATGAGGTTACAGCCCTTGTAAAAGGACTAAACCCCGAACAACAGCAAGCACTCCGCTTAATCCTGTTAGGAGGTAACTATGTCCTAACAGGTAATGCCGGGACGGGTAAATCTCACCTTTCTTCAGTTGCAGTTAAGATACTTAAACTGTTGGGCTACTGGATTGTTCCTGTAGCAACAACTGGTTTAGCTTCCATGAACCTGCAAGACTCTCAAGGTACTATCAACCGAGCTACAGGTGTTGGTAAAGGCTTTGATAACGGAGCTAGAGAGTGGTCAGCAGCTCAGAAGATGGTTGGTGGTGTAACCTCTGATAAAACCAAGAAACGCTTTTCTGAAGTACAGAAAGGCAGAAAGTATAAAGGTGTCATCTTTCTGATAGATGAAGTATCTATGCTAGACACCTGCCTTGGTTATGTAATCTCTGAAGGATTAGAAATTAACCAACGCGATGAAGCTGCTGCAAACAAGGCTCGCAAGACTCCTATCCAATGGCTCTGTGTCGGTGATTTCAAACAACTAGAGCCTGTTGGTGGTGAGATGATTATGAATAGAGCTGTCTTCAACCACAAGGGTGAGGAAGTAATAAAAGCCTCCTTAATGGACAAGCTAGACATGAAACTCATCAACCTCAAGCAGCAGATGAGACAGGCTGAAGGCTCTGAGTTTGCCCAAGAGCTGAACCTACTAGCTCTTGGTGAAGGACACGGTAAACACAGAGAGCTAGAAAACTGTCCTTTGATTAAAGGTCGGTTGAAAGCTTCCCTGGATGAAATGCCAGAAGATGCTCTTCATGTGTTTGCACTAAATGACGAACTAATTGAATGGAACCGTCAAGAACTAACTAAACTCAAAGCTAAAGGTAACAGGAGTAAAGTCTACTCAGCTAATATCTCTGTTAATGACAGAAGCTACACTAGGGCATCTTTCATAGAGAACTTTAAGCCTGTAGAAGAAAACTTGGAGTTAGTAGTTGGGGCTCCAATTAGAGTTAAGCAGGAGATTAAAGACCCTAGCGACTCTAATAAACTACCATTAGCAGCTAAAGGTAGTCGTGGAGTTATTGTAGCTCTTAATGATGACTCAGTTGATGTCAAGCTTCGTAATGGCAACATCATTGAGATTGGTAGAGTAGACCTCCATGCTCCATTAGATGAGAATCAAATCCCAGTTGGAAGATTCAACCAGATTCCTATTGTCTTAGCATGGGCGATAACCTTTCACGGCTGTCAAGGTATGACAGAGGATAAAGTAGTTGCCCACGCTTACACCCGTAAGAGAGTCCGTCCTAATGACGGTCAAACAGTAGATGTAGTGTTGAACGGAACGGAGTATGGTGCAAAGAGACCTATGTTCCAAAACAATGCCTTCTACGTTGGCTCTAGCCGCGTTAGAAAACTAGAAGACCTGTACTTCTACACTGGCTGCGATACTGTTGATTTAGTCACAGAGACTAAAGAACAAAGAAACTACCGAGCTAGTACCTATAGAAGGTTGATGTTTAACTCTTATAGAACCAACCTTCATGTTATCAACTGGCTTAAAGAACAAGCTGTTTGCTAACCTTCAATAGGGGTGAGAAGCCCCTCTAAAACTTCTCATCCCTATTGACAGAAAGTCCCAATATCTGATACCCTCTAAGAAAAAAAAGAAAAGGGAATGGATGACATAAATCTTCCAAGGAGCAAACTGACTGGGGTGCCTTAACACTCTGGTTGATAATGGTTTGCTTCTTTTTCTTATAAAAAAAGATGAGTGAATGTTGTTCATCTCTAGGGGTTTGTTATGTCTATTAAAGAAGTTTCGAGAAATCATTTCCAAATCATTGTTGCTTCAGAAGATGAAGTAGTTGAGTTGGTAAATAGTAAGTACCCCGCGTTTGAGGCGGGCTTTGTCACAGATAGTTGTGTTAGTGGTATGTGTGGAGATATTTTTTTAAATATCTCTTGGTAGATTTTTGGGGAATTATAGTTCCCCACTTTCTTCTTAGAAAAAAAGAATAGAGCATGGATTCCTAATCTCAAGACCCCACTTGTTGTAAGCAGGTGGGGTCTATTTTTTTAAGAAAAAAAAGATTAGGGACTGAATCATTCAACTTTAAAGGATATTTATCATGTCTCAAGATTTATTAAAGTTAGCTGAAGACCTAAATCTACCCGCTCTATTCTGTGAGCAGCTACAAGCTGGTCAGCGCATCACAATGTGGAGCGAAGAGTTAGAGTTGGTTAAACCCCGCGTTTGGGGTGTTTATCAAGACACTCCAGGCAGGTTCAGCCTGCAGTTAAAGATTCAAGGTCGCACTAGCTCTTCAGAAGACGGTTGGCAGCTTGTACCTTTACCAAAAGATATCGCTGCGGCTAAAGCTGCTGGCGATAATTCATTATGGGAAATCGGCGGTTATGTAGTTCTGCATGAAGAAGATTTAGAACCAGAGGTAGTTGCTGCTCTAAATGTACTTCTAGAATGGACTGGAGAAGCCGGCGAGATTCTTAAGTCTGGTTCTAAACCAAACTATAAAGACTGCCCAAATCTTTGGTTTGAGCCCCAAGATGGTGATGCTGGATTGCAGCTATTACCAAAAATTAATAAGGAGGGTCAGCTCAGCTTTAGTGGTTGGGCTTATAGAAACTTGGAGTGGCATGGGGATGGTATTAGGGGTAGAAAAGTGGAATTAAATGATTACTTCCGTAACGGCAAGCCCCAACCTAAGAAGGTTGAAACTGGGGCTCCTATTAGTGTAACCACAAGAGATATTCCAGAAGCTCCACCTGCTCCTAAAGCAGTTTCACCTTCAGAGGCTCCAAAAACTCGCGTTAGAGCAGGAAGTACGCCTCCAGAAGTTCCGCCAAAGGTAGACCAATCTGTACTTGCAGCTAACGTCTAATCCTATAGCAGTTAATCCATCCGGGTTAGCTGCTATACTTCTTTTAATAAAAAAGCAGCCGCCGCCAGTTGGTTTGTTTCTTTATGACAACAGGACAGGTTGGTACAGTAGGCGATCGCTGTTTAAGAAAAAAAAAGAAGAGAGGGCGGATTTTTTATTATTTTATTAATTTATGCTGACAGTAGAACAGTTAGAAGACAGGACGAGGGTTGTCCTAGTTACTGAAGGGGAAAAATCTCTCCTTGCAGAGCTGTGGCTTCCTGAGAGCCAGGTAGCATACTTGGTCTATGACAAGGGTGCATTCCGCTTCCAAGGTGGGAAGCTACAGGATGCTATTGATGTTTATAACAGAGTTGAAGGATGATTTTTGGGTAGCATGATAACAGTGTCATGCTATTCTCTTTAAGAAAAAAAGAAAAGAGCAAGGAACATTAGTTAGATACACAGGTAACTGTGCTGTAATGTCCGAAGCTTGTCCAAAGGATGGAGCCGTTTGAACCTCAACAGAGGGAGGTGATGAAGTCTAAGGAATCAACAAGTGAGTAGGAGCAGTGCTGAATTAACAGCTATACTAACTAATGCGCGTGGAACACGGACGTTCTCGGCTTTGCTTGAGTCGTTAGAGAGAGTGTTTAGTGGGAGCCGTTTGTACTTCTATGAAGGAGGTGATGAGCACCACTCTCTCAAGCTTTCAATCTAGAATGGACAGCAAATCTGTTTTAGAAAAAAGAAGAGGGAATGGAATTTTTATTTCTTTAAGGAGAGTTACCATGTCCGTATTTAAACTAGTAACAGTTAATGGCGCACGTCCTTTCAAGAAAAGAACGCTTGAGTTAGTCGTCTACAAAGACGCAGTAGACAAGGTTCTTGCTTTACTACAAGAAGGTAGAGAGTGGAGAATGGATAAACCTGACCATGACTTGGTAGAGCATACTTTCTTGGTCTTGCAATCTACAAGCTTCTTCGACAAAGGAAAAGCTTTTGAGGCAATGAAGTATGGCTCAAACACTAAGTGGGGTGAATGGTACAGTCGCCTCTTGTTGCATCACTATGACCTTGGTAGACTCTCACCAGGAGAGCTGAAAGAGATATTCGACGGTATAGAAACCATAGAGTTTCCAGCTCTAGAGGAGGTGTCTGCTTGATAGACAGAAACGGTCGTCATTACGACGACCAAACTCTAGATGAGTCTCGCCAGCGCGGGGCTCTTAAAAACTCCAACTCTAAGGCCCGTGCTTTAGAGTACCTGGAGACAGGAGCAGCCAGCAGTGAAGAACTGCAGGTTGTCTCCTCAAGGTCAGTAATGACCAAGTTGAAACAGGAAGGTCTTATTCAGAAGACCGATGGACAGTATAAAATAACTCCTGAAGGAGCTGACTGGTTAGTTCAACAGAAGGAAGCTTAATTGCTTCCACTCTTTTCTTAGAAAAAAAGAAGAGGGAATGGAATTATTACTATTAAAGGAACTCTTTCTCATGGCTAACATATACTTCTTCTCCCGCCACACAGCTACTCCTGAAATGGTTGCTGACTTGGGTGGCATTACAGAACAATTCAAAGGTTCTATCAAGGACATTAGAGCAAATGGTGACCAGATTACATTTACAGAATCTCCTCTTCCTACAAAGGAGGAACAAGAGGCAGGTGTAACTCCTGCAGATGTGAAGTGGGCTATTCCTGCATATTCTATAGTTGTTGCTGTGGCTCCTTTACCCCTCCAGATTGACTGGCTAAAGGCAGGTGTAAAGACCTTCTTGGTTCCCCAACACAATCGTGTAGTATTAGAAGACAAATCTGTTGTCTTCAATTATGCGGGGCTACTTCATATCAAGAAGATTGAAGTAGTCTCTGAGCAGTGGGCTGGGGCTGCTGTATCAGTGGAACAGAAGCACGCCGAGCGTAGTGCTCTATAAAGACTGTTGGGAGCGATCACGCTCTCACTTTCTTTTAAAGAAAAAAGTAAAGTGAATGGTAATTTATAGGAGTTTTATGTCAAAAGCTTTAGAACGTCCTTCTGAGTGGCATAAGGAAAATGCCAGAAGAGAGAAACAGCAGTTGGTAGACTGCTACGTTGTGGGGTACGCATTGCCAGAAGACCCACAGGATGAATACAACGCATACTTTCCTTGTACTCCACAAGGGCACAAAGAAGCCTTGAGCTTCATAGCTAGTCACTTGCCTCTATGTGACAAAAGACCTTATAAAACCAAGGAGCGTAAAGGTGCTTTGCCTTGGTAGTTATTTGGGGAGCAATCTCCCTTTTAGAAAAAAGTAAAGTGAAGGGTATCTTTAATCCTAGATTTATGGAATTTATAACATTAGAGATGATAGTTGAGCTACAAGAAGCAGCAAGAAATGGCTGTTTATACAGCCTTGCCCAACTTGAAGATATGGGAGACGGGACAGATGCCTAACTGTCTATGGAAACATACTCTCGTTCCTCTAAATGAGGTGCGAGATATCTACTCTACTAAACCAGAGGTTGTAATGACCACTGAGGGATGCTGGTCGCCTACAGACCAGTACATAGTTCCCATTAGGGAACTCGAAGAAATGATAGGCTGGGATGCCTATGCTTGTGGTCCACTCTTTGAAGCCTTGCCTGTCTCCCACGTCATCTGGCAAGAAGACAATGGCGACATTGTTCTGTATAGCTCTGATGAGGGTTATACAGATGGAGACTTGACAGAGATTCAGAAGTTCGCCTCTGTTGAGGAAGTGGAGGCTTACGTTAAGGAGCAGGCGCGTGGCTAGAGTGTCCCGACCCAAGCCAGTAGACCCCAACAACTTTCCTGATGACCCAACAGGGTCTGATAGGTGGGTTGTTGGAGACCCTATTGAAGGAGAGCTGCCCACCGACAATGGTGTGGTAGTTTCTCATGAAAGGAATGACATAGTGGTTGAGTTGGAGAGCGGAACGCTGCACTCTTCTCAACAGACTATGCAGAAGTTAGGGTTTAAGAAAAGCAACCCTACAAACTAAAAAGACTGGCGAGCCCTCATTAGGTTTACCAGTCTTTTAATTGAAAAAAGTAGAGAGTAGTTTACCGGGCGAAGCTCTCTTCTAGAATGTCAACACTAAACCGTCGCTTGTAGACCAATAGCTCTTGTGTTAAGTCTTCTACCTTCTTATTTAGTTCTTTAACAAGAGCTTTTAGTTGAGGCTTTGATAGTTCACCAGTCCGTTCCTGTTGAGCGGCTAGTTCGTCTCTCTCATCCCAGTAGAGGTGGTGGTCTAACTCTTTAAGGTTATAGCCAGCCTCTCTCTTCTTGAGACCCCAAGAGATAATCTTTAAGGTTGCTACTAACCTGTAACAAGCTTCGCTTTCGTTTAGCTTTAAGTCTTCTACGACATCCCAGTTTTCTGCCAGCCTCATGTAGTTTCTAGCTTGAGCTCTTTTTAAGCCTGTTGTAGTCTCCTTACCAAAGAAGGTCTGCATATAGTGCTCAAAGGAGTTAAATGTTCCTATATCAGAGACAATAGGCTTTTCTCTTGTTGCACCCCGCAGAGCTTCTCTTATCTTTATCAGAAACTCGCCAGAGTTCTTATAGTGAGTGAGACTCTTAAAGCGGTATTGCTGAGAGGTGTCATAAGCTTCTTTAGCTATAGAGAGTTCATTCATACTGGCAGTGTGATAAGATAGTAGGTATACAGACGGCATTTGCTCATCTATAAATTCTAACTCTTCGATGACGTAAGCGCTCTGGTCTGTCATAATTAATTAAATGATGTGAACTTGAATAGGTGTCTAATATATTAGACACCTATTTCTATAGTAGCAGCTTATTAACAGAAGTGTGTGCAAGCACTATGTTAAAGAAAAAAAGAAGAGTGAAGGGTATATGTTCTTTCATTATTTCTAGGAGACAGTCATGGAGATTAAAGTTATAGACACCACTACAAACAGAAAGGCGGAAGCGTGGGAGCTTGTAAAGACTCCAAAGCACCCAAACGGTGTGGTTTTAGAACGGGAGCGGATACAGTGGAGTTTTCCTACTCCAGAAGGATTTCACTGGACGATTGAGTATATTGACTATGATGCGGGACTGTTTGAAGCTTTCCACCCAACTCTTGGTAGTATTGTAGGACATAAAGATGGAACTATCTCTTTACACCCAACTAGCTCATTAACTGAGCTAGTTAATAGCTTTAACGAGAATGTAGAACTAACAAGAGAGAAGGTAATTATAGAAGGTTAGAATGAGGGGCTTGATGCCCCTTTTCTCTTTAAAAGAAAAAAAGAAGAGTGCAGGGTATTTGTTCCTTAGAGAGTAAGTCATGGAATCTAAAACTATTAAGCTTGTGAATCATAACCTTCAAGCTGAGTTCCTCATTCAAATGAGTGGACAGATGCCGAACGGCTGGTAGCTGAAGGTAAAGAGAACGGGGCTTGGTTCTGGGGCAAGTTGTACAAAGGTCTGGGAGAGTTAAGTCCCCTAGATTGGGAGGGTAGAAGAGCATATATCAGATACCCTCTAGCAACTATACTAAACAGTCAGACCTTAGAGAGTGAATACACCTCTTGGCTGTCAGACATATTAAACGCAGACAGTCTGGTTTTCCAGAAGGGTGAGCCTGTATTTGTCCAAGGCACTGTGGAAGAGATTGTGACTTGAGGAGGTGGAGCTGGCGTGGTGCTGGCTCTTATTTCTTTAGAAAAAAGATAAGTGATTGGTTTATTAAGGAGCCTACGGATGATATTAATCATTGAATGTAAGACTGATGACGAGCCAAAGTATCTGGGATTTGCAAATGAGAGTGCAAGACAGGCGTGGGAGGAACTTAAGAAGGAGTTCCTTGAGGATAATGATGGGTTTAACCACTTTAGGTGTGAGCTGTGGAGTGGAGCTGACGGCGGAGAGTTAAAAGAAGAAGATTCTCTAGTTGGTGTTTACGCTTGATTATGCAGAAGCTTCTTTCTATGAAGGGGAAGTTTTTCTAAGAACAGAAGGAGAAGTGAAGTTGGCAAAGGTAAAAGGGGACGTAATTGTTCTTACGTTCTCCAGTGGAATAGTACGTTATTATTCAGCCATCAAAAATACCTTAGTTAAACTTCCTACAGGAGGAATTATTAACTGTCACTGTGATCCTTTGTTTTTTGCTGACTTATTAGCTAACTTCTTTTCATAAGCTATGACTACAAACCCGTACCGTAAATGTCCCATAGTTGGGGAGTACAATATAGAAGAGGGGTTACATAAGGCTATAAAGCTGAACCCCAGCAAAACCTACTACATCCAGGTGTCTTTAGCAGCCAAGGCGTATCATAACGTCAAGACAGTGGTACAGAGTAAAGTAAGTGGCATGAAAGGTCTTCATGCTACGATAGCTAATCTCAGGCTACAGTACAGTCTGCGCTGGGGGGTTGACCCTGACAGTGTGGAAGTTGTGAAAGGGTGAGCCGCCGTGCTCAACTTGAGCAACGAACAGTTCGTTGGGGCTTTAAGCCCCTTAAAAGAAAAAAAGAAAAGAGTTTGATAACTTATAAGAGTTTGTAATGAGTGAATTGTCTTCACACCTAAATACTTCTTCAAGCTCCAGATGTGAAAGTTTCACATCCGAGCAAGAGCTGGTAAAGCGTGGGCAAGCTTTAAATCTACCAGCAGAGCACTTTATATCTAGACTCCTATTTTGGAGAGAAGAAAAAGGATTCTGGACTACAAAGCAGAGGAGGAGCTTTCTAGAAGCTCTGTTATTAGAGGAACTGTTCACAGATAGCGAAATTAAACCAAACACAGTGGTGAAGGAAACATCAATGGCAAATTTAATCATCTCAATTCCTGAATCAATAGCTTTACTGATTCAGGAAGCATTAGACGACAAAGATAGTCTAGTTATCCAAACTAGAGATTTAAAGCTGGAGCTTACCAAAGAAGGTAAGCTTACAAGCTGTGAGTTTACTAACTTCAAAGTTGAAGAACCTGTAGAGGTTGAAGAGGTTGAAGAGCCTATGCCTACTCCGGTGGTTTACTCACGTCCAAAGCTGGTTAAAGAACTACCAGAAGAAATAAAGGAAGAGATATTTCAACCTTTACATATAGTTCTCTCACCAAGAGAGAACGCGACTCTTAAAACCATAGAACGCCGGGAAGCATTAATAAGATTGATCAGAGAGCGTGGACAAGAAGGACTACAGCAAGTCCAGATTGCACAAGCTCTATCTGAGCAAGGTTTTCCTTGTGCTGCTTCCACTGTGTCTTACGACCTCAACCTTCTTCAAAAGCTGAAAATGGTTACTGTTTATAACAAGCGGGGTTCAGGACGCATTTACAGCGTCGTAGAGAGCGAAACAGAAGCCTACGGGTTTTGAGTAATAGGCAGAGAGTATTAACCTCTCTGCCTTTTTAATTTAAGAAAAAAGAAAAGGGAATGGAACAAGGCCGTGCTAGTAGATAACTGTGGTTTCTTCCACACCCCGAAAGCCGAGCTTTATCCTCACAAAAAGACTGCAGTTTCCCTAAAGCCTACCCAGCTCTGGGAGCAACTGTGGTCTTTTTAAATGAAGAAAAAAGAAAAGGGAATGAGAGACAGACCACAAATCAAACACTCTCAGCAAACTATCAAACCACTAAAAGGAAAACTATCATGCCACGTCCAAACAATAACCAAACAGAATCTCAGTCTCAAGTTACTCGTTCATCTTCTGAGTTAACACCTCAAGAGTTCATTGATATGCTTCAAGAAGGTGGGTCACGCGAACACCTAGCCAAGTTAATGCCGGAGTTCTTCTGGCAGCAAGCTGAACAAGGTGCTAGTCACTTTATCATTCCAACACAAATGATAAAAGATAGATTTTTGAACATCGTCCTAGAGCAGGCAGTAACCGTCAGTCCTCAAGTTGAGGATGAAGATGGTGTATCAAGTGTTGGTGTAGTCAGCACCAAGTTCAGACTCTCTGCTGTTGTTGACCGCACAAGCTTTCAGTTTATTTCACTGTCCAAAGACAATAAGGCAAAGACTAATTTAAAACCAGGTGAAAAAGTTCCTTGGTTAACTGGCTTCCGCTCCCTGTCTCTAGATCTTGGAGACGATGTTGTTGAAGCGGGTCTTTTGACCCAGAAAGAAATTGGTTATCTTCACACTCACGCTGAGTTCTACCAAGAAGTTGGAAATGAGAATTACTCCAAGGACAAGGAGTATACAAACATAAGACCTTACCTTACCAACGTGGATGGTAAGGAGGGCAACTTCCTATTTCTCTGCGACGTTCGTATGCGTCCTCTTTCAGGCGATGAGAAGATTAAGATTGCAGCTGCTTCAATCAACCCAGCAACGGGTCTTCCTTATGAAGAATCTGACTTCGATAAAGAACGGGAGTCTATTGGCATAATTCTAAAAGGCTGGACTCCCGGCGCTTTCAAACTCATTGGTAAAGCCAGTGACACTGTGAGCATTGACTCTCGCAGTGGTGGCTCTATAGAAGCTCCTAGCAAGGTGTCTTCTGGTAACTGGGTTTACAAACGTCCATAGATGATAGAGAGGGGCAAAGCAGCCGCGATGTCCCTCAATCAACAATACAGAAAGCTGAAAAAAATGTCTAAACGTGAAGCCAAGAATGATTTAGCTAGTATTGCCTCAGCGGCGTTAGCAGTAGTAGCAGTCGGTGGTTTTGTAAGTGCTGCTGTAAATAAATCAGAAACCACAGCTTTAGTCAGCACAGCCCCACTGGTTGCTGCTGGAGTGGTACAAGGACAGAAGGAAGATTAATGGAACAGATGTTATTTGAACCATTAACAGCCCTGCTAAAAGTATCTATAGGAGTGCTGACAGCAATGTCTGTCCTCTTACTCAACTACAATCTCAGATACTTTCTGATGTTTCTTGATGACCAGACCTTCTGGTTATATCACTTCTGTGTAGCCACAGCCTGCTTACTGCCAATCATGATAGTGTTTGGTGTCCAAGAGCTGTTCTCTGATTGGGGAAGCTTGCAGGCAGTGATAGTATGCTTGTTCATGATTCCAACGTTAGCTTTATTAATGAGGCAACAACAAGAATGACAGAAACCGAAGAGGAGTCCCAAACAATGACAGATTCTACAAGCAATCAGGTTAAATGGATTCCCATAGATGCTGAGAACTTACCGGAAGGTGTGGTGCTGGCTATCAGTAAAGAGGGGATGATGTACTTGTCCTCCTTAAGGCTTGTTTCAGATGTACCAATCATTAATGAAGATAAAAGCCCTACTTTTGTGGTTGGGGCTGGTTACATACCTCTGGAAGAACTCAGGCAACTGTGGGATGAACAGAACCCAGCAGCTAGGTACTCTAAAGAGAGTCAGGCTTATGAAATCATACTCTGGCACCAAAAAGATGGCGAGCAGGTCTTAAAAGAACCTCTCCACTCTGCTTTAAAAGAGTGTCCTTTAGACTGTACCAAGCTAATAAGATTTATAGCCGAGGGAATGGTTAAGGAAACTTATCAGGAGAAGCGTGCAGAACAGATGATTGCTGACACAGTAGTAATGGATGAGCTTGTTTATTGGCTCAAGGAATATATTGCTGGTCAAGAGTAAATTGAGAGAGGGGCAACCCTCTTTCCTATTAAAACAAAAGGGAGAAAGAGTAATGACAGATATCAAATGGATTCTGGTAGACGCTAACAGTGACCTGCCGGAAGATGAAGTGCTGGCTGTTAAACAGAACTATATCAACGTCAGTAGGTTAAGGCATGATTTATCTGGTGTAACCGTAGAAGATTGTGATGGTAGAGAGATGAGCAGAGTAGAAGCTTATATACCTGTAGACCATCTCAGACAACTATGGGCTACTCAGAATCCAGCAGCCCACTACTCTAGAGAAAGTGTTCCCTGCGAGCTTCTGCAGTGAATTATAGAATCGGAGAGTGACTTAGGTAAAGCCTTACAGGAGATAAGCCCATTAGCCTGTCATACGATAAATGTGCTTGCAGAGCAGATGGTTAGAATCTCCACAATGGTAGCAGAAGCTCCAAGAGACCTCAGCAGAGACTCTGATGATTTCTTACAGGAGTTAATCTACTGGATTAAAGACTACATTACTAATTAGAGAATAGAGGGCGCAGCCGCCCTTTCTTCTTTTATTTATCTTTCTATCTTCTTTATTCTTTCTTTTCTATATAAGCTATGAACTACGACAACATAAATCAACCACCTTACAATAACAGTCCACCAGGGAACTACTGCTGGCTCTGCGGAGGCAAGATTACCTTCAGATACAGTAATAGACCTTATTGGTTATATCCACCTTACAGCTTGAAGCCTGTAGGAATGGTTCATAGAAACTGTGAGGAAGCTGAGGGTGATGAACCACAGAGAGTTTTAAAGTAAGAAAAAAGAAAAGAGCAAGGTAAATAAGCCGCAAGCTTGTTTTCTAATAGTCACATCGCTTATAGTATCGGAGCATAGTATCATGACTGCAGAAAGAATCTTACACAGAGGAACTGTTCAGAGAGTATCTGAAGTTCGAGCCAAGATAGTTATCAAAGCTGTAGGCTCAAAGTTTCCTGAACACCATGTAAGCGGAGTATTGGCTATCCTATTGCGGGCAGAGTGGTTCCGCACGACTGACTCATTAATATACGAAAGAACCCATGAGTTTTGGGACGAGAAGCTAGAGTCAAGCTTCAACAATGTGACTATGGAGCTAGTAGTTCCCTTTGTGAACAAACCAGCTAGCGGTTGCTGGACTGTTCTATTCCCTAATGGTGAGGTAGAGTTATCCACCAGTCCAACTGAACTAACCATTGAGCATGACAATGATGACTTGCTATTTAAGAAGCAGGACGGGGGTGATTACCTTCGTTCTGCTAAACCTGAAGCGGGTGGTCGCATCCTATTCTTTCCTCAAGGTGAAGTTTTACTAGTCTCTATCCTTGAACAACCTGTGAGCAAGGGTATTAGAGTTGATGTACCTATCAAACGTCCTGAACGTCCTAGCTTGGCAGAGTATGAACTTAATCTAAGAGAGTCTACAAAGCTCACCAGCTTAACCTACGTCTAAAGCAATCCTCACTCCTAAATGTGTCCATTTTACTGGACACATTTCCAACAAACTCTTTCATAAACTCTCAAACCCTATCAAACACTTTCAGACTATGATTCAATAATCATTACTGTAAAAGTACCAATGGAAAGAGTGAAGATTGTATGGCTGCTCATCAGCAGCCTTGGGTGTTTAGGGTTAGCTGGGCTCGCTGTCAGTCCTGCAAGTGGAGAGTATCCAGAGTTAAAGTATTCTGTTTATCCAGCTCCAGGGACTTATAGTGTAAAGGCTGAGGTGCGGGGCTTTTGTAGTGTTACCTGTGTAGTTCTGCTGTTTGATGGCAAGAGAATGAGAGTTGAAGACACACGCCAAGCTGTGAAGGTATTAGGTAATGGTACAGCAAGACTATCTGTAGATGGTTATAACCGTCCAACACTTGTAGGTTGGAAGCAATGAAAAACTTCCTACAAGTGTTAGTGTTTGTACTATTAGCAGTCGCAGGGTTAGACTCCTATCGTTCTTTACCTATATCAGCAGCACCAGCCTCACCTTGGAGAAATGAATCTACCGGATTGTATAAAGAAGCAATAGTAACTAGGACAGGTCGTTTTAACGACACTATAATCCTTTCAACTGAAAGAGGGGAAATAGAAGTTAGGGCGGCGTTAGCTATTGGTAGTGAATGGATTGATGTAGTGGTGAACAAAGACCGGGAGTTAGAGCAAAATACCTTGCATAAAGGTGTACGGACTGCTTGCCGAGAGGCAGTTCGCATAAGCCAGTCAGGTGCAAGAGTTGTAGGCTATCAAGAGATTACCGATAGGTTCGGCAAGCCTAATGGAACTTATGAAACTGTGGAGTGTAAGAAATGATTGACCCTTATATCAACTAAGTAGAAAGGATATTAGGCTGCCAGAAAAAAGAATAGAGTAAGGAATTAGTACCACTTTCACCACTATATGAATCTCACTTTAGCTATCGCACTGCTCCTGTTCTTATGGACAACGACTGCCTTAGCAAAATATTCCTTAACCAGTCCTTATATAGCAGGGGCGGCAACTCTCACAATCTCACATTACTTACAAGCCAGTCCACCTGCCAAAGTGATAGCAGTGGTGCTGGCTTACTTATTGGTTTATCTACTTAATGAAGATGTAGACGTTAACCAATTACTAGCACGCGGGGAGGAGTCAGCAGTTGAGTTATCTGGTGCAGGGTGGATGAAAGTAGCAAGAGTGATAACGCTGGTCGCATTCCTCTGGCTTCCAATACCAAAACCACCAGGTTATTTAACTGGAGTAGTAGCCTTGCTAATAGTAGGCTCACTCATATACCTCAATAAAGATGTATGGCATAGAGGCACTTACCTCGGCTTCTTGACACTCACTGCAATGAGTGTAGGAATAGCGGCGGTAGTGTTTTGGTTACTCAAGATGTTCTGGTTAGTAAACACGCCAATGCTTCCCCTACTAGCAGGGTTAGCAATACCTAATCTTATAGACCCGCAGTATCCCGGCAAGAGTCTAGCAGAAAGAGGGATAGACCAACCGCCTGGAGTGAGTTTGGTATTGTATGTGTTTGGTTTAGCCTGGATAACACCGGGCTTATCACTCTCTGCGGCTACTAATGCTCTAATAGCTCCTGGAGTATATAGAGTATTAATAGCTAATCTCGTGAGTGTGGCTTTAGAAGCATGGAATCTGGGATTGATTATCAGAGGTGGGGGTAGTGCAAGCAAAACACCACTTGCTGATTTACTCCTCACTACTAACAAACTTACTCAATCACCAGCCTTAGATGGTCAAGGTTTAGGGTTTTATCCCTTAGTAGCTGTGTTTTTATTAGGAGTGCTACCAGCTATTGTGGTGTACTGGATGTCAACTGAAAGGATAGAACCAGACCCGACTGTAATCATCTTTATAATGATTATTCAAGCCTTCGCCTCTACCGGGCTGATAGCGGTAGTTATCATTCCAGTGGGGCTAGGATTAGCATTATTACAAAGGTCATTAATGCCAGAAGCACCCGAAGTGCGATCGCTGGTGATAATGGCTCCAATGTGGGTTAGTTGAAGAGACTAACCTTTAAATTAAATGAACAAGAAGAAGCAAGAGTATTCAGTCTGGCAGGAAGCTTTGAAGCTAAAGAGTGAAATTAACTCTATAACTAATTTCCACTCCCTACCAGACTCAGACACAGTTTAAACAAAAGAGGATTCTATGCCCAGTAAAGAAGAAAAGCAGTACGTTGTTTGCTGGTTTAATGAAACCACAGGCGCTAGTGGTAAATCAGAAAGTCCAACAACTAAAAGTAACGCAATGAGTTGGGCTACAGCACTAAACAATGAATATAATGGCAAGAATGGTAAAGCAGTAATCATTCATTGGATTACTAACATACACTACATGACTTAAAGCTAACTAGACCATCCAAGCCTGATTCCCAACTGGGAGGGCTGCCCATCGAATGGGCGGTGGTCTTATTGTCCACATACACTACACAGGTACAAGACAGTGGTAATTACTTCGTCAACAACAACTACACGCAGGACTTCTAAAACAAATTATGATTATCAGAGTTATCAGAGATGGAAAGCAACTGGGTGACGTTATACACCGATGCCAGCGGGCTAGGTGGTTATGGTATATATGGAGTTTCTAGCTACGGTAAGCTAGAACGTGGAGGAAAGTGTAGTTATAGAGATTCTATAGCCTGTGAGCTGTTTGCCATAGTCCAGGGCATCAGAGAGTGCGTGGAGAAGTGGAGAAAGATAGAAGGAGTGTTAGTAAGGTCAGACTCTCAACAAGCTCTCAAACTGGCAATTAACGCTGTAGAAGAAAGATTTAGTAGACGTTCAGACCTGAAAGAGATTCAACAGGCTCTGAGAGATACTGTAGGTGATGAGGTAGAGCTGAAAGCAAAGTGGGTGCGCGGGCATCAGAATAGTAATAGCAGCTCAGCTTATCTCAATAGAAAGGTAGACAAACTAGCAGCGGAGTATTCAAGATGAATGATGTAGCAAGCAGAATAACTAAAGCTATCAAGAATGACCAAGAACTGAATCAGAGAAAGTAGTGGATGTGTTTACTTCGTTCAACTGCCCCCCCCCTCTAACAGAGGATGAGTTAGTAGCTTTAGATAGATTAGGTAATGGTAGATTGATTTGTAAACTATCAGAGCTTTAAAGCAGCCGGGAGTTAGGATTTCTAGCTTCTTCTTTTTTCGGTACAGCCGCAATAAACAACCAAATCTCAAAGAAAAAGATTTAAAAAATATTTCCAAAATTCTTTCTACTTCTATAACTATTGTTATATGATAGTTATAGAAGTAGAAAGGACAGCCGCATTACTGCCTTGAGAAAGCAAGTAGCGATAAGTCAGGTTCCTGGTAGCGTCAAGAACCAAACCGAGAGCGATCGCAGTTCAATTCATTTCCTGAGTCTAGTCCCCTTAACATCTCCTGGTCAAATAGATTGGGCATGACAGGTCCTAAAAGATAACAGAAGTGCAGAGAACCTCCCTCAATCTCACAGATACGAACCAAATAGACCGCCCGGTGAAGTCCTTAGTAGCTCACCTTAATTTCTCTTAACCCTACTGCGGTATAAGTGAGTTTTGTTGTGTCTATCCTTATTCTTATCTTTTAATCCTTTTTTCTTGTACTACAGCCGCACTTAACAATTCTTGTCAAAATCTTTATTATTTCTTAACAATATTTCTTTGTTTTACCCCTTGACAGGGTTGTAATAAGGTTGTATACTGGTAATAAGGGAAAGTTTAAGTTGTTATCTCAGTACAGTTGTGAGCTGTGATACAATCAATCCCCCACCTTTTCTGCCTTCATTATTTTGCAATAACTATTCTTACCAATTAACACTTCAAAGTCCCTCGGAGCGCAAGCTCACGAGGGATTCTAATAATTAGGTACTTTAACCCCAACATAGCACCCTTGCAAGCTATATAGCCATTTGTGGGGTGTTTTGTGGTGTTTGTAAGTGGTTAATAATGAGAAAAAAGGTAAGAGTAGAATAAAAGAGTAGGAGCGAGGCGGGCTGTGGGTAAATTATGAAATACCAATGAAACATTATCCTCCTTTAACGCCAGTACCCTATGGAACCGAAAGGTCAGAGGTAGTTCATTTAAAGGTGGACAGGTTAGAGGTAGACAGTGATGAGTTGTATATTTCTTGTGTAATAGGAGGGGCTGGCGCGGAGTATAAGCTGCGTGTGGCTCCATTGTTAGCTTTATTAAAGGAGTAGAAAATAATGAAAGGAACAGAACCAAAGTATAGAGTGTTTAAGACTAACTTAGGAAGATCATTCAGTCTTGCCGACGGAGAGGCAATGACCCTTAATGAGTTTAAGGACTTCTTGTTAAAGATTGAGCCAGAGTTATTTTTAAGAGTTTTAATTATTGAAGGAGTCACAGCTAGTGAGTAACCTATTACTGAGAGGATTTATAGGAAGAGTGCGAGGGCTTGGGCTGCAATACTGGAGTCCTTTAGAGAATAGAACTCATGGCAGTGATTATGTATATGAGTGGTGGCATGAAAGGAGAAAGTTGACTTTATATAGAGGGGACGAGGGAGTTACTTATATAAAGGTTTGGGGAGCGGGTGAGATGGAAGATGGAGTTTGCAAAGAGGTAGCAGAGCTGGTGAAGTTGTGGAATTGGTTATTAGGTTTGTGAGAGAGTTAGAAGAATGGTAGTTTACTTAAAGCATGATCGATACATAGGAGAAGCTAGTGAAGAAGAAGGGAAGTGGGTAGGAAAAGTAATAGGTTGTTCGCCTGATGGTGTTGTAGTGTTTAAAGGACAAACAGAGGAGGAGCTAAGGAAAAACTTTATAACAGAAGTTGAAAAATATTTAGCTTTTGCAAACAACAATGCGGCGAGTTATAACAACAATCCCTTATTGAAGAAAAAAAGATAAGAGCAAGGTAAAAAGAGTGGCGTTAAATTAGCATTGTGGTGTGAACAGAAAGAGTCAAGGGTCAAAGACTTAATAGAGAATGGACAAGGTTCAAAGATAGAAGGTTATCTTACAAGAAAAGAGCATACCTTTGTTGACCAACTATTTCTAACTGTAGGTCAATATCACCGTGTAGATGCGGGGGAGATTCGCGTCGAGAGTCTTCTGGCTTTGTTAGAGCAAGACTGTGAAAAGTACAAAGAGTTTGTAGTTTGGGCTCTTCTACTAGAAAGAGCAACAGTTAATAGGTTTATAAACACTTTATCAGCCCAGAACGTTATTAGACAGCTAGAAGACTACCAAACAGAAACTATAGAGGTGTGAGATGTTTTTATAAGACCTCGCGGTAAGCGTAAAACTCAGCGGCTTTAGCCCTGAGAGTGTCAATTAATGCTGACTTCTACAGACTAAAAGGGTTCACTACTAAGCAAGAGGTCATATCAAGAATTAAAGAGTTCTTAGCTAGAGAGCAATGACATACTCCACACACTCACTCTTAAGAGCGAGATGCGAAACTTCTGCTGTTTCTTATTAAATCCAGAACTACAAGAGCTAGTAATAGCTCAAAAAGAAAAGAGTAAGGCAAAATCACAAAGGAGACTAGTTATGGCAAAAGATAAAGAAGAAAAACCACAAAAGAAAGACTCAGATAGTCCTCCGATTAAACCACCCCCAAACCGACGGTAGTGGTCTGTAAGTGCTTAACAATAAACCAACCCACATTATGACTAAACAGTTTGTAATTTGTAAGAATGACTCCCCAATGTTTTCTTTACCTTTAGGGACAAGTGAAGAATTTGCAGAACAATTACTGCAGAAGATAAAAAGAGAGCAAGGTGAAGGTCTTAACTGGTTATCTATCTACTGGCGTTTAAGAGAAGTAGATTTGTTAGACATCGAAAAAGCGGCTTTAAACATCTACTCAGTTGGTTATAGTGACCCTTCATCTGCTTATAGCAGTACACCTATAGAAACGATAGTGTCTGCATACTCTAAAGAACAAGCCTTAGAACTAGCTTTAAAAGAAGAGGGCTGGGTGGTAGCTAACGAAGATTTTCCTAGTTTAGCGTGTGAAGAAACTCAAAAGTTTTTACCAGATTTGCTGGAAGTAAAAGAGTTAGACATCAAAGAGCCGCAGGTATTTTGTCACGTTAGAGAGTAAAACCATGAAAACAACAACAGACTTTTTTGATGCTATTCTTGCCGAGCGTGATCGCCAGATAAAAAAGTTTGGTAGTAAAGGTGAGAGCCTTAACGCAACTGCGTGGCTAACTATTCTTGGTGAAGAGTTTGGTGAAGTAGCCAGAGCAGTGAGAGAAGGAGATTCAGACAACTATGCAGAAGAGTTAATTCAAGTCGCGACTGTGGCTTTAGCAGCTTTAGAAGATTACTACCAAAGACAGCCTTTACAGAGTGTAGAAGATATCTCTAAGCCTATTTTCTATAAAGGAAAGGTGGAAAGGTGTGTAGATGGTGATTATCGTGTGGCTACTGAACTTGAGCGGGACAGGGTTTACAGGTTTTCTTTAGACTCAGCATCTTTACCGCTTAAGTATATTGGCTTGTTTGCTTACCAACATTGGTTTTCTCTTCTTAATGGGTTAGAAGAGAAGCTTTTTGTGCTTGAACAAGACATTACTAGAAGATTAAACAACGGCATCTTATGGGTTAGAGATTAAATGGACATTGAAGACGTAATAATGCTTGCTGAACAGAGTAAGTCCCACCGTGACCAAATAGACACTCTTGAAGCCGTTATCAATCTCATGTGGGACTATCTAAAGATTAGACTTGATAACCAAGAGCAAGTTGAAGAGGTCATTCAGAGTTTAGCAAACCTAGTAGAAAGTAAACTACCAGACTAATGAGTAATTTAACAGACGTATACAGCTTAGACTTACCAGCATGGGCGAAGCGGTATATAAGTAGTATGCCAGTTTTAGCTAGACGTGCTGGTATAGATACTTGGAAGGCTTACTCAAACAAGCCTTAACAGTACCTGCTCAAGAAAGAACAAATCAACAGCAAGACGCACTAAAAGCAGCTTTACTAAACTGCGCGTTAGTTGATATTGACAGCGTTGGTATTAATGAGTTCAAAGATTCAGCTTATGTATCAATCATTGAAAAAGTTCTATGAATAATCTAATCATTCTGAGCGGACCAAAAGGAAGCGGTAAGTCCACTTGTGGTAGATTTCTTATGAAGAACTACGGCTATCACCAGATGAGCTTTGCCAGCCGTCTAAAGGACATTGTGGCTTGGGTATATGATTTACCAAGGGACAGGTTAGATGGGCTGACAGAAGAAGATAGAGCATGGAGGGAGTATCCACATCCTGACTTGAGAACAGGCCGGGAGTACCATAAAGATGCTGTTATCTCTGGATTCAGAAATACACATGAGTATTTGTGGACTGCTAAGTTACCAACAGTTCTAGAAATGATTTATGGCTACCAAAAGCCTAATAATGTTCCAAACTATAAGTTTAATGGCTTAAGCTATTTACAAGCTGTAGGACTGGTTAGTTCACTGTTACAGAAGTACATCTACCCTTACGATCTATCTCCTCGCCAAGCTCTTCAAATCTTAGGAACAGAAGTATTCAGGTCTATCCATCCTGATACCTGGTGTTTAGCCTTGCAAGTGCAGATAGAAGAGTTAAGAAAGCAAGACCCTAACTGTAAAATTGTAGTTACAGATGGTCGCTTTGAGAATGAAGCTTTATGGGCTCGGCAGCAAGGCGCTTTGCTGATTTATGTAGATAGAGCAATTGAAGCTGCCGACGCTCATGCTAGTGAAGATACAGCAAGGTTTAAAGAGTTAGCTGATATTGTTTTGTTAAATGAGCGGGGGCTAGATGAACTAGAAGATAGTTTGTTAGCCTTGGTAGCTTGTAGTAAGGAGATACGCAGCGAACAGTTCGTCAAGGTTTGAAATAATGGAAGAAGAATACTACCCAAAAACTAAGACAGAAGTTGTACTAAAAGCTTTTCAGCTTATTGAAAAGACTCTTGAGCTTAATAACTTTCATTTAGTCCATCCGGGAACTTGGTTTTTTAGTGAAAGCGATGACTCTGTGGGTATAAAGTTTGAGTACCATCCAGACAACTTTCATATTCTGCCGAATACAACCGCTTGATTAGGCTATGAAGAAGGTAAGAAGATAAGGCTAGAAGCAAAAAACCTTGAGTTAATAGCCGCCGTGTTAGATAACTTGATGTTTCTTATTACTTAATAGGAGAGGTTGTTTAAATGCTAGACCCTAATAGAACAGTAACTAACACCTGCAAAAAGCTAAATGCAGACTTTTCTCTTACTTACAACAACGCCGAGGCAAAGTGGGTAGCATCTATCTACAAAGTCGGTGGTCAAATAATTGCCAGTGCTACCGCTGAGAACCCGGAAGAGGTGCTGTGGTCGCTTATGAAATCAATAGAATAAAAATGCTTCCAATTCAAGAAATAGTAGTCCTCTGTGAGGCTCTGAACGCTAAGAGCAGGATTAAAATGGGAGAGCAGTGTTGGACTCATGAATTTTTTCTAATTTATGAGTCTAAAGAAAAGCAGTGGAGAGCCGTCATTACTAACTACATTATTCAGGTAGATGGTGAGATTAATGGCAGCTATGAAGTTGCTGAGGCTGCTGCTGAGAGTCTAAAAGAAGCGATCGCAGAACTAATGAAATCAAAAGAAATAGAGAGGAGATTAAATGGTCAACATCACAGCACTAAACAGTGCAACAAAGTACCCTTCCATCCTGTCATACCATAAGCATGGGCAGAAAGGGCTATTGACAGAGGAACTAAACGTAACTCCTCCAGCTAATAAGAATCCTATGCAGAGTGTTCTATACTCCACAGAAAAGGTGGATGGCTGTAACTCTAGGATTAGCCTCTTTATGCACAATAACAAGTGGAGATACGTAATAGGAAGCAGAGAGGAGTTGTTGTATAGCAAGGGAGATTTCTTACAGGTGTACACCCAAAATATTGTAGAAACTCTAAAACCTCTAGCAGAAGAACTATGTAGTAAAGCCTTTAATTATCTAGAGGATATGATTACCACTCTCTACTTTGAAGTCTATGGAGAGTCCACACAACCTAACTTTAAAAATTACTCTACTGGAGAAGTTGGTTACAGGTTGTTTGATATATCAAGGGTTTCCTTGTCTAGACTAGACGATAGTTTGCCTGCTATAGCCTCTTGGAGAGATAATGGTGGGCAAGAGTTCTTTAATTGTGTGTTCTTAGAGGCATTTGCAGAAAGTAATTACTTAGACTTGGTACCAATGCTAAATAAGAGTCAGCCAGTAGTTTTACCAACCGGAATAGAAGAAACCTACAACTTTCTGAAGAGATTGATTGACTCTACGCAGTGCAAACTGTCAAAGGAAGCAACAGGAAATCCAGAAGGTATTATTGTGAGAAATGGCGATCGCTCATTCATCACCAAGATAAGATTTGAGGACTATGAAAGACATTTTAGAAAGTTAGGGCAGCTAAAATGAGCATAAAAATAACACCAGTTCATGAAAACTTTGTAGTTTCTATAACAAATCAGGTATGGTTTCCTGGTAGATACACTAGCCTTTGAGAATAGTAGTAAAAACAGAAGAAAACATTAAAGCTGCTTAATAGAGTAGCAATAGTAGCATGGAATTTCAAGATTACACACCACAAGCGTTAAGAACTCTCTCTCCTAACTTTTATGGAGATACAGTAAAAGCCTCAGCCTTAGCAGAACTTATCCTAATGCTCCGAGCAGCAGAAGAAAAAATTACTAAGCTGAAAAGAGCTTTATTCTATGGTAAGCCTCAAGAGGAGTTAACTGCTTCGGAAGAAGAATATAAAGTTACAGAAACTTACCCAATGGTATATGGTAAGCAAGGCTTCGATACTTTGCATAGCTTGTTAGGTATTGTTGGTGAGTCAATAGAAGCTTTGTTAGGTTTTATTGATGAAACAGGAGAGCTTAACGAGTTTGAGGAAACTGGAGACTTACTATGGTTTCTAGCTCTCTTCACTTCCACAAGAGGTGTAGATGTTAACAGAGCTATGGAGGCTAATATTGCTAAACTTCGTGCTCGTTACCCTGATAAGTTTGATAGTGACTTGAGTGTGAACCGTGATTTAGACTCAGAGGCAGAAGCTATGCAAGAAGTCTTAGCTGTGTGAAGATCAAGTGAAGTGTGGTGTGAGTAAGCCTACAAGGTAATCTTGTAGGCTTTTAAAATGGAGGTTTAGATGATTACAGGAACAAACAGTTCGTTACAGACAGAGTTAAAGTACAAATCTGTAGAAGACATAAGACAAGCTTTAGGGCTTTTAGAACCTTGGGACTACATTGTTAAGGTAGTAAAAGACGTACTAGATAATAATAAGCTCACTACTTATCAAAAAGCTGATTGGATAAAAAATAGCAGAGGGTTTGGTTCTACTACAGAGATTCTGTTAGCAGCTTTATTTGCGGCTCAAGAGTATAAAGTATGTCTTGAGGGGTTCAACGCCCAGAAGAGTGAATTATTAGCTGTCAGAGCAAGAAAGATGGCAGTTGAGTTAGGAATTAACCCAGATAACATTCTTGCTGCTCCTTTGAAGCTAGAGAAAGGCACAGTAGTGTGCGGAATCACAACTTATTATGATAGGTTTAGAAATTCATAGCAAGCTGTGGTATAGTAAAAAAAAGATGTAGTATGTAGCTCAAAGGTGGAGCGGCTGCTTGTGGCGCAGCAGGTTGAGAGTTCAAGTCTCTTCATGCTACCTTTGCTGGTGTAGCATAATGGCAGTGCAATCCTCTTGTAAAGGAAAGACATAGGTTCAAATCCTATTACCAGCTTCAAGCTCTCTTAGCTCAATTGGACAGAGCAATTCCCTTCTAAGGAATCGGTTGGTGATTCGAGTTCACCAGAGGGCACTTAAAATAATAAGAAAAAAGAATAGAGAAAGAATAAAAATAAAAACTTTATGCTGCTTAACCAATGGAAACAGTTTACTGAAGAGCAAGTTAGACAAGTTTATCCTCTAAACCAAGTTGAGACAACCTTCGCTGGCGAATTAATAGCTGAAGGAGACGTACATCAAGAGTTTACTTCTTTTGACCCTTCCTTAGTAACAGATAGTTACTCTCTTGGTGATGCTTATTTTATAGCTACAGGCGGAGTGGCTAGTCATACAGATGATGAGTTCTCACAGTATGCTTATCACTTGGTTCTGATCAATACAGGTCTAATAGCTAAAGGTGTTGACCAGGAAAACAACTTTAATCCCCAAGAGGCTGGAACAATTATTATCTTAAACAACTGCGAGTGGCATCACTGCGTAAGAGACTCAAGAATTGGAACCTCAGAAGAACCTATATGGGTGTCTATTTGCTTTGATAGTGATGATGAACTGCCGCAGGTAGTAGTTACTAAAATATTTGAGGAGTTTTTGAAAGGTGAAAAAGACAGTTAATACCATACCAGAACTAGTAGAAACTTTAGAAGGGATGGCTTTACAGTACCTTTCTGACTTAGACGCAGTTTATCTTGAAGCAGATACAGAAACTGACTGGCTGTGCTTGGATACTCTTGAAAAGTTAGGGAAGGTAGAAAAGCTATGTGAGGGCAGATACACCTGGTCTAAATCTTCAGAATATTATGGTTCAAACTCTACTTTAGACTCGGATAAGTTCTTAGTTATAGAGCTACCAGCAGCAGTTACTAAACAAGAAGTAGTGACAGCTTTAGTAAATATGTCTAAAGAGTATCTAACTTACAGCAATATCCGGTAAGCGTAAAGCTCAGTGTCTTTAGACCTGAGAGTGTCAAGGAAGTGAAAGTTGGATGACTCACGACTTCATGAGTGCTGGGGAACAAACTCTTAAAGTTCTTGAAGCTCTTGGTCTTGTAAGTACAGAAGATGACATAACGTATAAGTGGGTTAGTAATGACGCAAATAGCTAATGAACGTTGGATAGACTTCTCAACCAGAATGGCAAAAGCTTGTTATGTAGATAGTGAAGAACCTAGTCTTGAGTGGATTTTGGATAGCTTAGATTGCATATTCACAGAGATAAAAGATGACTTATCTCTTTACACAAGCTGGGATGAAACTGAACCTTACGCAGAAGACCACAAGTATTTTGACTCTAGAAATAAGCCCTTGCTATTGAGCAGTTTAATCTCTGAAGGTATAGAGAATGAGATATACGCCAGAATCCATAGACACTCTACAGAAAAAGAGTTAAAGGTGCTAGAGAAGTTATGGGAGCAGCGTGGCAAGGACAAACGGCTTGAAGCCTATGATAACCTCAGAAACCAAATAGTTGAAAGGTGGTCTTCACCTGTGCATTGCTGTTTGAGAGCGGGCATAGATGTGGCTAAAAGTCCTTCTGCTGGTGTGGTAGGGTTTGTTGTTGGTGACTTAAAGAAGATGTATCCAGAGGGCATCCCAGATTGGATATGCAGCAGATGGATTGATAAAAGAACTGGATTGCAAGCAGACTTAAACGCTTTACCAGATGATTGGGATATTGTTCTTTAACTATAAGGGCTTAAATGATGATTGATTACATTAGGGCTAACCTAAAGCCAAAAGGTGCAGAAGGACTAAACTTCTCTCTTTATCAGTGGAATATAAGGGCTGTATAACTACAGACTAAACAACGCAAGAAAGTAGAAATAATGATAACTAACACATTCAAAATTGGCATAAACCCAAAGATTCTAGATAAAGCTAGAAACTTCTTTAACTCAACAACAGAAGACATTCTTAATGAGCTACTACAAAACTCACGCAGAGCTGGAGCTACTAAAGTTAAGGTTTTTAAAAGTATCAATGCCAACACAGTTTCTATTGAAGATAACGGTGTAGGAATCTTTTCTAAAGGTGTTGCTATCAACCTTGGGGGTAGTGAGTGGTCTTCTGAGACTCAAGAAAGAGAAGACCCCGCAGGTTGTGGGTTGTTCTCACTAGCTAACTTAGCTAGTGTAATAGAATCACATGGAAAGAAAGTCCGATTAGATGCTGAGGCTTTTAGTGGTGCTAAAGAGGTAGAAGTTGAGAAGTCAGACTTTTCAAGAGGTACTAGAATCACATTCAGAAACACTGAAGAAGAATTTTACTTTAAGTGCGAGCTAGAGAGAGCCTGTAAGTTCTATCCTGTTCAAGTAGAGTATAATGGCGCGGAGTTAAACAAACCCAAAGACTTTCTAGAAGATGCTGTTTATGAAGAAGAGTGGGAAGGATTAAAGATTGGTATTTTGAAACTTCATCAAAGGTACACCTCAGAGTTTAAACTAAACTTTTACGGTTTGGAGATTAACTGCCACGACCTAAGAAGACCTAGTTTTAGTAGAGCATTAGGTCAAGATGACTTGTTTGTGAGAGTAGATATTGTTGATTGCCCTAAGCTACAACTAGTCTTGCCTAGCAGAAAAGAAGTTGTGTCCAATGACTTCTTACCGTTACTCTTTCAACAATGCAAAAAAGTTGTCTTTAACTACATAAAGAACTATTGCGACGACGGTGGTAGTCATACTTTAAGATATGAGTTATGGTTAGAAGCCAAAGAGTCTTTTAGTATAGAACTACCAGAAGCGGAGCAGAAGCTCATTAAGTGGTATCCAGAGACTCATGACTATCATAATGAGTTTAGCAGCGAAGAGGTAAGCGTAGTAGCTACCAATGCAGTAGTATACAACGTTGTCCAAGAAGGGTATGAAGAGCATACTCTGCACCATGCTTTAGAAAATAATTCTGAACAGATAACTTTAGTATCTCAAAACACTGACTATAAAGGATATCAGTGGTACGAGAGTCTTGCGAGGCTAGAAGAAGTAAAAGCTGAATTTACTTATGGTAATAACAAGCTGTCACTAGAAGAGTTGCTGGACGATTACAAAGATAGACCGGACTCTACAGAGCTGGAACTGTTAATAGAACAGGATGACGTGCAAGGAACTTTAACTCTTCTCACAGACCTTGTTTTGGCTCGTGAGGAGTATTGCTGTGATCTCGATGAGGTTGTAGTAATATTAACCAAAGATAGCAAAATCAAGGTGGAGGAGCTGGTTGATATCTTAACCTTATGCTTCTTTAGTCCAAGTGATGATAGAGACTGTGATAGCTACGATACTCAAGCAGAGTATTTCAGTGGTGAGGTATGGTCTTTAGCCCGCAGTCTGCTTTTATCACAAGAAGAGGCTGTTCAAGCCAGAATACAAGAAGCTGTAGAGAACAGTATAAGCTGGCTTGTACCTTCAGGAAACACAGCTGTAATTAAAGTGCAGCGGGGTGTTGTTACAGTCGAGCTAACAGAAGAAGCTACAAATTCAGTAAAAGAGAGCTAGGAGCTATGTCTATTAAGTTTGAGGATTGCACCTTCTCTACAAAATGGTGCTCAGCAAGCCAAGAATATATTGCTACGTGCAGACAGTTTCCAAACTTATCTTGGCTTGATCCAGTTGAGTCTGAAGCTCTGGAGAGCATCAAAGCCTTAGTGAGAGAAGCTCTGGAAGAGATGAGTATTTGACTACAGTAGGTGGTATTGTGAGCACAAAGAAAAGGAGCAAACTACTTACATTTCAGGAACTTTGTAATCTGCCTAATAATACTCTCGTAATCTTAGAGAAAACAGACGCTCAGGGCAGGATTATTACTTTTGATCTTAGTCTCAAACTTGCTACTAAAGTTAACTACTTTGACGAACAGGAAGTAACTATAGCCCATACAACTCCTTTTGAGAATAAACATAGCTGGCAGTTGCCTAGTAATGTAACCAGTCCTGCACCAGGAGCAGTGTGGATTATAACTGAAGACAGATACGATGTTGCTGATAGCTTAAACACTTGGAAATGTTACTTACCAGAGGTCGGTGGATGACCCCTTTTCAGAAATACTCAGCATCTGGCGCTGGTGGTCAGTGCGTCAGAGACCACTGGATGCGCTTTGATAGCCTGCCAGATGACATTCAGGAAGTAATACTGTCTTTGCTAATTACTTCCTTTGGTGACGGCTTGGAGCCTATAGCTGCTAGAGTAAAGCTTGCAAAGTTAAAAGATATGACTGATGAAGAGATAGTTCAAGTCTTTGAGAATAATGACCAACAAACATAAAGTAAAAGAGCTTGCTTTTGACTTACAGCAAGCCTACTACAAAGCTTTTCAAGAACATTTAATGACTGAACCTCTCAGTCTGAAAACGTTAGGCTGTTTCCTACACGAAGCAGAAGGTGAAATTTTCTGTTTAGAAGATAGTAAAATTGCCAAAACAGTTTTTTACAAAGTCCATCCTTCTAACCTTCGTGACTTTCTGCAAAAGCATCAAGGTTTGAGTGATTATGAGCAGCGTGATTATGTGCAGCGCACTCCTACACTATCTATAAAAAGCGTAGTTGAAGGAGACTCAGTTATCAGAGTTATGCTTTGCTCATCAACTCCTCAGCTTGATGATTTGACCTTAGTTATGCTTGATGCTGCACTAGAGTTTATGCCGGCTAGAAAGAGATTTAGTCAAGTAACACTAGAAAAGCTCTCTGCTGCTGGCTATAAATCTATCATTCCTACTCTTTGGACTAAATCCTTTTACAGCCAATCAGAAGTTGGTAAGTTTGAAGACTACAGAATAAGCTTCGATTTAATAAACAACACCTTCTTTCAAGCTAGAGTGTGTTTTGATAGCTCTTCGGGAAGTAAGTCTGACTGGGTAAACCACTATGCTGATACCATTGAAGAGCTAGAAGAGAAGGTCAGGCATCTGTACCTTACCTCTTCATATCGCACTCCTTCGCAGTTGTACGTTAAATCCTGGGAGAATAAACTACTACTATTAGATGAGTAACATCATGAGTATAAGAGAAGAATGACCAACCAAATAACCGAAGAGAAGATTCTAGCCGCTGGCTATAAAGAGTTTCAAGTCTCAAGCATTGATAAATGTACAAAGAACTAGAGCAAACAGTTCTACACATACTCTAGATGGGAAGATATTAAACTCTACCAAATAGTCATAGAGTATTGGAACTTTGAGCAATACTCCAGTCCGCCTGCTATGTTCAATGCCAAAGTTTGCTTTGAGTATCCTAATGACTCTACAGCTTGGATAACTTACCGTGCCAACACGATAGAAGATATTGAACAGTTCTTTAATAACTTGTTTCATAGTACAAAGGCGATTGCTTATGACAAACGCCATAACTAGCCAACAAACTTACTTTGATTATTACAAAGATTTAGGTAATCCTGAAAAACAAGAGCTAATAAATGAGTTTCATAAAGTTTTTAGGATGCCTTCTTTGTGTAAAAGAGGTTGGGGTGCTCTAGATGCAGTATTAGTCACAGATGACTGTTATAACTCTTGGAATAGACAAAGAATCAAGGAACAGACAATGAAAGAACAAGCAGAACAGCCAATAGAACCTCTAGAAGTGCAGTCTCTAGTTAATATCTCAACTGCCCATATTAACCCTAAAGACCTTCAACTTCTTGAAGAGGCAACAAACAGCCATCCTTGGTTTATGTTTGTTGCTAAAGGCGATGAGGAAGCAGGCTATATCTTCTACACTACTTACTGCTCAGAAGACCCTATTACCCTGTCTAAAATCCAACAAGAGTTAATAGTCAAAGGTCACACCCATGTCTTGATTAATCTGTGGAACTGGGCTATCAGCCGCAAGTATGACTATGTACGGCTGACTAGCTGGGGTGCAGAAGTACCAGAGTTGCCTACATTTGATTGGGAGTAACTCTGGCTTTCTTCTAAACAGCTTTCCAAGCTGCAAACTCATCCCCCGGAATGATTGTTGTATCAAATTTATCCCTACCCATTGCCCTGCAAATACGCATAAAGTCGTTGTAATGAGTAGTTGAGTATCTACCCACACAACAACCCGCTGATTGAAGACCAACTAACTCAGGAGCAGCACCCGGAGTTTTACTGGTAGTATGTTGATTTATCCCGAACATACCTTTGAATGTTTTATCGTTAGTCCGAAAACCGTCCTTGTTTAAGTCTCTATGTCCTACAACTTCATCACATTGAACAAGGGCTAACTGACCTTTGTGATCTCCAATCTGCCAGCAGTCCTCATAGTTACCAAAAGCAATCCTAAACGCTCCATTGTCGTTTAAAGGATTGCTAGTGTAATATCTACCTGGTTCTGTGGTAGCCTCACAGCTTAAAAGAACCTCCCCGTCGTTTCTGATAATACAGCGGGCATCATCCCATCGGTCAAGCTCACCTTTGATAGGCTCCCAGGTGTCAGCATTTACATCTTCAAGGTAAACAATGTTGAGAGCTAGTATGCGATAGTTCTTGGAGCGCATATACTCAATTACTTTCTTACCGTCAATAGCCATAAGTTTAAAAGTAGAGATTAACTACTACAAACTTACAGGAAATTTGTGATACTCTCTTTAGCAAGAATCATAACACCCTATTAGGGATAGCCTTACAGACAGTAAGGTTTTAACTAAAAAAGAGAGACTCTATGACTATCACAAACCATTCACCAATTAATCCTCCCTACACTCTTGTACTTCTATACAGGAAGTTTTATAGAGCTGATAGTAAGTACAACCCTTCAACACAATCTGTTCTAAAACCAGTCATTACAGCTAGAGAAACAGTTAAGTACGCTTCGTTAAAAGACACAGAAGAACTTGTAACTGCTGTAGCTGGAGCAATAGAGAAAGACATGAGAGCTGGTGCTAAGGTTAAAGCAGTAGTAAGCTGGGTAATGAAGAAACTTGGTCAAGCAGTTGAGCAGGGTGTTCAGGCAGTCAAGGCAATCGCAGTCAATCCTCAAGAAAGGTCAATAGGCGAGCCTCTACTAAACCCTCCTAAAACTACTTGGCAAGAACTTCGCAGAGCACTTAAAAAACCTATTATTCAACACTAATTATGGCACTCATCGCTCATCCAGTTGTTTTACCAGACCAACAGAAACATACCCTACTCACAGCCTGGGCTACTACCTGCGCCCAGAACCTTACAAAACTTCTATCAGAAGAAGGCTTCGTCCGCGCTGAGTTCTTCTTTACTAAAGTTCTCTCCCTCCGCCCAGGAGTGGCTTATGTACATAGTGTGAATGATAAACAAACTATCTCCCAATTGAAACTCGGTAACTCCTTCACCGTAGTCTCTGGTCTGCGCCCCAGCAGCCATCCTATCCAACAAGAACTCTGGTTAGGTATCAAATGGGAAATACAAGCAGAACCTAAAGAACTCTGGGTTATAACTCTCAATAAAGAACAACTCACCGCGCCTTGGGTTTTGTTATCTCCAGTAAAAGTAGTAAAAGAAGAAAAGCAAATAGAAAAAGCCGCAACACAGTTAGAAAAAGCTGCAGAGCAAATAGAGCAAGCTGAAAGTAAAGTAGCCTCTCCTACAGTAAAGAAACCCAGAAAAAAGAAAGTAACAGAAGAACCTCAACTTAGTGAAGTAAAGTAAGAAAAAAGAAAAGAGTAAGGAACTAAAAGAAAAACTAATGATACAACCAGGCACTTATAAGCATTACAAAGGCAACCTCTACCAGGTTATAGGCGTAGCTAAAGAAGCTGATGAAGATGAAATGCGAGTAGTTTACATTCCGCTTTACCCCAGCCCCTACCCTTTGTTTACCAGAAGTCCAGAGCAATTTAATGAAAGCGTGGAGGTTGATGGTAAACTTGTTAAGAGGTTTGAGAGAGTAGGTCAATGAACATACATCATAGACTTAGAGAAACTACAGAAAAGCTTCTTGAGTTGATGGAGCAAGAAGTAGCTAATGAGTTAAACAAAGACGTGGAGAGGCTGGCTTCTTTCTTTAGAAAGTCTCAGCCTCTACTAAAAAGAGGTGAGTTTCTTACAGTTGATTGCCAGCCTAGTTGGTTTCCAAAAGACTTTGACTTGTTAAACTGGGTTATTTTACCCAGAGATGAATCTAAAATCACCGTCTGCCTTCAAAAGAGCGTCTTTGAGTCACTAGAGTTATTTACTCTTGAATGGCGCCCTGTTATCTTTGTTTATGAGAAGAGTCTTCTACTATCTCTAGATAGAGTTTCTAAAACTTGTAAGGTTGAAAGTGGTAAAGAAGGTGCAAGGCTAGAATTTGGTAAGCCAGTAGAGTTTAATATCAAACCCTTTATAGACCAGATTATTTCTCAAGACCGACTGGGAGGAGTAGTGTGAAGCCTACCTGGATTTACGAGCATGGTGTATTCAATGACGAACAGTTCGTTGCTGCTTTAAGAAGACATAACTTAGAGGTTCTAGAGTTTGATAAGAACTTTATGCTTCGTAATGACTTTACTCCTAAACTCAAAGCAGCAAAGTTTGATAAAGTTCCAACCTATAGAGGAAGCTTTAGAAGCTGTAGAGCAATGGGTTTAGACCAGCAGGTGGGAATTGATGACTGGTCAAACTATAACTGCTCGACTTGGCTCACCCACTTCGGAAATCATGCTTTAAACAGTAAATATCTAATCCTATCTTTATCAGAGCTGTGGCGGCGCAGAGCTGAGATTCTTGATTACTTCCAGTCTCAAGGAGAACTGTTTATCAGACCTGACAGCGGCTTAAAGCAGTTCCACGGCGGAGTAATTAACCTTACAGACTATCGGTGCCTTGAACAGCTTTGTATTTATCTCAGACAGAGTAAAGACTTTAAGGTTCTGGTGGCTCCAAGGCAAGAGATAGTCAATGAATGGCGCTGCTTTATGTATGGTGATAAGTTTGTCACTGGCAGCCACTATAGCCTAGATTACAGAGAAGTTTGGCCTATTCGTCAACATTCTTCTGGTTTAATAGCAGAAGTAGAAAAGATAGTTAAGTCTGCTAAATGGTACCCTTCTGCTATGTGGAGTATAGACATCTGCACTACCAGTAGAATGGAAGGAAACTCTGAGTTAAAAGTTGCAGAGCTTGGTTCTTACCATTGCGCCGGGGTTTATGCTTCTGACTTAGATAAGTACATTGAAGCAGCTAATGACTTTGCAATTAAGTATAACAAGGAGATAGAGAATGACTAATGACAAAGGTAAAGAAGAAATGTCCCTGGAGTACATTCAGGAGACCTTAAGTGAGATAGAAGAAGAAGACACTGAAACTGCCCACATAATTGAAGATGACCTCTACAAGGAGTTTCTGGAATACATAGCTAATGGTGGTACTGATAACTTAGTGGAGAAAGCAAAGTTAATTCTGACTTCTCAAGAATTATTAACTGAAAGATGGTACGCCTAACTAACAATGAAGACGACAATTAAAAACTTAATAGCTTTCCCAGTAGCCGCACTAATAGTAAGCTCTATTAGCTACTTGCTGTGGCTTAGTCTTTTTACCAACTTAAACAAGGTTTTACTAAATGTTAGATGAAGAGAACTTGATAGACATTTTATTGTCTCTAGTAGCAATCCTTGCTATTTTGGCATACACATACGTAGTCTGCTTGCTCAACTTACCCTGAAGAGAGAAATTATGAGTTTTGTAATCTTAAGAGTGTTAGTAATATTTCTCCTTCTAGCTCTGTCAGTTGCCTTGACTGTAATAAAGGAGTCAGAACCTTGAGAACTAAGGAAGAAGCTGCTGTGCTGCTCTCAGGGCATGGCTGGAATCAACAAGAGATTAATAAGGTATTACAATGTCAAACTCTACCTGTCAGAACAGACCACAGACCACCAAGCAAACCAATCCCACCCTTAAACTTGGAAACTACCAAGTGCCCACAAGCTGGGAGCATTTCTTTTGTGATAGAGAGAAAGTAGAAAGCTATGGTGACTTAGGACTGATAATAGGGGGATGAGAAACTTACTAGACCACTACGACAGCCCTGGTTGGTTTGTAACCCACTTACCAAGTTACATAACTCTTGATGGAGTAGTAGGAGAACCATGCAGCGGGGCTGGCAACCTCTCTTCTATCCTTCCTCACTTCAAGAACGTTACTAAGGTCTGGACTAATGACATAAATACTAACCTTAAAGCTGACTCACACTATGATGCTGCTAACTCTAGAAGTTGGTTAGAGTTTCCAGAGACAGATTGGGTAGTTACAAACCCACCCTTTAACCAAGCTTTCGAGATCCTCAAGAACGCCTTTTTCTTTGCCAAGAAGGGCGTTGTTTTCTTTGTTAGGCACTCTTTTACAGAACCTACAGAAGAGCGTGGTAAATGGCTTTACAACAACCCCTGCTGGGGTAACTTGGTTTATCCCAGATTCAAGTTTGTTCAGAAAGAGAATGGTAACTGGCAAACTGACAGTGCACCAAATATGGCTGAGAGATAAGCAGCCTAAGCTTGGCTTGCTAACCATTCCTAGTAGCAAGATTGTTGGGTTTTATAGCGACCCAGCTAAAGAACCAGGACTAGACCAACACTTAATTAACTTACAAATAGAAGAAGGAAAAGCAGATTATGCTAACAACAGCCGGCGTAGAAGCCCTATTAAAAGTTAAAGAACAAAAGCTTGCAGACCCCGACTCTCTAGTAATGCACACTTATTTAGACCATTTTGGAGCAACTTGCATAGGTGGTCAGTTAATACTTAATAAGTATGGTATGCAGAGACTTAAAGAAGCTGAACAGATTGACTTTGAGTGTCATAAGCTGGCAGGCTCTATTGTGGGAATACCATTTGAAGGAGACCCTGATAATCAAAGGATAACTGATTCTCTATTTCATAGACTTTACTGGGATAAAGACTTATATAATAGATGGCAAAACTCTACTACCGCAAATGAAAGAGCTCAAATAGTAGCTGAAGTAATTAACAGATTCATAGCTAAAAACTACCAAGAGGAAGGCTAAAAACTACCAAGAGGAAGAACTACAAAATGCTGACTAAAGAAGGTGTAGAAGCGTTATTGCAAGTTAAAGCTCAAAAACTAGCTGAACCTGAAAGCTTAAATATGGGAGTTTGGATTCAAACAGAATGTGACACTCCCTGTGGAACTGTTTCTTGTATAGCAGGTCAGTTGATAATTAATAAGTTTATTGAGGAGAATAGTGCAGACTCTAACCTAAACGACTTAGCATTAGAAGCCTATGCATCTCAAGCTGCTTCTAAAATCTTAGGTTTTACAGATGATGAGTGGAACATTACCGAGGATCTGTTTCATAGAAATTACTGGCCAGTAGACTTACATAATGCCTATGCAAGAGCAGCAGAAAATAGTAAAGAAAGAGCTGAGATTCTTGGTCAAGTAATAGATCAATTTATTAAGGCACATTACAAACCGGAAGAGAAGACAAAAAATGCCTAACGTAGAAGCATTGTTGAAGGTAGTAGAGATTTTAGAAGCTACTCCAGATGAGTTAATTGACCTTAGTAGCTGGACTTGCTTAACAACTGCTTGTGCTATTGGTCACGCCGCCCAACACCCTTGGTTTATTGAAAGAGGGTTTAAACTAAGTCCGAGTGGAAGCCCCATGCTATGCTTAGATGGAGAGCAGTTCTTTTATTGGGACGCAGTAGAACAGTTCTTTAGTTTAAAAAGAACTGAAGACCAATTAAGTAAAGTTGCGTTAACTCCTAGTCATAAGAGAGGAGGTATACCCCCTGCTTTTTGGTTATTTAATGTCTGCTGTTATGTAGAAATAAATGAAGATGATCTCTTCGACCTCCAGCAGCAAGTTGGTATAAAACAGCAAGTAATTAACAGAATTAAAGAGTTTGTACGTGAACTTTGAAGAACTTGGTGGAGCTTTTGTCGGTTAAGCTAAAAGTGATAGCAGACCTGAATCCATCAAAAGAGCAAGTTAACAACAAGTGTAGTAAGTAGCAAATTTAGGAGAGTAGTAGCTCTCCTGTAAGAAAAAAGAAAAGGGAAAGAGAATTTAAAATAAACTAAATATGCAAATAGCACAACAAGAACGAACTATCCTGTCTAACCTTAGACCTGAAGACCAGTCAGAGTTTGACCTGCCAACTGATGGTACAGCTAAAAAGATTATTCAAGACATATTGATAAGAAAGCAATATGCAAATCCTTTAAAAGCTGCTTGCAGGGAGGCTCTACAAAACGCACTAGACGCTAACAAAGAAGCACGAAATCAGCATCTACCTATTACTATCACATTACCAACAGAAGACGAACCTTTACTAATTTTTGAAGATTGTGGTGTAGGTATTGGTGCTGAAAGGTTCGATAAGGTTTACAAGAGATGGGGTGAGTCTACTAAAAGAGAAGATAATACCCAAATGGGTGGATTTGGTGTTGGTAGATTTAGTGCGCTGGCGATCGCCCCTCAAGTAGCTATAACAAGTGTATGCGATAGCATAAAGTATAGCCATGTTCTTTACAGGAATGAAAAAGGTAATTGTGCCGCTGCTACTTTAGATACTCAGCCAACAAATGAACCAAATGGCACAAAGCTAAGCATTCCTATTCAAGAAGAGGATATATTCAAAGTTATTGATTATATCAGAGAACTTACTATGTGGGTGCAGCAACCCATTGTGTTCAAACAAGGGTATGGATATTTTCAAGACACTAAAGCTTGGAAATTTACAGGAGTAGCTAAAAAGCTTCAAGGAGATATTGATTTACCTTGGTATTTTAATAACGCCGGAACTTCTTATCTAAAAGTCACAGTTTTAATAGGAGACCTACCTTACTTAATCACAGGACAAAAAGTAAAAGGTTTGTTAACTAAGTTTGACTTAGAGGTAACGGCTAACAGTAAAATCTTTAGTAGCCTAATAATCAGAATACCTGTAGGGTCAGTGGAACTTACTTCTAATAGAGAAAACATAGAAGACACAGACAAGAACCTAAATAAGCTGAAGGCTCTTGTGTGGTCAGTAATAACAGATGTTGAAACCAAACTTTCTGAGTTGGTAACGCTACCTTCTCTAAGGAGTTGCTTAAAAGCTTTTTATAGCGACTACCCTTTTTCTAATTTTGAGAGGCAGGGAGTGTCTCTTACAAAATGCTCTTTTTTTGCCAGTAGTGCTAAAAATATTTGGTTGACCACAGACCTGTTTTCATCTTGCTTTCTAACTTGGGGAGCTTTTTATGACTCTATATACAGTCAAATCACCAAAGAATTTTGGGCAAACCTTCCACAAGGAGATTCACCGACTATTCATGGTTCAAATCATTCACTTAAACATCTCTTAGATTGCGCTTGGGTTGTTTATCCTAAAGGAATGTCAAAAGACAAAGTGAGAAAACTGGCTAACGTAGAGTCTAATAAACACATATTAGCGATTAGAGCAGAAGAAGAGCCTGAAGACTATGTAAAAAGACATAGACTCCTATCTTTAATGGACGACGTTATCACTGTAAACTTTGAGAAAAAGAAAACTTCTAGTTTAACACCTAAGAAAGCTAGTCTAAAAAGTTTAGTTAAGTCAGGAGGCGCAAGAACTCTCTCTTTAACAGATGAGAGCATCCACAACATTTATGAAGCTACAGAAAAAGTAGAGGATCTTCCAGATTCAGGAGTGTACATCAAGACTGAAGAAGCTAAATATACTTTCCAGCGTTGCCATCTTCCTCCCTCTCTGTCCAAAAAAGATTTGTTTTTTGTGAGTAACACTATAGCTGAAGAGCTAAGAAAAGACTCTAACTGGATTAACTTTAGAGACTACTGCAGTACAGAGTTTGACCGGCTTACAGATTACTATAAGCTAGGGCTAGAGTTAATTAACTACACAATAGACCAAGATTGGTTTAATAAGACTTTTTTGTTTGGAGATAAAAGAGCCTCAAGTGCGCTGGCTGAAATATTGTTAGCTTCTTCTATTAAAAGAGAAGATATTTTAGTTCTTATAGAGCTATTAAACAAACCAGATGAAGGTAATTGGCTGGCTGATATATCTTGTTCTAGGTTTCTAATAATCAATTCCCATCCAGCAGAGGGATTCTGTTTGTTAGAGCAAAAAGAGGTATTTGAGCCTCTCTCAGAAAGAACAGAGAAAAGAGAAAGGCTACAAAATCTATCTTGGAGGTTAGAAGGCACTGCTGACCACACTAACAACTACTTTCAAGGTTATCAATGGACTAACATACCTATCTTCAAGAAGCTAGTAGAGAAGTACCCTTTATTAACTTACATACTCAGATACTACACTTTCAACAAGTCTCGGTACTCTGCTGAGTTACCAAAAGAGCAACAAGCATTGTTACCAGAAATTATAAAATACATAAAGGACTGTGACGCATGAAGTACCTAATTAGCGATAACTTAATTACTGTTTTCTCAAATGGTCAAACACGCTTGATTTCCAACTTAGGCAATTCTTACTTTGACTTGATTAAATCAAAGTTGTTAAGTAATCAAGAATTTAGCGAGTCTTGGATTTCTACAGACAACTACCTCCAAGAAACAACAGGAGGAGCATTCCGCTATCAATCAGGAGAGTATTTCTACAACGATGAAGTTATCCCTACCAGTATCGGTACAAGAGTCAGAAAGCTTCAAGATGATGGCATTCCTTATCAACCTCTTGTAAACTTCTGGAACAAACTAAAAAGCCATCCAGATGAGAGCGTGAGAGTTGGTTTAGCTGAAAGAGCTGGTAGTCAAACCATACCCCTAACCTGGGATGGTGACTTAGTATTGTACACCCGTGCTAGTTGGTTGCCTTCTACTTTAGAGGAAACATTCGATAGAGCTAACCCTTTAGCTTTTAGACCTTCTCGTGATACCGACTGGAGTGGTAACTTTGAGCCTGGGAAGCTTGTTCAATCTAGTGGTGATAGTTTCTTACCTTGTGGGGACTTTGACTGGATTAATGGCGCTTGCCCTGACCAAGGAGGTATTTATGATATCCAAGTTCAACCTTGTCATGTTGTTAGCTTAGAACAAACAGCAAGATACGCCCGCTCGGCTAATTTAGCAGTATCTCAATTTAGATATCTATCTCAACTGCAGGAGCGTTCATCTGCACCCGAGAAGGTTTGTTTCATTAATGTTGAGACAAACAATCTTGGAGAGCGTCTAGTAGTGCGTCGTCCTTATAGCGGTGAATCATTAAGAGCTTATTTGACCACTCTGTTACCCGGAAGTAATAAGATGAGTGAGAGCCAGCCTGTAAGAGTACCTGTACGCGGCGGCTGTTAGTAAATTAAACGGTTAGTCTGTAAAAGGGCTAACCAATCAACTCAACAATTAAGAAATTTATGAACTATTACACAAAGGTATACTTTCAGCTAGACTTACTAAGTGAAGAGAACCGCAAGGAGTTTGAGTCAGTTCTAAATGGGTATGATGCTTTACAGTCTGAACTAAACTTAGTTGGTGTTCAGCTAAAAAGACTGACAGAGGTTTCTACCCATGCAATTTATAGCAAGATTATTGAGTTGTATGAGCAAGAAACTCTAACTAAATTCTCCTACTCTGAAGCTTCTATAATGTTGTTTCACCAGGCCGGATATCCTTCTGAAACCCTAGTTTGTTCACACGGTAGCCCTCATAGTCCTACTGTTCTAGTATTTGACTATGACGAGACAGTGCCTGTAGGATTAGATATTCTTCTTCAGTACGCGGTAAAAACCTACAATATTCCTCCTTTTGGATTCTGTTATAGCAATACTGCTGACAGAGCTACAACAGGTGCTTATGGTGGTGGAGCGTGTTGGATTACTAAAGATAGTATTGAGTGGTTAGACGCTCATAACTGGTTAAAGAAAAAGGCAAAACAATAATGCGCAACGACAGAATATATGAACACCCTTCCTTTGGGATTATCTCTATAGCCAGACAAGGCTGTAATAAGTCTAATTGCTTCATGGCAGAAGAATTAGAGTTAGGTGGGCATATACAGGTAAGAGTTGACACAGCTCACTTAACTAGAAGATTAAGTAGAAACTATGTTCACCCGGACAAAGGCGTTATTTCTCTTAGACTTTCTTATCACCAGTTTGCTGAGTTAATAACCAACCTAAATAATGGAACTGGTACGCCCTGTACGTTAGAGTGGATAACACCAGCAGGAAAAGGAGAAGTTGAAAGATACTGCCCTCCTCCTCCACCCAGAACAGAATTTGAATCAGAGTTAAAGAATACTCTAGCTGATGGCTTAGAAGCCTTAGAAGAGCTAAAGAAGGCTATTGAGGAACTATCTTCTAAAGGTAAAGCAGGCAAAGGAGACCTGACTGAGCTAAGAAAAAAGGCAGAAACAGTTAGTAGGCATCTAACTGACACAGCTCCTTGGGTCGAGAAGTCTTTCCAAGAAGCAATGGATGCCACAATATCGCGCAGCAAGATAGAAGCTTCGGCTTGGATGGATGACCAGGTTAGAGCTTTAGGTTTAAAAGCAATCGCTCAAACTAACCGATTAGAGATTGAAGGAAACAATGGTACAGATAAATCAGCAGGTGAGCTGGAGGAGTAAAAAACACTCTGTAGAAAGAATAGGTATTGTCAGAGCAGTTGTAAATGCTGGTGAAGACCCTTTACAACTGCTCTATAGTTTGTATAGTCCTTATATAGCTAACTATCGGAAGTTCAAGCCTGAGAGGTCTTCACAACAGAGATTCTTAATAGAAGTAACAAGAACTAATAGAAGAAGCAATACTCCTGTTAGCTATTGGTACTGTTGTAGAGTCTCTTCCATAACCGCACAGAATAGGAGTAGTGAGACAAATGGCTTATAAAAGTCACAGAAGTGAGATGGTAGGCCATCCACGCAACTTTCAACAGTTTAAACAAAAGTATCCTACTCTGCTTAAAAAGTTAAAGTATTGGGCTAGTAGAAGAAGAAGATTTAATGATGCACAAGCTGAAGTTAACACCTATATTCATGAGTTGGTACTAAGCCGGACTGATGACTTTGCGGAGGCTAAACCTTACCTCGAAATATGGAATAAGTGTTTATCAGCTAGAGAGAAGCAAGAACTGTGGAAAGTCATTCCTTACAGATTTCCAAAAGCTGAGTTCTTAAACTACAATGACAGCTTTCTAGAGCGTGACTGGTATAACGCAGGCTACTCTGTTCTTACAGAGGAGGTAGAAGATGAGTATTACTACAAAGAGGTCTTTCAGGGCATTACTACAGTTAACAGCTATCAAGCTACAGTGCTTAACGCTGAAAGAATGTTGATAGTTGATGTGGACATAGCGGGAAAAGCTGATGGCTATTCTGAAGCTGTAGTTAGTGAAAAACAAGCTCTAGGAGCTCTTAGAGCATGGCAGGCTGAAAATGGCGGAGACTTCAGAGTCTATAGAACTGCTGGAGGTCTTCGGTATATTGAGACTTCAAAAGAGTGGTCGCCATCAAGCCCAAAAACTAAAGTGCTGATGACTAATCTCTATGCTGACCCTAAATACTCCCTGCTATGTAGAAGCCAAGAAACCTTTAGAGCTCGACTCACTCCTAAGCCTTGGAGATATTCAGATTGGGATATTTACTCCCATGATGAGGAAGAAGCTGAAGACGTTGCGGTTTGTAAGCTAATAGGAGTCGTAGGTGAAAAGAAGGTTGATGACTGTTTCAAAGACTTGATTAAGCTACACGATCGCACAACTAAGGCTTTCAGCAAAGACTTAGACCTAGTGTAAGCTACAACAAGATAAAAAGAGGAAGCAGAAAAAATCTTCCTCTTTTATTTTTTTATTTTCTTTTTATCTTTTTTATCTCATGCTCACACCTAATCAATTACAGCTTCAGCTTGGTCAGGGTTATAGCTGCGAGTGGCTTAATAAACCTGTACCAAAATGCAAAATAAAAGTTTCAACTCCATTTACGTTACCAGATGGCACAGTGATAGATGTTTATGTAAACCCAATAAGCAAGCTAAAAAACGAAGGTGTTGTTTTAACAGACTTGGGTGAAACTGCAGGTTGGCTTTGGGTAACTAACTCAGAAGATATTGAGGAAACCGAATACTCTCCGGCTATATGGACAGAAGTAATGCCAAAGCACCTACACTTACCTGATAGTGGAGTACCCTCTTCTGAAGAGCTACATATAGCAATACCAATGTTTGTAGATAAAATACAAGGCTTTGTTAGCCTTGTGCTAGGAAAACTGGAAGAAAAAAGAAAAGAGAATGAGAACTAAATGTAGAGTATGTGGCAGCTATGCTATAAACCCTGGACATTGTGGCAGACCTTTAGGTGAAAGTCTTTCTCTATGCGACGTTTGTTACTGGAGAGAGCAGTATGACAACCTAAAGATGAAGTTTGATTTACTAGTAGAAAGCAATAAACATGACTAACAGACATATCAAGTTTGGAGACCTCTACTTGAACGAACAGTTCGTTACTGTTAAGTCTCGGGTAGAAAGCAAGGTCAGAGCGGCAGTAAACCACATTTGGTTAGTAGACCGCAGCGGTTCTATGAGTAGAGAACTGCCAAGACTAATTGACGACCTCAAGACAAGCCATAGAGAGTTAAACACACAAGACACTTTATCTTTTGGATACTTTAGCTCGGAAGGAATGTACCGCTTTGTCTTTAAAGGCTTGAAGCTGACGACAGAAGAAGACCACAACAAGCTGGATCAGGAGCTAAACAAGTACAAACAATCCTTGTCTCTCACTTGCTTCTCTGAGATTCTACAAGACTCTTTAAATGTTATTGAGGAGTTGTCATGGATTAGTACAAACTTTGCGCTGTGGTTGTTCACAGACGGCTATCCAGTAGTAAATAACTATAAAAAGGAAGTAGAGAGCATCAGCTCTGCTTTATCAAAGTTGGAGTCTAGACTCACTTCCGCGCAGTTTATTGGTTATGGTGACTACTACAACAAAGAATTATTAGCACAAATGGCTGCTGAAGTTGGTGGGGAGTTACGCCACTGTTCAGACCAACAAGACTATGGGCGTGCAATGACTGACTTTATAGAAGGGATGCCTACTGTAAAGAAAGTTAATGTTGAGCTTGATGGTATGGGTGAGATTTTAAACGTCTTTACTCTTCACAGTGGCATCTGTAGTTATGAGCAAGCCTTTGGGGAAGTATTAGTCTCTCCGCCTAGCGTAGGGGACACTTTCTCTGTTTACTTCATTAGTAATGATGTAGCTGGTGACTCTAAGAAAGTAGTTATCAATGACTTGAAGTTTAATGACCCAGATTATCATTCATTAATTGATGGTGCTTTAGCAGGGGCTGTAGTTCTCAACCAAAGAATGAAGACTGCTGACGCGATCGCTCTTTCATCTGCAATTGGTAATAAGTTTCTATTCGAGGGACTTAATAGAGCTTTTACTGCACAAGAGCATGGAGAGTTTGAGAATCAAGTAGCTAACATTTTCAAACCAATACCTCCGCTTAACTCAATTGGCTATCCTAACCCTGTTCGTAACAGATATCCATTTGGCTACCAAGCAAATCCCCAGCCAGATAAAAATGTTTTTTGTGTTTTGGACTTGTTAGATAAGCTGCTAGAACATAATGCTTCTTTCTTACCTTCTCATCCTGACTTTAAGTACAAGCGTACAGGTAGAAAGACAGTAACGGCAGAAGGATATCCAGAGTTCCAGCCCATCCAAGGAGCAAGTTCTGATATTGCGGGCTTGACTTGGAATAGCTCAAAGTTGAGTCTGTCAGCTTTGGTTAGGATACCGGGCATTGTTTATCTGCCAGATGCAGATGAAGTAGGGCTTACAGCCGCTATAAGCACCTATACCTGGAGAAACTACACAATCATTAAAGATGGTCATCTGTGGACTTCAAGACTGCCATTAGCATTATCAGATGAAGCTATCTCTGACATCTTCAACCAAGAACCCTTTAACCAAGAGCTAGAGAATTGGGGTACTTATATAACAACGCGCTCCAGGAGAGAAGGAGTAGCAGAACTATATAAACTACCTCTCATCAATCAAGCGATCGCCGAATCAGCAAGACAACTTGGTGCAGGTCAAACTCTAGCTAACTTAGCAGTAGAGGATGAAGTTCTGGGAGCCAAGCTAAAGGTTTATAAATATCTTCTGGCTGAAGTAACACCAGAACAAGTTTCCTTTGAAGGTTACACAAAAGAGCAGACAGCGTTCCTGCAGTCTAAAGGTATAACTAAGAATGGATTTGCACCACCAACAGTTAAGGAAGATGTAACAGATCAATACCAAGTGAAGACCTTTGAGCTAAAAGTAGCAGGCTGGAGTTCTTTACCCAAAGTTGAGAAAGCTGTTGAGGCTCTGGAAGAAACTCACACTCTTAAAGCTGGAACTCCTCTTACAGCAATGGTACATACTTTAATCTACTTCAAAACTTGCATAGAGAACTGTAAGGATGAAGTTATTAAAGGCTGGCTGGAGTGCCAGATAGAAGTAGTTAAGAAACGTCAGCGTGAACTGCGATCGCAAGTACAGCGCAGTAAGTTCTCAGTTATCCTTGGTAAACAATGGTTCCCGGAGTTTGACAGCCGCGATAACTGTACTCTACAAGGTCAGTTTGATGGAGTTCAAGCAAAGGTTTCTTTTGTACTAGGTGAAACAACAGTCAAGATTTAATGAAATGGGGAGTTAAGCTACCCTAAACAATTATGAACATTACAAACCTTGCTAGAAGTCTTTTGGGAGTCAGAGAGCTTCTTAAACTAACAGAGAAAGTAAATAGTCTTTCTTCAAGACTTGAGCAGACAGTAGACTTAATGTGTTCTCTAAATAGATATGAGAAGCAGTTAGAAGAGCATCAACAAAAAATAAAGCATCTTGAGGATCTCTTAGAAGAAGAAGACAGAATAATCAGAGCAATAGCCGCCAGCATAACTAAAGAGCAGATTCATGAGATAGCCGATCGCTTTGGTGATAGAAATCTTAGGAAGTTAGTGGACACTCTAGTAGCAGAGTATGGCAGACAGTTAACCATGAAGATTCGTGAGCCTCTTGAGGATGCAGTTCGCGGTCAAGTAGACGGCTGGATGCGTGACTGGATGCGAATAGAAAGAAACTCATTAGATAAAGCTGAGAAGTCTTTTAGTTTAACAGGAGTATTGAATGAAGAAGATAAATAACTATGTAGCCTTATCCTGGCGTTACGGAGTTCTATGGTCTCAGGAGGAGGATACTTACGCAGGAGCATATTTCTATCTTCAAGCAGGGCTGGATGCAGAAACACTATATCCAGAAGGTATCTATAACAGAACTACTAATATCTTAGAAAGATACAGCACATCAAGAAATACTTGCTTTGAGGACACAAAACCTAACTTAACTTTGTTGAGAAAGGAACTGGGTATAGAAGTAGACCCAATCATAACAGAGCTGGCTATGTAAGAAAAAAAAGAAAAGAGAAAGCAGGAAGGAGAAGAGTAGTATGTACTATCTAATCAAAAATCAAGGAATCAAGAAGCTGAAAGACAAGGTTTCGGAGCTAGAGTTGTATGGTGACTGTTCTGGTAACAGTTATGGTGCTACATTTCTAGTATTTACAGACTACAGCATAGTAGAAGAAACTGATTGTGTAGAATTAAGCCCATCTTTATTAGAGCAGTTAAGACTTCTAAAGGCTTATCTAACTTTAAGGATAAAACATTGGTTTAGTAAGCTAGATCCAAGCTATCAAGAGCCGTTTTAGTAAGCTCAAAGTAAGAGAAACGAAAAGAAAAGAAAAGAGAAAGAGGGGGGGTCTTATGACTCCCCAAACTATTTAATTAACAGAAAGGAAAAGAATTATGTATTTACCCAGTCAAAAAGAACTTTTAACAACTTTAGAAGAGCGTTTAGACTTGTACACTCAGCAAGTTATTCATTACGCCAAGAATGATTTGTGGACAGAAGAATCCTTAAAACAACTCAAAGAAGCTATCTTGCTAAGTTTGAAAGCACTACAGCTAATAACTTTAAGTCTGATCACAGTTTGTATTGGAGCTGTCTACTTTCCATTACTTTTATCTAACATAGCTACACACTTTGTAGAGAATAAAGTTAATCCAGAGATAGTAGAAGAAAGTAAGCTCAATAAAGAGTTTATCCAGTTAGAACTTGATTTTGGCAGCCTAGAATCTACTACGATGGTGACTAACGCAAAATCTAATGTAAAAGCTTTAAGATCAGCAGACGTAGAGGAACAGTCATCAAAAGCTGTTGTTATTCCACCAGCCCCACTTACTATTATAGAGATTCTTCAGACTCCTATTAATGTTTTATGGCAGAATATCAGTGAAACAGTTGTTAGTAAAGTGAAGACACTTAAGAAAATACAGCTTGACACTCCCAGGTCTAAAGACACGGGGATTCTACATTCACAAGAGGCAATGCTAACCGAGGTAGATACTTCTCTAGTACAGCTACCAAGTCTTCCAGATTAAGTTACAATATTCACATTCAACAATCAATCTTCTTTATGACAACCTTAACAATCACTCGCGCCCTCAAAGAACTCAAAACTTTAGGCGATCGCATCACAAAACTCACTTCTGAGTCTACTTTTGTCTTCTTAATGGAAAAGCCAGGTCAGCTGCCAGTAGGCTACCGAAGCCAAGAAGAGTTAGAAAAAGCTATTAAGAGCAGTTACCAGGCTATTAACGACCTTATTGACTATCGTGAGAAAATCAAGCAAGCAATAGTTAACAGTAACGGCGCAACCAAAGTTACTATTGCTGGTAAGGAGTACACTGTAGCCGCTGCTATTGAGACTAAACAGTCTATCCTGTACCGACTACAGCTTGGTAAAGTAATGCAGCAGCAGCTGAAGAAAGTAGAATCTACCGTGACTTCCCTAAATAACAGAGTTTCTGATAGGTTAGATGACTTAATCAAGTCTACCTTTCAAGGAAAGACTGATATAGCAGAGTCAGACTATAAAGCCGTTGCTACACCTTTTTTAGAACGTAATCAAGCTACTGCTATAGATCCGCTCAACTTGGTTACTTTAATCAATAAACTTCATGATGACGTAGAGGCTTTTATGAATAATGTAGATGACATTATCTCAGTTAGTAACTCCACAACCACAATCGAAGTTTAGGTGTTATAATTACAGTGCTGTCATAGCGAATAACTTAAATCAGAGAACCCTCTAGCTGGGGCAAAGGCTAACCAACACTCGGCGAAGTGTACATAAAGCGTATCGTTCTTTAGTGGTCAGTGAACCATCCGAAGAAAAGACTTCAAAGCTCAACCTTCAAAGTTCAACTTTCAATCCTAAAAGCTCAAAGTTCTTATTTATCAAAGCTCAACCATTAAGGGTCAACGCTCGATAAAACCCTAGAACAAGGTCTTATACGTTATTCTCAGAACGATAGTTAACCTCTAGGCTGTTACGCCAGCACCTAAAAGCCTCTTAAATCATTGATTTAAGAGGCTTTTAGCTTATAACATTCCATTAATCTTCAACTAGTGAGAAAATAGGGATAGACCAATAGTTAGCCGCACTTCAGCGGATGTAGAACTCAATTGACAGAAATGTTTGAATCCCTTCTATTAGCAGTTACTCTCAAGTGGCATACACCTTTAATAGACTTTAAGCAAGAAGAAGAAGAAGAAGTCAGTATACAACCAGTTAAACAAGAAAGACGTATCAACCCAGCGGGGTTAAAACTGGTTAAACACTTTGAAGGTTTGTACCTAAGACCTTACTTATGTCCATCAGGTGTAAAAAGTATTGGGTGGGGTCATACAGGTAAAACCGCAAGGCAAGGTAGAGCTATTACAGTAGAGAAAGCAGAGCTACTGCTACAGCAAGATATGAAAGAATTTGAGGCTGTAGTTAGTAAATATGTAAAGGTTCCTCTTACTGATAACCAGTTTAGTGCTCTAGTATCTTTCACTTTTAATACAGGAGACGGAGCTTTTCAAAGGTCTTCTTTACTGAAGAAGCTGAACAGAGGAGATTATGCCGGGGCGGCGGACGAGCTGCCAAAATGGAGAAGAGGTAGAAGAGGGATTTTAAAGGGGCTAGTCCTAAGAAGAAAAGCTGAGCAGGACTTGTTCAAGTCTGAATAAAAAAAGACGAGAGAGAGCGAAAGAAAGAAATTAAAATAAGCCAGAACAGATGATACCAAACGGAAATGTTATATGGGAGGGAGCTTCATTAATTAATGGAGCTTCTATTATTTTGCTGGTAACAGGTACAACTAGACCCTCAGCTAATCGCAAGACAGGTTGGATGTTACAGACTTGGATTTTACCAAAAGATATTCATCCTACAGAAGCTATTAGGAGTGGAGCAGATGAGTCAGTATGTGGTAGCTGTCCTCTAAGGGGAGATAAAGGTAAAGGAAGAATCTGTTATGTTAACCACATGACTATAGGACAGGTGTACAAGGCTTATAAGGAAGATAAGTATCCTTTAATTAAAACTTCTTACAAGTTAAATGGTAGAGATTTAAGAATAGCCGCTTATGGAGAAGCTACTGCAGTTCCCTTTGAAATATGGGAGGCATTACTAAAAGTGACAAGAATCAAAACAGGGTACACTCACAGATGGAGAGATTGTGACTCTAGATGGAGACAACATATACAAGCTTCAGTAGAAAGTGTAAGACTAAAAACAGAAGCAAACTCAAGAGGGTGGAAGACCTTTAGAGTTAAACAAAAACATGAACCTGTACTGCCGGATGAAACCTACTGCCCAGCAGATAGTAGTAACTATGCCATAACTTGTCAAGATTGTGGTAAGTGTAATGGTAGGTTTGGCAATATAGTAGTTGACGTTCATGGTATAGGAGCAAAAAACTTTCAACCCAATTAACTTAGCAAAAAAACGACGAACAGTTCGTTGAGTTAAGAAAGGTTTTTTGCACACATAATAGCTCTTACATTCCATAGAGTAAATGCTTGCTTTTGTCGTTTATCATCAATCTTTTCAAGTAGGCATATAACTTAACTTTTAACTATAATAGTCAAGCAATCTAGTAAAAAGTAGCACTTATGCTTGTTTCTTTAGATAATCAGAAATCTTCTCTACCCCCAACTCAAGTTATTAGTAGATGGATAGTTGAGGGAGTTTTAACATTAACAGAGAAAGAAGCTGAGGTATTTTTAGAGTATTATGTTCTACCGCAATTAGCAGAAAATAAATTAACTCCAGAAGATGTTAAAGTATTAACAAATTCATATAGTAGTATTGGGTACAATTTTAACCTGCTTTCACGCGTAGCTAACGTAGTAAGCTGTATTTAAACACCCCCTGTCATTAAGCTGTAATTGTATACACCTTACAATAAATTTTATTTTTAGGTTTCAAAATAACAAAATAGAAGTTATAATCTAGAGACCTAAAAATAAAACAGGAAGGCTGTATGTTAAATAACGGTTCTTTAATTTTAACTAATGAGTTTCTAGAAATAGAAGAAACAGCTTCAGAAGAGCTTAAAACAATTGCCACTGAAGTTTTAGAAATAAGTTCTTCTTGGAGAAGACAAAGCCAGACAGTAGCGGTTGAGATTGGTGGAAAGCTTAAAGTAGCTAGAGAGATATTCATGAAGAATAACAAAGGCAAACTTTGGCAAAGATGGGTTGAGACAGAGTTAGTAGGTGAAATATCTCATGACACAGCCAATAATCTTATAAACCTCTATAACTTAGTTTTAGAGCATGGTGAAGAGCATTCAAAAGGAATATCTAGATTAAGCTTAAGTGCTTTGTATAACACAGCCAGAACAACTGTAGAGCCTGAAGTAAAAGAAGAAATACTTAAACTAGCAGCTGCATCTAAAGAACCCCCAACAAGAGAAGAAATAACTGACTTAATAAAAGTATACAGAAAGATAAAACTAGCCGAGGCTGGAGTAAACCCACAAGTCATAGATGTTTTAGCAGAAAGTAGTGTAGCAGAGGACGCAAAGGAACTAAGGAACCTTTCTAAACTGAGTGCTAAAAGACAAATAGAAGTAGCAAATCTTTTAGTAACAGATACTAACTCTGGCTTTAAGAGCACAAAAGAAGCTTTATTATCTATAAAAAAAGAAAAAGAAAAGACACAAGATGAGGAAATACAAAAAGAAAAGGCTGCTCTTTCTACTGGAGGAATGAAGTCAAAAGTTTATAAAGGTTTAGCACCAACAGCTTTGAATAAAGTACCTTATGAGTCTGTTGACGTAGCAGTAGTAGAAGCTCCTATGAGATATAGCTTTATAAAAGATGAAGAGGAAGGTTTTATCAAACTATGCGGTCAGTTGGGTAATATAATCAAGCCTGGTGGTTTTGGTTTGATAACAATAGGACATAAAGCAGCTATGTTTTGTGGCCCAATTATAGAAGCCGGCGGGCTGACTCCTTTACACCTATTAGTTCTGCGCCGTCATACAGGTCGCAGTCGTAGTATTGTCGGCATAAACATCACGTGTGCCTCTGTTATTATTGCGTTAGTCTATAAGCCGCCTTACTACGCCCCTAGAAAGATGATTGTGGACTTACAGACTTTAGATAAAGAAGTAGAGGAGAACCAAGCCCCAGAATTAGTAGAAGGATATGATGAAATAGAAAACGGCATGGAAGAGTGTTTAAACAGATTTCTTACACCAATTGTAGAAGTTAATAACACAGTAATGCACTGCGTTTATGGTTCAGCAAAGGAACATTTTGGTATCAGAGAAGCATTAAAGAATATAGCCTCTAATTGTGGAGCATCAAAATTCTTAGAGGTAGGTTGAACACAAGGCAACAAAACTGTTAGTATAAGCCTAACTACTAAAACTAACAGCGTATGAAGACAGACAAGAAGAAAACGACAGTATTACAGGATATAAGAATAGAAGAACCAAACGGCAGAGAAGAAGATTGCCTTGGTGCTTTTTTACGAGCTATAGGAAGGTATAAACTGCTAACCGCTGAGGAGGAAAAGTCTTTAGGCAGGATTGTAAGAAAGGCTATGGGTTTAGCAGAACAACACCCTCAACTAAAATTAAATCTCGCTAAACCCATAGCTACTTTACAGCAAGCAGAAACAATAGGAATAAGCTTACAAGAGTTAAATACTATATTAAAAAGAGCTAGTAACGCTAGAAAAAAACTTATAGAAGCTAATTTAAGATTAGTAGTAGTTTTAGCAAAAGGATACGCCAGAAAACAAGAAGAGTCTCTAATAGACTTAGTGCAAGAAGGTTCTGTAGGGTTGAATAGAGCCGCCGAGAAGTTCGACCCAGACAAGGGTTTTAAGTTTTCTACCTATGCTTCTTGCTGGATTAGACAAGCTATAACTAGGTCTATAACTCAACAGAGTAGAACTATAAGACTGCCTGTAATGGTTCACGAACAGGTTAATAAGCTAAAAAGAATAACTAAAGTATTAACAGAACAAAGCGGCTGCACTCCTAAAGTGGCACAGTTAGCCGAAGTAATGTGTTTACCCTATGAAAAAATAGTTAATTTGCAGAGGTGGAGCCAAAGCGTTTGCTCCACAGATATTGTTACAGGAGAGTTTGCTGACTCGAAATGCACTATAGGAGAGTTAATAGAAGCAGAAGACCAGATACTTCCAAGCTTAGAGAAGTTAGACTATCTAGCTACTTTAACCCTTCTCATGGAAGACAGTAACGATAGAGAAAGAAATATCCTGACTTGGAGATTTGGTTTGGATGGTGAAGCTCCTATGACTGCTAAAGAGATAGGAAGTATTTTAAATATTACTCACTATAGAGTAAGACAGATTAGTAACCTGGAGCTGAAAAGACTAGCAGCTAAAGCTCAAGAACTAGGTCTCTCCGCCCCAGAAATACTTTAAGCTACTTGACTCTTACAAAATGATTGTGAACTATGTAGGGTTGCATATTGTTGTGAGCTTGCCCTAAACCTTGACTGCTGGTTGTAAGCCCAGAAGTAGGATTAATAGTAATCCCAGTATAGCTATAAGAATTAAGTGCATACATTAGAGAACCCCCGGGTATAGTGGTTAATTCTGCTCCATCTCCTTTTGCTCCATTGCCCTCAGCATATCCTCTAAGTTGAGTTCCTCCTAAAGTTAAAACATGAGTGTGAGAGGGATCATTATAAGTATGTGTGTGATCAGCAGTATGACTATGAGTAGGCATCTCATTAATAGTCAAAGTATGAGTGGGTGCTCCCCCTGTAGACCCCAAACTATAACTTCCTCCAGCACCCACAGAAACTCTATCTCTTCTATCTGGTATTCTATACTTTCCTAAAGGAGCCGCTAATGAAGGTTCAGAGGATAAGGTTGGACTTCCTAAAGCAGCATAATACTCTGGGTAAGTTTCGACAGATATTTCTCTGTTATCAGCAGGCATCCATGTTCCCCAAGTAGGAGCAGTATTAGTAGAAGCCTCAATAATTGTTCCTAGAGGCACTAAAGAGTCTAATATAGGTACTAAAGAGTCTAGTATGTTTCCTATCCCTGTTTCTAACAAGTCTGTAACTGCTTTTAAAGTAGCAGGCACTACAGCTAGTTTATTATTAGTCCCCGCAATAACTTCAGCAACATTAGCAATCTCTATAAACCCTGGCTGCTCGGTTGTGGCGTAAGTAAGAGAGTTAGTAGTAATAGGGCTTGTAAACCTAGTCCGTGAATCAATACTTAGCTTTGTAGACCTCAAATCTAAAGTAGAGTTAGGAAACATTAACAGCCTTTCAGTCACTGTTAGCTTCTTAAACACTTGAGAGTCTGTATTAGCTCCGTTAAGTGCCTTTTCATTACCAGTCTTTAAGTCAATAACCTTATTACCAACAATAAAATTACCGTCTTGATCTATACCAGTAGAGTAAACACGACCTCCCTCTGTTTCTACCTTTATTCTTTTCATTGAGTCAGTAAAGGATAAAACTTTTTGTTGAAACTTAGGTAAAGCAGAAGAGTAGTTCATGTACCCTTGCCACTCCCAAGTGTGCATAGAGCATCTTATCAACGAGGGTCTAGCAAAGTCAGGACGGATAGTTACTGGAATAGTAGCTTCAGAGTTAGATGCCACCAGTAAGGTTGATTGCTCCGCTTGTGATATCTCTAAAGCAGTGAGTAGAGTCTGCATAGCCTTGTAAGTCAAGCTAGTAGCAGAGTTCTCAAGAGGGGCATTAACCGCTATTGGTGGATAAATATTCTCAGTCAGGTCATTATTACCATCTGCACTTAGTAATGCTATTAAATAAGTTCCAGTAGCAAGATTAACTCCGGCACTATCAGTAGTTTTAACTGCTGCTACAAATAGACTTCTTGCGAGAGTCTTACTCATTAAAGTCTGGTTAAACCTAAGAACAAAGTTTTCTAAAGGTCTACGCTGAGAGTCAGAGGTTAATCCTTCCAGCTTTAACCAATAGATTCTGTCGTCTTGTGATCTCTCGTCAACCACCCTTTTGATAGAAATAGGAAATAAGTTTATCAAAGCTCTATTAGCATAGATGCCGTTAGAAGTTGCTTGAGTGATAAAGTACCAGCCGTTACTATCTTGAGCAAAGAAAGGAGCTGTAGCCGATAGTTTTGCAGTATACTCTGTACCTTCACCATCATTTACATAAAGAGTGTCGCCACCTACAAAGGTAAAAGGAGCTATTCTTTCTTCAGCTAAATCTCCTTCAAGATATAGCTTAGTAGTTGTAGAGTTAGCTGCTACAAAAGGAAGAGTTGGTATCTCTACCGGAGTTAGAGAAAGAGGTTTAGGGCTGATAAGTTTTGTAATAGTACCGCCAGTATCTTGAGGAAGAATATTGGTGCTATACCCATTAGAAACAAGAGACAAGTCACCAAAGTTAGAGCAACTGTTTGTGATACTCATTTCTCCACCATCTACTGTTTGATAGTGAATAGCCGAGCCCACTACAAAGCAACTAACAATCTGGATATAACCGTTGTTACAAGCTTTAAACGAGAAGTGTCTCCATAGTTCTTTATATCTTTTACCACCAGGAGTAGCAATATCATTCTCAAAAGCTCTAGAGTCAACTTGCAGGGAGACATTAGTAAACTGTGCTGTCACCATACTTCTAAAGCCAGTTGCCTTTGCTCCGTCAACCAACATACCGCACAGACCAAACCTGGAAAGCACAGAGCAGTTAAAGACGTAAGGAGAGGAACCCACAACACTGTTAACAGCAGTAAAGCCATTAGGATCTAACTCTGTAGAAGATATTGTAGGAGACACAATACTACTCTCTTCAAGTACAGCCGCCAAGTTAGTAGCTAACATAGTCGGGCTAACAGTAGCTCCTAGACCTTTAAAGACTTTAGAGTAATAACCAGAAGTTGAATTAGATAACTCATCGCTAGAAGCAAACTCAACGCAAGTACAGAGATGGTGTGTTGAGAGAATATTTAAGTTATCTGTAAATGTAAAAGCAGTACAGTGAGACCCGCCTGTTAACTTAAAGATTGATGTTCTACCTGTGCCAAAACAACCAGAATCATCTTGCCAAGCAGTGAAGTCACCAACATACTTTGGTCTTATTCTGGTTTTTCTTAAGTCTGCTCCTACAATAGAACACCCTCTTGGGACTATAACACCGCCTGTAACACTGTTATAAACTCTATGTTGTGAGACTCTGACAGTTAAAGTTGGCAGCCAAGAGCCGCTAACAGATTTTAATTTGTACCCTGTTTCTAGTTGTGCTTCTATTACAGCTTTTCCACCACCACTAGAAAATAACTGAGTCCCAACAGTTAACTCTTCAGTTACTCCACCACTTAATACTAAAGTTTGAGTCGTAAGATCATAGCTTGTGATAGCACCAACACTAATAGGTTGAATTGGTTCTGTAGAGTCAGCAGCCGAAGATAAAATTTCAGATACTAGAGCCGAACCTGGTCTGTTGTCAACTACATAATCTCCAATGCCTACAAAAACAGTAGAGTTAGCGTAATAGTCTCTGCTGCCAGTACCCGCATCTGGTAGATAACTGACTTTAGCAACTTCAAGTAAAGCTCGCTCAATAGTTTTGAAAGGTCTATAAAGGTCTCTACCATCGTTTTCTACCGAATCATCACCAGAGTAACAATCCACATAAAAAGAGAACGCTGATTCTTTTTCACTTATAAGCTTCTTATTATCTCTCCAACTCTTTAATAGTGCTGGTGTGAGAACTCTGTCAGAAACTTCAGCATTTAAGTCGGCTTCTGTTGCTAATCTCACTAACCCAGCTGTCGCGGCAGTAGCCACTAAAGGAGTTACTCTCTGCCAACCTATAGAGTTATGAATAAAAACGGCTGAGTCTGTAGTTCTTAACCATAGTTGTCCAGCAAGATTAAGGCTGGGATTAGAAAGATTACTTAAAGTAGGAGCGGTAGTTGTAGTTAAGTCGTTAGTAACAAAAGCAGGGCCTATGCGAACTAATTTGTCAGAAACCTCTTCTGTTGTGGTAGCTCCTACTCTAATGAATAACCCTACAGAAGATAGTAAAGTGCCATTAGAGTAATGATTTACAGCTATCTCACCTTTATACAAACCAACTAACTGGTCATCAATTTCTAGAGTAGACAGACTAGGAACAGTGTTAGCTGTAGCTGAATGTTTGTTAATAATTCTTGTAGGGTCAAAGTCGGCTGGGCTAGACATGATTATTTATTATTTATTGCTTATGCGACGAACTGTTCGTTGAAAGATTTAGAAGCTTCCACCATTTAAGAATTTTGCTGATAGTCCAGAATCTTCCACAACCTGTGCCAAAGGCTCTAGGAGAGTTACTCTAGTAACCAGCGTATCTAGATATTCAGTATTAGTATTGAAGTTTGTTGCTAAATCTACTGCTGTATCCGCAGCCGGGTCGTTAAGAAACTCCCCTGTGTAAACTAACTTTAAACCATTAGATGTGACAATATTAGAAGACATAGTATTAATTATGTAACAAGTCCAGCTTAACATTAACACGCATAATAAGCCATGCTCAATACTCTAGTAATATTCAACAATAGACAAGTAAAAGCTATAGAAGTAGCATCTACTCCCAATTATCCTTATATAAGCCTTGACTCTCTACGACAGGTTGAACAATACTTAACCCCGGACATAGAAGTAGTGTTGAAGACAAAAGAAGGTTTGGTGTTACTAAACTGCTTAGATAATGAAGAAGATAGACAAGCAGTCCAGAATCTGTTAAAACAAGAGAAAGAAGAAAAAGAAGTAAGTGAAAAAAAAGATAAGAGAAAGGAATTTAAAATAACAGAGAGTGAAGTAATGAGTACAAGCGAAGTAAACCTTACTATAGTAAGTAATGATAGTTACTCCCAGTTTTTTGAACTGGCATCAAGTATGGTTAGTAATATACATAGAGAGCAAGAGCTCAAAGAACTCATAATAGAAAAAGCAGCTTTAGTAGAAAAGCTTGTAGAAGAATTAAAGAAACATCAAGAAGAGTTTGAGATAGTAAAACAAGTAAACTCAAAGTTCAGAGAGTTTTCTCAAGATACTAGACTAGCTGACACTCTACAAACGCTTGTAAAAGCTTCAGAGGCTAGTGAAGATGAAGCTGAGTGAACAAAAAGAGTTGTGCCAACAACTTCTGGACAAGCTAGTAAACTCCAAATCACAACTAGCAGAAGCGGAGAAGAAAAAAGAAAAGTGGGAGGCAGAACAAGAGATTACAGCAGCATTTGATAGACTTCAGTTAAAGAACGAAATGCAGAGAAAAGCGTTCGTGCTTGAGCAGAAGTACAAGCCTAACAGCCCTTGGGAAGGACTCTGCGAGGCTGTACAGCAGTGGAAGCTGACTGTATACCAGTTAGCTCAAGAGTACAGAATAGAATATCTAATGCTGTCAGCTCTCTGCCAAGGTATTAATTCAGAGGTGGAAGAAGATTAATTTTGGTATCAGCAGGAGATTACGCTTATCACAAACATGAAGCCCCAATTATTTATGAGCACACAAAGCTTATAAAGACCCTAACTGCTAGAGTAAACCAGCTTTATGAACAGTTTAACTGTTGTAGGTCTATCCCTGACAACATAGTTTCTCTTTATAACCATGAGTTTAATGGGTTGATAGTATGGGAGATATTAAATACTAGTGCCTACCCAGGAGCAGCAGAACTAGCAGCTCTGTTTGACAAAGAGAGTCAGCAGATTGTTCAAGAAGGAGTTCTTGCAGCTTGGCTTACTATAGATGACACAAGGTTTAGGAGAAGTATTCTACGCCAAGCAGGTGAGTTAAGTTATGGAATGGTACTAAAACACCCTATAGCTATTAAACGCGCCGCCAGCTACCTCTGTAACTACAGTAAAGATGATGAGCTACAAGGTAATATTCCATCAAAGATTGTGGCAGCCACCAGTGAACAAGCAATAGATAGAGTTATGATACGAAGACCTAATGAGTCTAGAACTAGCATTATAGCAGCTCTTAAAAACGCTCGCGTACTATGAAGAACTGTCCAGATGAATACTATAACCAGTGTGCAAATGCTCTTAACAAATGTAGAGTATGCGCCGCTGGCAGCGGTAACAGTAGCCAACTGTTTTATGAAAGTACAACAGGATGGTTGCCAGAACACCCTCACAAACCTGATAGCAAGAAACAGAAACGTCTGCTGCAAGCTAAGAAGGTTGAGAGTAATCAGAGAAGAGCGATCGCTACCTCAACTCTCAGGTCAGGAGCAGCCTTGGGAGACGGAGACACTTCTCTACTTGAAGGTACTCTGAGAATGGAGACTAAAGATAGAGGTGTGAGGAAGTCTTGGAATCTCACTCTTCAAGAGTATGAGAAAGGTCAGAGGCAGGGTATTGATGTTTATGGCATCACTATCACTCATCCTGAAACAGGAAAGCCTTTGACTATGTTTATGATTGAGGAAAGAATGGCGGGGTTGCTGCTGGCATTGGTAAAAAAAGAACAGGGAAAGTAATAAGGAGCGTACATGGTTAAGAAAACAACACCAGATAATTCTCAGGATAATTTATCTCTATTTGAGATAATGCAGAAAAAACATGGCGACTGTGCTGTAGTGATGGGAAACAACATCCCTCCTATTTATAGATTCTCTACAGGTATTGCGGGTCTAGATGTTGTTACTGGAGGAGGTTGGCCAAAAGGAAGACTTGTAGAGCTGGCAGGCAAAGAAAGTATGGGCAAGTCTGCCATAATGCTTATGTCCTGTAAACATGAAGTCAATCAGGGCTACCAAGCTGTATATCAAGATTTAGAAGAAACTTTAGCAAAAGACCATCTAATAAACCTGGAATCTAGAAACTTACAATTATTTGATGGTAACAATCTAGGGGAGAATCTACTTGTATGTAAGCCTGTGTATGGCGAAGACTGCGTTGATGTCGCTCTCACAGCCGCCAATAGTGGGTGTAGACTTATAGTCACTGATTCTTTACCATTTATGGACCCAAAGGCAGTTGTTGATAAAACTCAGGATGACTCTAACTACAATGGACCAGCTATGGCTCAAGCAGCTATGTTTAAAAGACTGAAGGGCAAGATAGTTTCAGGTCTAACAGCTACTGATGCTTGCTGGGTTTTGGTAAATCAAGTTAGAGATAATATTAAATCTCCTCATGGGGGTTTAGATACACCTGGTGGTCATACTATTAAGCATCTTTTCTCAATAGAAATGATGATTACCCAAGCTATCAAAGAAAATGACAAGCCTGGTATGATCAAGTCTCACCTGAAGGTTATTAAGAACAAAACTTTTACACCGCACCTAACAACAGAGATTCCTATCTATAAAGGTGTCGTTCAACTGGGACAGTCCTTAGTCATAGAAGCTGTAAAGGTAGGCTTAATGCAAAAAGCTGGGTCTTGGATGAAGTTTAATGAAGCTTATGCAGGTGAGTTGGGAGTGGAGAAAATTAATGCCGGTCAGGGTGAAGAAAAAGCTGGAGAGTTTCTAGATTCCAACCCAGAGCTGTATGCTCGTATTTATAAGGATGTTCTCACAAAGAATGGGATTGTATGAGCTTAGACAAGAAAGACCAAGAGCAAGCCTATCTAACTCGCATAACTAGAAACTTAACTCAAGCTAAGAAAGAATTTGAGAGGGCGCAAGCTACTTTAGTCCAAGCTAAAGCTATAAAAGAAAAAGCTGCTAGAGAGTTAGCTGACTATGAGGAACTAGCGGCTAGTGAAACAAACTAAACCTTTTGCCTACATAACCAACCTGCAAGACTATCCTCTAGCTTGTAGAGACCTTTATGGAGCAAAGCGGCTGGCAGTAGATACAGAAACCTGTGTAAGACCAGAGTGGTTAACCAAAGGTGGCTCTGCTCTTGACCCTCACACAGGTAGAATCTCTCTGCTAATAGCCCAGAAGCCTAAAGGTATCCCCTACGTCTTTGATTTACTTCACCTAGAAGTTGCTGGTTACAACCCTCAAGAACTGATAGACACTTTAGAAAGTGTACAAGACTATCAGCTAGGTATTAACTACAAGTTTGATATGCAGTTCATGAAATCAACCTTGGACTATATGCCAGAGCGCGTGCGAGACATCATGGTAATGGGTAAGTTAATATCCAATGCCACAGGCTCAAAGGTAGGTAAAGGTCATGGACATAGTTACGCTGACTTGTGCCGAGAGTATTTGAGTGTTCACATCACCGGTAAGAAAGACCTGCGTGCTTCTACCTGGGGAACTGCAATATCAGCCAGAACTCTAGATAATGAATGGTGGTATGAGAAGGTGCTATACGCAGCTACAGATGTTAAATATCTATTTCAGATACATGACATCATGGAGCAAGTTATTATAGCCGCACTACCAGATAGCCCTATCTTACAGACAGGTAACAGCTCAGGTGTTTATGGCTTTGGAATGGAGAAAGTTCTTAAACGAGAATTAAACTTCACTGTCATAGTAGCTGAGATGGAATATGGCGGTATGCCAGTCAGTGAAGAAACCATGCGACTTTATCAAGAAGGGGTTTGTGAAGCACTAGACGAAGCTGGAGTTTATCTTTCGAGAGAACTAGAGCTTGACACTCCCCAACGTGATTGGTCTGGTAAAGAAGTTCCTTCGCAGAAAGCCCTCAAGGTTCTTCGCTCCTCAACAGGCTTACTAGATGTACTTCAGAAAGCTATCAACATGAATAAGCTAACTGATGTACAAGGTAAAACTCTCAAAAGAATGCTAGACATTGTAGACTTACTTCATGCTTCTAAAAAGACAGACAGCGGGGGCGATGGTGAGGCTGGTGGAGATGATATCTTTATTAGTGATGATGAGGAATCTCTCTTTGAGGAACTAACTATCATGGAACAGTCAGACTTGATAGCTCTCAGCCCTGTAGTGAAAGCTATTCTTGAGTTTAAGAAGTTATTGAAGCAGGAAGGTATGGACTTGAGAAAGTTTATTAATCCTGTGACTGGTAACGTTCATCCTCGCTATGATCAACTTGGAGCCGCTACAAGTAGAGCCAGTTCTTCAGCACCTAACAGCCAACAAATAGGGAATAAAACGCATTGCAATCTTACACTATCTAAAGCCTGGTTTGCTCCCGTTGGGCTTAAAGTTGAGCCAGCATGAGTTGCTAGTTCTCCAGTGCTTTAAAGACCCTCAAAAGGGTATTCTATTTCCAGATGTTCCACTAACCACCAAGGAGGTGATGCTTGCTTTGAATGTTTTAAAAAGTAAGCAGCTGCTCATCAAGAGGCAGTATCTGCAACTAACTAAGAAAGGAAAAGAAATTTGGGAATTACTCTATGGCAACCTGAAACAAGAACAATTACCTTCCCAGGTAATCCCAGAGTAGGGTTTGAATGTAGACCAGGAGAAGTGCATATAAGCTGTGATTACGCAGGTTGAAAATATCCGGTAGGTGCAATGAGCTATAAAGATTTAACCCCACAACAAGTAGCAGAAATAATAGCAGCATATAAAGATGGCGAGCCTGTACACAGAATAAAACTGAGATACGAGCTTAACAGTCATAATTTTTATACTCTATTGGATAAAAACCAAGTTTATGAAAGAAGGACTATCGCTAGTAAAGTCAAGCTGCCTTCTGCCACTGTTGAGCAGGTTATATCAAAATATAAAGCTGGTTCAAAAGCTGGCGACATCCTAAAAGAGTTTGGTTTTGGCACTACTGTCTTATATAACATTCTCGATGAGAATAAAGTACCAAGAAGAGTACAAAGAACCGAAAAGCATAACCGTCTTTAAGGCAAAGACAGGGTTGCATCTACCATTGGCCTCCTACACGAGTAATCATGTAGTGTAAACCTGGTTAACTCGGTGAACTCTAAACTCTACTAGAGCATGACAACACCGAGCCAAGCCTTCCAGGAATGGAAGGAAGGTGTACAGACTAGAGTTAATAAGCTGGAACAGCAGAAAGCTCCACGAACGCCAGGCATCTTATGTTATATTAATCTTGCCCTAGTAGCCAAAAACGGAAGAGGCACGCTTAAACCTGTGAACGAGTCATTCTTTGAAAACATTGATACTGAAAGTAAAGCCTATTTCCTTGGGTTTTTAATAACTGATGGGTGTGTATCTACAAAAGGAAATAATATTTCCTTAGAAGTACATAAAAATGATTTTCTTATACTGGAAGAGTTTAAAGATTATTTAGAAGCCCACACAAAAGTTAGATACACGAAGAAAAACTCTGCTTGTCTATCAGTATTCTCAAAAAGAATGAAAGAAGACTTGGCAAAGCTTGGGGTAGTACCTCGTAAATCTCTAATAGCATCACCACCTTACATAGAACCCTCTTTACAGCGTCACTTTTGGCGGGGCTGTATAGATGGAGATGGATGGGTTTATGTAGGAGAAAAGAAAAGAGCAGTTGGTCTATGTGGGTCTATAAATATGGTGGAAGGGTTTATAGAATATGTAAAGTCTATAGACCCAGCTTATAGGTGTAGACCTGTTAATAGAGGTAACTACTGCGAGGTCAATGTTAATGGGCTGCGAGCTTTAAAAGTTTGTCAAGTATTATATGCAGACTCTACAAGCAAGCTAGAAAGAAAGTTCAGTCTGGCAATGCAGCTAATAACACTAGAAACAGTAAAGTTAGACACACTAAGAGTTAAGCAGGCAGAGAGACATCTTCGTAATAAGGCTACAGAAGAAAAGCAGAAACAACTGACCATTAAAAGACAAGAAAAGGCAGACTTACTGAAGCTAAAACAGGAAAAACTCAGAAACAAAGAAGTTCAAGATAACAAGTGTAAAGACTGCGGCAAAATCACATTGAGTAGAAAGAGTGCTCGCTGTCCCTCTTGTCATCAATTACATACTAGAAAAGTCAAAGACAGACCTAGTAAAGAAGAACTATTAGCTCTAGTTTCTTCAAAAAGTTATGTTTCTGTGGGTAAAATGTTTGGTGTAAGTGACAACGCTATAAGAAAATGGCTCAGGTAGTTATAACCTTTTCTCCTAACCCTTATGCTTACGAAAGGAACTGCGGGTTCGAGCCCCGTCTAGGGTATTAATACAACATGAGATGAAGAGATAGTCGAAGCTTATAGGAAACTATAAGAGGTGAGGATAAAGAGCCTCACGGTAATCACAAAAGCAAGAGCTAATCACAGCCGCAGCATGGTCGAAAGACCCCACAATGGTCAACAGTTATCTAGCAAAAACTAAGCTCTACTTAGAAGATGGTACAGAGTATGTAAATCCCTACTCCGATTTACATACTCTCTCATCAAAAGGTTGTGTAGCCCCTCATTTATTTGAAGGAAAACCAGAGCACGAATGGAGAGCAATAGCAGACAAAAGCGGAGCAAGGAAGAGTGCAAAATCTCTCAACTTTGGTAGCATATATCTTATGTCCGCTTCAACAGCTGCTGAAAACTTCTGTGTAAAAGAAGAAGTAGCTCAGTCTTGGTTAACAGGACACAGAACTACCTATCCAGGTTATTACGCTTGGGCAGAAGAGTTCGGAGCGATCGCAGCCGCCAGAGGATATGCTATCTCTCCAGTATCAGGATTATGGAGATGGGTTGGTTCTCAGCCCCGCCACCAAGTGATTGGTGGATGACAACTGGGTGAATTAGGTGAAAGCCCCAAACCTTTGCAGCAAGGAAGGGTAATACCTAGCTAAGCCTATCAGGGATGGTAGGAAAGTGTAACGACTAAGCTACAATTTACATAAAGTACAACCAAAAGGTTTGTAAAAGAAGATGGAAAGACAGTTAAAAAAATCTCTGCTAATAGCAATGGTCTTAGGGGACGGGTACGTAACGCCTGTAGTTAACAAAAGATGTACTGTTCCTAAAACGTACTATACTTTGAAGTTGCGACACTCAGCAAAGCAAAGAGAGTACCTGGAGCACAAAGCTAAGTTACTACACTCAATTCTCGGGGGCAAACAACCAAAAATCCAGGAGATAAATAATAATGGGTATCCAGGTGTGCAAATTTCAAAACAGCATAGATGGTTTCGTTATTTAAGAAAGTGGATGTACCCAAATGGGATAAAAACCTATCAAAGAAAGATTTTAAACTACCTAACGCCAGAAGGAATAGCTATTTGGTATATGGACGATGGAAATCTTTCTTTACCTAAAAGAAATGGAAAGATTCACGCTAGAAGAATATATCTGAACACTCATAGAACCAAAGAAGAAAACCAAATTATCATAGATTTCTTTAAAGAAAAGTACGCTATTAACTTTGGTCAGGTTCTAAACAAAGGTTGGTACAGATTAACTTGTGGAACAAAGGAAGCAAAGAAATTTATAGCCCTTGTTGAGCCATTTATCATTCCATCTATGTCTTATAAAATAGACATGAATTACTTGTAGCACACGAGCGCCCAGCAACTTAAAAGCAAGCAATGGTAAAAATAAACAAGTTAAAAGCTGCCTATTATGAGCTTCTGTCAGACACAGGTGAGATAATAGGCGGCACATTCACAGTCAAAGAGGGTAAACAAGTTCAGATAATAAACTTGTTCATCAACCTTGAGTTTCAGAGACAAGGTTACGGCACGCAGCTTTTGCAAGAGGTCTTTGATGCTCATCCTAAAGCAACCTTTTGTTTGCAGTCTGTTCCGTTTAATCAAGGCTTAGGAAAGACTGACCTTAAAGCTTGGTATGAAAGATTAGGGTTTATAGACGTTCCTCCGCCGCATGGAGGAGATAATTGGATGTACAAACCATCTGCATCGGAGAATTAAATGACAGAACAAGAGTATGTAGAAGAAGCTACCCAGCTTATTGAGCAAGCTATAGAGACTAGTCTTAGTCCTGTAGTAAAAGAAGCTTCAGACATTATTGAAAGCATAATAGCAGCTTGGGAGGTTAACCCTTTACTAAAAGCGCACCTGCCAAAGCTTAGAGAGATTAGAAAGGAGTTTAGAAGAGTCTATCAGCCCAAGTTGTTTGCTGAAGATGCTCAGAGAGATTTGGTGGAAATGGTAGCAAGACTATCTCCAGAAGCAAAAGACGCTCTATTAGATGTAGTAATAGATTGGCTGACCTTTTTCAAGAATAAAGAACAAAACTCTTAAACATTATGACAGAACAAGACTTTGATTATGTACAGTATGCTAAGACTCTCTATATGCTACCTAGAGAGCTGCTGAAGCTGTATACCCAAATGGAAGAATTAGTTAAAGACTTTCCAGACTACAAGAATGTAACTCTCACTAGGATGCTACTTGCCGCGCCCGACTGTTACTTTCAGGTTTACAGGATTCCTAAAAACTTAGCCACTCCACCAGTAGAAAACTTAGCCACTCCACCAGTAGGTAATCTGTCTGGTGGAGTAACTGTTTATCAAACAAGACCAGCAGATAATGTAGAGGAGATTCTTGATAAGATAAGCCAAGCTCTTACTAAAACTTCTAACCATGAACCTGAAGGGTCTGAAAAGTTAAAGGCTTGTATGCAGGTAGCTGAAGAACAGATGGGCAGGTCAAGTTACTGGCAGTTAAAACACTATCTAGTAGACCACGTAGTTAAGTGGATGTTTGAGAACTATGAAATAGGTAGAAGACTACCAAAGGTAAATCAAGATGACTAAACGTGAAAAGACTTCCATTCAGTTGATAAAGCTCATTCAGAGTGGGGCTATAACCCCACCAGAAGGGTCTAACGTCGAGAAGATGCAGAAAGACTTAGTTTTCTTTGAAACCTTTGTCTTAGACCAGGGGGAGTTTGGTTATCTCAATCCACCACTGCCAGCAGCTAGAGGATTTGGTAAGCCTAAAGGAGTTAAGTAATGCGTGAAGCAGAAATATTTGTCGCTAGTCCTGTCTGGTCTGATGACAGAGGACTAATTAACAGCTATGGGATAAGTCAAGTTGATAGAGCAGAAATTAAATCCTTTATTGATGACTCCTCCCCCTGTCAGCCTACGCCTAAAATAAGAACTAAGGCAGATTTAAGGTCAGCCAAAGGGTTTGGTAAACGCAGTGAATAACTACTTCATAATCTTTAGAACTCAAGGAAAAGCTTTTTTGTCTCTTACTGAAGATAAGTCTCTATGCACTTTTCGTTCAGCAGAAAAAGCTAAAGCTGCTTTTGAGACTGGCTATAAAAGTTCTCATGAGCTAGATGCTACTTGGTCAACAAGTGCAGCTCTTCATTGGCTAGGGCTCAATCCGTTTATCATTACTCTACCAACCACGATGAGTGCTCTAGAAGTTTTAAAGACTTTAACAGAGGAGGATGAACCAAACTTACAGGTTCAACGGTTATCTAGTGTAGCAGTCCGCACTCTTAATGTGGTTGAAGTAAATTTAGAGGCTTGTCTAAAGCTAGAGATTGATCAGAAAGTAGAAATGTACAACCCAGATTGGTATAAACAGAACAACAAGACTAAGCTACCATGAGCCAAGATATTATTACAATGCTGCAAGACTATGTTCTCAGCGGAGCTGTAACCCTCCCAGAAGGAGAAACAGCAGAACAAATAGTTGCACAACTGAACTCTTACAGGGAGGAAGCTGATGACATTGAGGAGAAAGAAAAGCAGTAATAGATACAAACTGACGTTAAACCGTCAGTACAGAGGTTTTGCCAGACTTTTTAATCTATAGAGATGTGTTGGCTAGTAACTTAGAGAATGCTTTAGTAATAGGTAATGAAGCTTCCGACTATATGAGCAGCCTCCATGTATGCTTTGCTCATATAGCTACAGAACAGCTTGATAACCTCGTAGAAGAACAATTTCAATCAGATTATTACCAAGACTAAAAGAAATAACCATGCAACAACTATACAATTGTTTGATTGCCGATACTTTAAAAGAACTCCCGACCCTAGAGTTTCTAATCCAAAGCTATCCAGGCATTGAAAGAGAGGTACTTCAGGGTTACTTAGATGCAGCTAGAGAGACTCTTAAAGATGGTCAAACTAGAGCTGGCGCAGTTCTTTATAGACTTCATTGTAGATATTCTTACCTGAAAACTTTCAGGCTAGAGTTTTACGTTAATAAGCAAATTGTACCAAGAAGCTTTAACTTAGAAAGAGAAGTTATAGTTAAAGACCTGCAAGAAGCTTTAGTAGCAGCAGAGATTACAATAGATGCACTTCAAGGTTCTGAGAGGTTAGTAACTTTAAAACGTATTTATGACTCAGACAACCTGATAGTTTGGGACTGTGAAGTTGGTGAGTGCTTAGAAGAAGAGCATTCTCAAGATTACAAACTGGTATTCTCTGTAAACAACAAAGCTTCTGTCAGTGAGTTTTATAAGATATTCAGCACTGAGTCTGAAAACTTAGCTAAACAAAAAGGCTTTGATATTGCGGGAGAGTTCAGTACCGAAGACTCTATTTGGTCTTTAACAAGAGTAGAAGATGAAGAGGGTAATGTAGTTTGTAGCGTTAAAAACACCGCTCCCACTCCTCAACTTTACAAGTTAACTTACTTAATCAAGAACTCTGTAAGTAATCAAGAAGAGTTATTCTATCGTGTAGTTTCTGCTTTGTCTTTAAAAGCGGTACATATTAAATCTGTAGATTTAGTCAGCGTTTTTGATTTTTCGAGCTTTAACATAACGGCTGAGTTAGTAGCTATAGAAGATGAAGTTGGTATTACTGTCTGGCAAGCACAACAAAGTGAACATACCAAAGATTGACCAACTAGAGGACAAGCTACTTAGCAAACAGAGTGTTTCCATTACAAACATTTTAGAAGCCAAGATATGACCACAGAAGAAGTAAGTACAAAAGCTATAGTTACAGGAGCTTACTTCTTAAAGGAAAGAATAGCAGGGTCTAAACTTTTCTTACAAAGAGAGGACAGCAGCGTCAGAGAAGTAGTGTTTAAGCAGTAGGAGTAATAAAAAAGAAAAGAGAAAGAATAACTCAAAATAGTCTACGTGACTAAAACACCGTACGTTTAACTAATTGCTTGCTTTTAAGTTGATGATATAGTCTGTACTGTAGTGGAAAAATAACCTACAGAAGCCAAGGATAAAGAGCCCTGGCGATAACACAATAGAGATGAAGAGAATGCTAAGGGCGTAGGAGAAAGCTCGGTTCGCGCTGCAGTGAACCACGCGATCCAGGGTCCCGTAGAGAGCCCCTTTATTGAGTAATCAATAAATGAAAATCGGGTGAATTTAGTGAAAGTCTTACAAGGTAAGATAACGCTAAGCCAAGCTAGGAAGGGCATAGGTTTCCTAGAAGGTTCAGAGACTAGGCAGTGAATCCCAATAATAATCTGCCCACGAGCGCCCGATATCTAGACTGAGAATGTAGTAGAGAAAAAGATGCCAAGACTCCCTAAGAAAGTAACAACTAATCCATTTACAGAAATGCTTGCCCCAGAAGTTCAATACTGGCTGGGAATAATGGCAACAGATGGCTGCGTGCATGATAGAGGAAAGGTTAGTCTAGTTACAAAAGATGAAGACTTAGCCTTAGCTTTCTGCAGCTTTTTAGGGGAATTGATGAAACCCTACCCTATCTTCGACAAGAGATACCAAACTACTTATTACGAGGTAAGCTTCACTAATAAAGAAGTTGCTTCTTATTTAACTAGCCTTGGAATAACCCCTAGAAAGAGTAAATCTTTAAAGGTTAACTTTCCTTTAAGTTTTAGCTTCTTTAGAGGTGTCATGGATGGGAATGGTCACATCAAAAAGGATGGGGCAAAAGGGGATTACAAAGCTATAACTTTATGCTCTGCTAGTAAAGAGTTTGTTGACCAATTAGTTAGTTTTCTTAGAGAGAATGACTTTAAGGTTAGCATCTACAACAATAGGAGTGTGCAAGTGATAAGAGTCGGCAGTAAGGAACGCGTTGAACGGCTGACCAAGCTTATGTACCAAGAACCTGGTTTCTTCTTAAATAGAAAGAGAGTTCTACTACTAAGTCTAGATAATGAAATAGTCCAAGCTGCTGGGTGACCAGTAGAAGTCAGGGATAAAGAGCCTTGACGGTAATAACACTGAAATAACAATTGCCCCTCTATTAGGTGACTTTTAGAGTGCAGGGGGTGAACTCATAAGAAAGTCCTACCAAGTGATGTTGAGGATAACTTTGAGCCAAGCCTATCAGAAATGGTAGGAAGGTGCGACGGGCAGGTCTAAGTCTTCAGTCTTGCATTGCAGGAACAGACGGTAAGAGACCCAAGAGCGCCCCCGGACAGTAAGTAGGCAGCAAAGGTCGTATTAAGGTAGTTGGAAGGTTTAATAAGACTCAAGATGTTTCTTCTAGAATAAGCTGCTATATTAGTAATGAGAACCTGTGGTTTAAACCACAGGTCATGTCCTTTAGCAGAATAAAAGTTCTATGCTTATCCTATCTCTATTAGAAACAAATTACATGACTAAGTTTGGTGAAGCTGACGAGAACTTTAAAGAGTCTCAACAGTTAAGGAGAAAGAGCCTTCAACATTACCGAGATGCTGGAGAGTCTCTCACAAAGATTAGAGATATGCTGGCATCAGCTACTAAGTCTAACCCTGTAGAAACTGACAGAGGAACTTTCAACTCTTTTAATCATTATTTAGAAGAGAGAGTAGAAAGAAGAAAAGCTTACCGCTGTATCTTCCTCTATGAGCATTGGGACGTTGTGGAAAAGATTGGTCTTCTAAAAGAAGAGAGCTGCTTCAAAGTAATTATCAGTGATAAGATTCTTCGCTGGGCAGTTGATAAGCTTGAGGCTAACCCTTTATGGGAAGGTACTGCAGAAGACTACTTTAATGAACAGTCTGAAAAGGCTACAGAGAAGAAGGAAAGCTCAAAGTCAGAACTCATACACTTGAGAGCTAGATTGGCAGAGCTTGAAGACTTAGTTCCTAAGTATGTAGAGCAGATTAATCAACTTGAAACTAAGTGCCAAACCTTAGAAGCCAGACTTGAAGAGTACCGCGCAATTGTTCAACCTTACGTTATCTAAACAAATGAACAACCACAACGAACAGTTCGTCGAGTCTTCTGACTTAGAGAAGATACTTGACACCAAGATAGTTCTCACCAGTAGCTATCAAGCTTTAGTAGCTGACCTGCAAACACAGAACCAACAATTGACTGAAAAGTTGATTGTTGCTATGGAAGAGAACACTAAGCTGAGAGACCAACTCCAGCAAAGCACGGGGCAGTTTTACTCTGATAAAGCTTATGCAGAGTTTGAAAGAGCTAATCCTTCTAAAGGAATAAAACTACCAAACTTACAAGGAGGTGTCTCTACTTTAATAGCTGGACTGACCACTGAGACTCAAACCTTAAATACCATAGAAGACTGGAAAGGTTACGCCTCTCCCTTCTAGACCAAACCTACTACCCACTTACTGTTCAAGACGTGCCCTGGACTAAGGAGAAATCTTTAGAAACTGAGATAAAAAGCTCAGTGATAACATAATCGGAATGCGCCCAGATGATGAAAGAAGCCATGATACGCGTACGAAAGGAGGCTAAAGGAACAGGAATTATAATATTAAACGCGGTGCACGATTGATTAGTTGGTCGTGGGTAAAGAGCTTAAATTGCTGGAAATTCCTCAGAGCCTTGTTCACCACAACGTAGCTGGAAACGGCAAGCGTGATTATAATGATAGTTAATAAATAGTGGAAGACATGACAGAACCTTACATACTTCCTAAAACAATAACCAAAAGTGGTGCTGCACCTCATCCAGGTTTAAAGACCATAGGGGCATTACTAGTACCTCAAAACTATGCTCCTAAACCCCCAGAAGCAATAACAGTTCAGCAGCTTTTAGATAAGGTGCAGAAGTTGTTAGCAGATGGATTGGTAAAAGCAGACGCAAAAGTTTACTTATGTTGTCAAGACCATCTGACAGACGTAGATTATAGTTCAGAAGGTAACTTAGACCTTTGTTAAACTAGCTGTCATCAGGTTTAAAAAGAACAAGGATATGGACAATCAGCAGCCAAGGTGCTAAACTATAAAGATGGATGCTTGGCCGAGCGGTTTAGGCAACGACCTCATAAGTCGTGGGGAAACCCAAGAAAAGTTCAACTCTTTTAGCATCCACTTATAGCACGTACAAGGTTCAACGGTCAGTCACAAGACGTAGGGTGTCGGACACTCGAAACAGGCTCCCTCATAACTGAGGATGATATGATCTGACCTCTAGTGAAAGCTAGAGAGAGTAGTCGGAACCGGGCTACTCGTAACACAAGTGGAACTAAACGCCCGCGCTCCGGGTAAGACTTGGATAGATGAGACTAAAACCTTCTTTGATAAACACGGTAACGTAATTGATAAAGATGGTAGACCAACTACACCTAAGTTTGCTTGGGACGCGGAGGCTAAAGAAGCAGCAGAGCTGATTCACAGAATAATGGTGGAAGTAGAGACTGAGTTCTTTAAAGCTGCTGGCAGTCCCTTGACCGGACGAGCTGAGTACAATATTGGACCAATCTGGCTTCATTGATAAGAGGGGAGGGTATTACCCTCCCTTTGTCATATCTAGGAGGCAAACAATGACAGGAGCTATAGGTAAGAAAGATTGCTGCGACTGGTGTGGAGGGAGTCTAAAGATGGACTTAAACCACAGTCTGCTGGTTACTTTAACTATTAGAAGTGAAGTCCTAGTACCTCATTCTCAAAATGAACAAGGAACTTTCTGCGGCTCTGTCTGCTTACAAGAATATTTGGATGATTATCTAGACTCTAATAGAGCAAATCGCAAGCTCCTCTAGTAGAATAAGCTAGGGGAGTTTTGTAATATTTAACCAGGAGGCTTTATGACAAATGAAGAACTTAATGAATTAGTTAAACAACATATTGATTGGCCTTATGACCCTGCCGTGCATAACTTAGGTCAGAGAAAGGCTGCACCCACTCAAGAAGAAATAGCAGGGATAACTACTAAAGAAAAGGAAGAGTTCTTCAACTCACCAGACTTTCAGTGGCCTTATAACTCAGAAGATAGAAGAAAAGCTGGATTACATATAAAGCCTTTGAAACAGACTAATGTAAATACTTCAGAAAGTCGTAGATACCATAGTAAAAAGGAGTACAACTTAAATACAGCAAAAGTGGAAGACTGGGTTGATGAAAGTTACCGTTTTACCCACACTGCTTTTGATGACAGTAGCAGTACCTTTGACTGTAATGATTATAGTAGTTCAGATTGCAGCTCTTACGATAGCAGTTCAGATTGTGGTTGCGATTACTAAAGGCAGTTTATGACATTACTAACAGACCAAGAGTTAGATACTCTCAAAAAGCATTTAATTAAGACTATCAAGCAGATAGTGAAACCTTATCTGAAAGATAGTGAGTATAGACAGGAAAAGACCTGGAGTAGCCCAGCTCTTTATAAACCAGAGAATAATGGAAAACCTGTAAAGCTATGTTTACTAAAGAAACCGATCAGACTAAAGAAACCGATCAGACTAAAGTTCTTAGACTTGGTAGAAGAGTCTGTTAACGGTTTCACAAGCAATACAGTAATTACAAAGGTAGGTATGCACCTACATGAGTTAAGCTTTTCAGACTTGTGCATAGAAGATTTACAAGTGCTGGCAGGGCTTGACCTAGACAGTTTAGTAAAGGTGCAGAAGCCGACACGCCCTATATCAGGTAAAAAGAAACTGTTTATTAGCCATATAAACAGGTTATACTCACACAATAAGCTAAAGAGAGTAAAGCAATGCAAGAAGACTTACAAAGTTACCGCCGAGAGGTTGTAGAAGAACAACATGACACCTACGGATTTCCCAGAGTATGGGGAATGCCACCAATAGTTTATGAAACTACAAAGCTGCCTTCTTCTCTAGAAGAGTGTGAAGAGATGTTGAGTGACCTTTACTTTGTAATAGGAGATATAACAGCTCAGATAGAAACAGCAATACTAGCTTGGAAGTCAGGAGAACTAAAAGGTTCAACAGAAGACACATCCGCAGAAAGATTAGACTGGAGGAGAAGTGCTATTCATAAGCGAAGAATGCTGCGGCAGCAGATGTGTATCTTAACAAAGTGGAAAGTAGTAAATACTCCAGATAAAAAGGTAAAAGTAGAACAGCTAGATAAAAGCATAAACATTATTCTAGATAAACTTGAGACTTTAAAGCAGGAACAGATTACTTCTAACGCTAGAATAAACAACTGGGAGAGTAGATTAAAGGTTGAGAGAGCACATAGACACAAGTTAGATGAAGATCAGAACTACTTTAGGTCTTTTATGCTAAGGTCTATATGGCTTCTAGCTAGTAAGTTCAAACTAAGAGAGTTAGAACAAACTCTAAACTTTGTACCCTCTACGGTCTTAAAAAATCCAACTTGGGGACGTTTGTTAAACCCAATCAGAGAAAAAAGAAAAGAGGAAGAGTAATATAATAGCTATTGCAAAACAACAGAAGGTGAAAAATGAAAGACCTTTTAACAACAATACAAGTAGCAAAAACTGCCTGCCCAGAATTAAGAGTAGGTCAACTACTAATTAACGCTTTATCTTATACAGACAGAAAGAACTTGTTCTTTATTAGTGATGAAGAGTTAACAAAAGCTTTACAGAGTTTTGTTGATGCTCAAGAAGCAATTAATAAGCTGCAGTCAGACAGTTAAAGAAGAAAAATTGAGATACTACTCTAAGCTGTCTAATAAGGCAGCTATTATTTTATGTCCATCACTCAAATTGACTTTGGTACAACTAAAGAATTAACCGCCGCAGTGCGATCGCTCTATGACCCAGACAAACAGTTACCAGAAGGGTCTGCCTTAACCTTTATGCGTTTAGAGCAAATAGAGACTGACAACTCTCGTCTAACAGCTTATTTAGCGGGAAGTGTCTGGTTTGAAAGATATGTCAACTCAGCAGGGATTATTGGTACAACTTACTTATTTGACGCAGACGATCTACTCACACGAGTAAATGAAAAACTGGACGTCTGGAAGCTAAACGGCTTACGAGTCACTCAAACCCCTTCCAGTCAAATGAAGGTAGATTGTATCCTTCCAAACAGTAAAAGGTTGAAACTTACAAACAATGTCCTGATAGGGACTTTCAACGGTGATGAAGCAGAGTTTGAGGATAGAGAGTTAAAAGTTCAAGAATATGACTATGAAACCCTGGCTGAGGTGCACCAGGAGTTAGTTTTAGACTTATTCCATGCGATCGCTCTTTGTGATTCTTTCAGCAGTCTCAAAGCAGATACAACAGAAAAAGAAGCTTGGTTGTGGTGTAGAGAAGGAAACTTATACCTTACAGCAACAGAACGAGATGGGAGTCAAGGTTCTGGGCTGTTGTGTGTTCTAATTGGTACTGTAGGTGGAAGGGACTGGGATTTAGGAGTAAGAGGTAGACACATTACTCGTACAACCTTTGTTTCCAAACCAATCTATTCAGATGAGGAAGTAGGACAAGGAATTGAACTTAGATACTCTCAAGAAGGAAAAAGGTTACATATAGTTGGCAAACAAGGTCATGCCAATATACCAACCATTGATGGTTACAAGTGTCCAGCTTTATCAAGAGGAGCAGCCGCTCACTTCTTTAAAGAAGGTAAGGGGCTACAAGTAGAAAAGAAAGGTTATAGGGTTTTTGATTTGCAGGAGCTAATTAACGCTGTTCAGATATGTACTCCTAAAAAGAACGCCACTCGCAAGGACATAGTAATAGAATTTATTGAAGGTAAAGCCATTTTATCCAAACGCTCTGACAACAAGAAGTCAGAGCGAGCTGAGGTTATTCCTCCTTCTACTGATGGATTAGATAAAGAATGGATGCCTATAGTAGTGGACCATTCTTATCTTACAGATGCTCTAAAGTCCTTAAAGACTTACATTACACGCCAACAAAAGCTAGAGGGTGGAGTTATGTCTGACTCTTTTGACTTCGAGCAGATAGAAGAAGAGGAAGAAGTAACTAACAAGATGTTCGTTAAGCTCTCCCAGGCTTCTAATATTAAGACAACAGGGCATCACTTACTCTATTTACAACCTCTTAATCGAGATGGCTGTGTAATAGTCCTAATGGTTCAAACTAAAGAAAGAACAGAAGACCTCAATGAGTCAGACTGATAGATATAAGAATACCTACCCCGATACAACTCCTTGGAGTAAAAAAATATTTCTTCTAAAACAAGGAGATATTTTGCGGAAGGAGGGAAAGTCGTTTCTAGTCAAACAAGTTATCCACTCAAAGCTAGAAGAGCAGCCAAGGATTGTGTTAGAGGAGCAGGATAGCAGTGAACATAAACCTTAATGACTTACCTAAAACTTATCAAAGGGAATCCCACAGCTTAATCCGAATAGACCCAAAGTGTGAGCAGTGTGAGCTTGGTAAACGTAAGCAAAGACTAAACAGCTTTCTGAAAGCTAACCAAGATGCTCACTACACTGTAGGAGGAGCAGGACCAGATGACCTTAGCAAAGTAAAGTTAATAATTTTAAGCTGCCATCCAGGGCATTCTGAGAGCCAAGAGAGAAATCTTTACCCTATGGTTGATTTATCCTTGCAGCAAAAGGAACGTAGGAAAGGTTTGCTGCGCCCTCGTAATGCAGGTGGTTTTCTGAGAATGGCACTTAATTTAATGTTCGGATTAGACACTTATACAGATTGTTGGTTTACTAATGCTGTAAAATGTAACCCCTTTGACCAGAAGATTATTGAAGCTAAACACATCAAGCCCTGCGTCAGCCATTGGCTGACTAGTGAGTTTAATATCTTAAACGAGTATTGTCCTTCTGTTCCTTTATTGGTAGCTGGTACACAGGCTTTTAAAGCTTGCAAGATGCTCTACAAAAGAGAGTTGTGGATGCAAGAGTGGGGATTGAATGGTTGCCGGCGGCGAGCTGGGTTAATGCTGGGTAACAGACCTGTAGTATTTACAGAAAATACTACCAAGATATCCAGAGCTGAACCCCGTATTGAGAGTGAAGTAGTTACCAAAGATGGTAGAGTAACTATCACAAGAAACGAGTGGCTTTACCCGCCGCTACCTGGCACGCCTGTTGCTTCTTTTATAAATGATTTGAGGTTCTTGGAGCCACTGTTAAATGGATAACACACCTTGGATACCTTACGCCCCTGAGACTCTCCCTAAAGAAGGAGGTCACTACTTAGTTTATAGATGTCTATGGAATAATGAGACTTTTATAGCTCAACCATTTAAAGATGGTAAGTTTGCTTGCTTAGGAGCTTTAGCCTACATGGAGATACCACTAATACCACAGGAGTTTAAACTATCAGAATGATCACGGAATTAGGAAAGCTTTACAGACCAGTAACCACGCGTCCTGAAGAGGATGGTAGATACTTGACAATTATTACTACAAGCAGTGGAGACGAGGCAACAGTCCAGAACTTTACAGATGGGTGTTGGGGTCTCCCTTATAAAATTAAGGCTTGGATGCCTATTCCACCAGTACCTGATAACTTTAATGAAGTTTGCTTCCTAAATGTAGGTAATGAACTTGAGTTAGAGGAAGGTGAAACCGGAAGCTTAGTAGTTCACCCTCCAGAAGGTGCTGATGGGGCAAGTATAGAGGTAGTTGTCAGAGTAATAGAAGATTTAGTAGTTAATGGAGAAGAAACGCCTTGCTTAGACGTATATCTTAAGGCTTATTTAGGAGAGGCTAATCTAGCTATGGGTAAGCCTTGCTTTATGCCTTTTAGAGCTGCTCAAAAAGTTCTTGATGCAGAGTCTAAAGTTAAAGAGAAGTATGGTGCTGCAAACCCTGAGTTAGTTTTGAAAGTGTTAGAAGAACAAGCAGAACTGGAAGAAGCTCAACAGAAGTTAATACAAGACGTATTTGGGGTAACAGATGCTGATTAATGTAGATAAATTGTGGAAGCCTGCCGATGAACATCCAACTGACTCAGGATATCACTATTGCATAGCTGAGACAGAATCAGGTTGTGAGTTTAGACAATTGCTTTTCTTCTCAATAGTTCACAAATGCTGGGAGGGAGTTCAAACAGATACAGTTAAGTTCTGGCTTTCTCATTTACCTTCTCCAGGTAACAATAAATTCATATCTATTCCTAGTGAAGTAATCCTTGAAGAAGATGAGTTAGCCATAGTGGTAGTCAAACCGCCAGAAGGTGAGAAAGGAGTTGACATTGCAGTGCTAGTAGAAACAAGAGACTACAGAAGTGCAGTCTTATCTCACCTTCCTTCTAACGTAAAGGTATGGCTAAGACCATATGATTCAGACCAAGATGTTAATTTAGATACAGCAGCAGCAAGCTTCTTAAAAGCTAAAGAGCAAATGGATAAGGAAGAAGAACTTTACAAAGATGACTAATCCAGCAATCAATGAGATATTCAACTCTAGTAGGTACAGAGAGTTATCACTTGAACTGCCTTGTTACAAGGCTATTCATGCAGCCTTTAACGAAGTAGAGCAAGAGATAGACCAACTATCAAAAGAAGAACTCCTGAACATCTTAGATAGGGTGGCTAATAACTATAGAGGACAGGGCGTAGACTTCGACGATGATGAAAGAACACCTCTTGGTAGAGCTCTAGTAAAGATGTTTTCTCCAACTTTAAAAGGTTATCCAGATCAAGGTACAGAACAAGAGCAAGTTGCTTGGGATGAGAGATGGTGTGAAGAGGTAGAAACACCTTTTTACCAAAGATACGGGTTCTATCAAGAGATTTAATAACAATGACCAACCAACTCTTACTAATTGACCATTACACAGAATTAGAAGAGTTTGAATTAGTAGAAGAGCAGTTACTTACTGCTCTTCCTGCTTACCGACTTTATCTAACCAGAACTAAAGAAGCTTTCGCCCAACTAGGTGCAGACTTTGAGCCACGTCCTTACCAGTGGGAGTATGCTGCTCTCATGGCAGTACGCCGCCGCAACATCATGGCTTACGAGATGTCACTAGGAAAGACTTTAATAAGCGTGCTTATGCTGCAAGGTATATACCAAACATTTCATAGCCGCCGAGCTGGTTGTATACACCTTCTAGTTCCCAACTTACTAGCCGCTCAACGCTGGGTAGAAGAGCTAGAGCGATCGCCAACCATGCAAGAACACTATGAAGTAATCAAATCAGAGAGAGACTTAGATAACTGCACAAAGCCTATTATCATCTACTCCCTAGACTTTCCGAAGAACCGCTCTAAGCATAGAAAAGAAAGTGCTAGACCATTTATCAGTCGTAGGTTAGCCAATCTTTTCAGACCAGCTACTATCATTATTGATGAAGTGCATAACTGCCAACCAAAGACAGCCCGTACTGAGCAAATAAAGTATTTGCTCAACAGAGCTAAGAGAGTTTTAGTGTTGACTGGTACGCCTTCAGAGGGCAAGCTAACAGAGATTCATAATCTTTGTGAGTTAGTTTATGGCAAAGTCTGGCCTTTCACTAGTGCCCAAGCGTTTGCTAAAAAGTTTGGCACTAAAGAACAGTTAACTACCAACTATCTGTATGGCTCTAGACTACAAGAAAACTCTAACGTCAAGTATCTACAGAAATTAGACTCGGAAAAGCTGGTAGAGTATTTCACTCTGATTAAGAGATTCATCCACCGAGTTAAACTCACAGATCCGCAGGTTAAAGATTGTATCAAGATACCAAACTGTCTAACCAAGATTCATGGCGTTACTCCTACACCTGAACAGAGAGCTACTCATCTAGATTACACAATCAAACACCAGAGAGCCTTACTAATGGCCTCTCAAGCTGTTGGAGTAAAACAGAAAGCAGAAGCATTAAGACTACTATTTCCTTTAATAGCTTTGTGTAATCATAATCCTGAAAGCCCTAAACTAGAAAGGTTAGGTGAGGTGGTAACTTCTTCTACAGGGAAGGTAGTAGTCTTCTGCACTTACATCAAGTCAGCAAACATAGTTACTACTTACCTTGAAAGTCTTTTAGGTAAAGATAAAGTAGTAAGAATCTATGCTACTGATGAGCAAGCTGAGGTTAAAAGTATTTCCGCAGCCCAGAGAGTAGAACTAGTAGACCAGTTCCAGTTTGACCCCAATATCAAAGTTGGAGTATTTGCTATTAATCTAGCTAGTGAGTCCATTAACCTAACTTCCGCTAGTGATGTAATTTACTACTGCCCACCTTGGGGAGTTAAAAAACTCAGGCAGTCAATGTACCGTGCCGTCCGTCCTGGTAATAGAAATGAAGAGGTGGTTCTACATTACATTTATCATAAGGGACTGGTAGACGAGCATCAGGTTGTTCTAGCGACACAGAAGATTAAAGGTAGTAGATTGCTAGAAGACTTTGACCTAGAAGCTGAAGATAGTACAGATATGTCTCAAGCAGACGTGCTGAGAAGATTATTAACAGCTGGGCGATAAAAAAAGAAAAGGGAGGGAGAGTTATGAAATTTATGAGTTTGTCAGATATGCCTGAGGAATTTAAGAAGGGATTTTTAGAAGCTACTTCAAACCCTCTTAGACCGTTTGCACCAATGTTTATAGAAACAAATGAGCAGACAGATAATGCGCTGGCATTTTTAGCATCAGCTTCTTTATTACTTAAAGAAGCAAAAAATGTAGAAGATGCGGGAGAAGCTTTAAGGTTGTTCAAGCTAACTGCAGAAAAGATGCAAGATATTTATGAGGAACTTGCTAAAAAGTTAGAAAGGATTAATAGCTAGATGCACAATCATCCTTATACCAGATCCCCCAAAAGGTGGGCAGATTACTACTGCGGCTCTGGAACTAATCAAGCAGAAGTTGATTATCTCAAAAGAATAGTAACTAAAGGGGCAAAAGCTCTACCTCGTTCCTTGTTTATTACAGGGAAGTCAGGCGTTGGCAAAACCTCTTTAGTCTTACTTCTGATTCGATCTTTTAGGTGTCTTAACAGAGTAGAAGGGGAGTATGAACCTTGTGGAGAGTGTGAAGCCTGTAAGGACATAGATGTTAGGTTATCAGACCGCTCTATGAGTGGAGTAGTCTGGGTTCAACCTGGAAGCTATACCGAGGAGACTATTAACCAAAGTGTTAAGAACGCTCTTCATGCTGCTGCTAAAGGTGCAACTAACACAGGAGACCCTAGCCGCGATGTACTGTTCGTCGTGTTTGATGAGTGGCAGGAGTTCGCTAGAAACCTTCGGCAGCAAGTTTTACTTCGCACAGAGCTAGAAGTACCCGGTAATCAAGTTTGTTATATCTTTCTAACTATGAAAGAGGAAGACTTAGCAGAGGAAGACCGGACAGCTTTGATAAGAAGGTCAGCTAGTGGTGTTATCAGACTGGGAGTAATAGAACCAGAAGCTATCGCAGTATTTCTGAGAGCAGCCTACCCAGACTTGAACCCAGAAGCTGCAAGTATATTAGCAGAAGGCTCTAAAGGTAGAATAGGGGTGGCTACTGCTTTGTATGATTCTTGCATAGAAAAGTTTGAGACGGTTACACCAGAAGTAGCAGCATACACAGCTCAGAGAGCAAGAGGTGAATGGCGCTGGACTTTATGGGAAATGCTACAGAGTAAAAGTAACTTTCTCTATACAATGCACTATACAAAGCAACTTTTAGAAAGAGTAAGTCCAGAGCAGCTTTGTAAGCAGATGCAGGATGACATTCTTACCTCAGCAGCTATGGTTAATAATCTATCCGAAGACCAAATAGTAGCATTAAACCTTCTCACACAATATGAGGTTAAACTAACTAACTTCATTACTTATGTGACTCAGTTGTATGGAAAGAACTTAGTTCAACGAGGAGCTTGCATCCAAGATGAAGATCATGGAGTAATAAACTATGTTACTAGCTGAGGTTCTACCACAGCTTAGAGCCGGCTGTGTTTATCTGACTCTGGGTACTATAGAACAGATAGCTTGGATTTGTAGAAAGTTAAGGCTAGAACCTGAACTTTTGTACGAGCCATCTTCAGACCAGATTCGTAAAGCTCTAGAGTACCCAACTTTTAATGACGCGGCATTTGTTATTCAACCTAAAGAGTTAAAAGGTAGTGGCATTAAAGGAACAGTAACCAGCGAGTTTCTTTTACCCACAGACCCTTTCTTCTTTGTTCACCCAACCAATTATGCTTTTATAGCTGTCACAGAACTCTCAGCAGAGATCTCTGATAAGCTGGCTGGGGCGGCTAAAAAGATAGAAGGTGGTTGTTATAGAATCTTAGACCTCAGAAGAATAGAAGACCTCCCCGCCTACCCCTACGTAGCTTTGCATGAGTTAGAATATGGTAAGAACAGCTTTTCTAGAACTAACTCACTAAGCTACGAGCAGTCGCTTGTAGACTCGTTAACCACTATAGAAGGGGTGGCACAGTGGGGTTCTTTCACCAAGGGAGAACTAAGAAAGTGGTTTGTCACTCCAGGAATATCCGAACCTATTTTACTAAAAATAGCTAAAGCGCAGGGGCTGGTACCTTTTATCAATCCTTTCTGCCATTTAGTAGAAAAGCATTGGTCTAGTAATAGACAGAGTGTGTTTCTAAAAAGGTTTGCACAGTGGGTTTATTTTTCCACAGAGTATTGGGCTGTTAGCGGATATCCAGGACTAACAAGAAAGACAGCACCTAAAGGAGAAGGAGTAAACTTTTACTTCAATCCTTCCCCCAAAGCTAAACGAAAATGGCTTGCTATGGCAGGACTGTAGCAAGTAGGTAAGAAAAAAGAAAAGAGAATGGTAAGAAAGATTAATGGAAGAAATTCAATACAGTATACAGTCTAGCTTGACAGTTGAAGATATGCTCAACTGGTTTAAAAAAGTGATAGAAAGAAGCCCAGAGCTTCTGCCAGTAGCAGAATTTTCCAAATGTGATTCCACTAAGGTAGAACCAGAAAAAGAGTATCTTTCTTACAATTTAATAAAAACGTCAAAAGCTTTTCTCTCAAGAGTTTCTGATGGTTTTATTGGCAAAGAAAACGTAACAGAAAGAAACTTTGAAGGATGTTCTAACTCAGACTACGACCACAAAATCTCTATAAGCGTAGCTACAGGGCATAATCTAGGAGAGCCTCCTCAAATGCCTATAAAGAGTCTGGTAGAAGCTATCTTTTACGAGTACAACACCTGTTTAAAAGTTCTCAAAGAAGCTGCTGAAGAGTTTTCAAATGGTAGACCATACAAGATATACCAGATAAAATCTTGGGAGAGTGCCACTAACGTTGGGCTAGAGATGACAGTTAGTGTAGCAAGAGTAGTTCTTCATAACACTTTCCAAGTGGTTTACGAGAAAGTAAGCTAGACTAGCTATTCAACACGAATAAAGTTACTCATGTTGAAAGAAAAAAGAAAAGAGAAAGAGAAATCATAGGAAAAGTATAAATGACTACAACATCTGACTTAGCAACTTTTGAACCAGAAGAGTTAATATTTGAAGAAAACCCTGAAGTATTACCACAAGCCCTGCGTGAAGGTCAGCGTCAAGACTTTGACAACACTTGGAGAGCTCATCGTGAGTGTTCAATCAAGTCTCTTAATAAGTTCGATTGGGCTTTACCTACTACCAAGAAAGAGCGAGAAGAAGGTGCTGGAACTTATAAAGAAGTATCATCACACTTCTCTCATCACTTCTGTGCTGTAAGAGGGATTGTCTTAGGCTTTCATTATGGTGCTTCGTTTGATGATAATAGTGACCCTAAAAACTTTAAGAACATCTGCCGTACTACTCGTTTAGTAGAACATTTAGGTAAAAATAGTACAGATACCACCGACAACAATCCTCTCAAGTTTCCTTTTGAGCGGATGTACCAGAACAAGAATAATCCTCATGTATTTAACCCTCAGTTAGATAAAGAGCACATGGTTCTATATGGTAGTCGTCCTCCTATCGGAGCAGATCCTAACGCAAGTTTTAGCACTCCCCGAACTTGTAAGTCTTGTGTAGAAGCAGGGGAGCATTATCTACATGGTAAGCCAGAAGGAACTGGTGGAGACCCTGAGTTGTTTAATGACAAGAATGCTCAGTTTGCTAAATGCAGTATGGGTGGTTATGCCTTAATAGCTGTCTTCCAGTTAGGTATCTACAACTATGATATTGATACTGAAAAAGCTACTATCAAATGGGTAAGCATTGAGGATGCCAAGATTAACACAATGGAAGGAGATCAGAAAGTTCCTTTCAAGCGTCCATTCATTCTCAAGCTGAAAGGTTTATCCAAGTCCCAGCACGCTGGGATTGGTACTGGAACATTCGACAGAAACGTAGTACCAGACCCTCACATTCCCTCAGAGATTTATTCTACAGGTGAATACTTCAAGTACCTGCATGACCAGAACTATACTGGTACACGCCACCGTGTTCTGCAAGGTGGTCAGTTGTGCTATCCAGTAGTAACAGAAGTGCATTGTGGACACCTAGAGAAACAGCAATATGGTCAAGACTACATCCCAGTATTCCACCCTGTCTCTGATAAAAATGTAATTGAGGCTGAAGCAGGCTGGACTTCTTTAGACTGGGTACGTCATGCTATGTCTATTCTAAAGCTAGAGCGTGAAGTAGCTAATGGTAAGACTAGTTTTGAGTCTGCTCCTAGAATGCCTGCTCTGCAAGCTGTAACTGAACCTGTAGTTACTAAACCTGTAAGCTCTTCAAGTGTTGGAAAAACCAACCCAGCTCTTTTTAGTGCCTTCGCACCAAAAGTAAAGACATTAGAGTCAGTTGAGTAGTTCTAATCTGTGAAGTTAAGTTAAGGGGAGCTGAGACTCCCCTTTTTAATGCCGTGATAAAGATAGTTTTTAATGGGGCAAAGGCTACTGTAATAAGTAAGGAGCAAGCAGGTGGTCTAAACCTAGACTACAAGCTTAAGCAGCTATTACAGTGGATAGACAAGAAAGTAGAAAGAAATAACTACTACCAGAAATGGAATCCAGCAGACCCTAAAAGAAGCTGCTACGACGTTGGAACCAGTTCGTTTCCCACTGGGTTGTTGCCAAGAGTAATAGAGTTTTTAGTAGAGATTGGAGAACCCTATGAACTAGAGTGCTTATACCAAGCAGAAGCTTACACCCCCTGGAAGTTACCTGAGTGGGCATGGGATCATCAAGAGTTAGCAGTTAAGACAGCTATTGACTTCCAACGTTGTATGATTAGCTCCCCTACAGGTAGTGGTAAGAGCAAAACTTTAGTATGGGTAGTCAAGCAATACCCTACCCAGAAAATCCTCATTACTGTACCCCAAATAGCCTTGCAGAAGTCTTTAGTAAAACAACTATCAGAGTTTCTTGATGAGCCTATAGGTCAAGTAGGAGATGGTAAAGAAGACTGGCAGCGTGTAACTGTAGGTATTATCAATTCGCTGTTCTCTCATGCTGGGGGTAAGTTTAAGTACAACTTAGCTGAAACAGAAATTCTAATAGGCGATGAGTGCCACACAGGTTCTTGTTACTCTTACCAGACTATTGGCGAACATTGTCCCAATACCTTCTTCCGGTTAGGATTGTCAGCCACAGCGTACTCAGAATCAGGAGCTGATTTACTCCTAGAAGGTGTATATGGTCCACTAGCCTTAGTCATACCAGAAATGGAGATGGTTGATAAAAAAGTTATCCATAAACCTAAAGGAAGATTTATTAAAGTGCCTGCATCAGTTACCATTTACTCAAACGCTGTGATGAAAGGAGGTAAAATAGTTTATCCTGATAAGCCAGAGCAGCGAGAGGTTTATCTTACAGCTATCTGTAGAAATAAAATCCGCAACGAACTGATCGTCAGAGTAGTACAAAAGTATTTAGAGTGTACATCTGATAGTCAAGTGCTAATTCTAGTAACAGAGATAGATGAACATGGGCTAATACTTCAAAAAGAGTTTGCCAATACAGGTTTAGATATTCCTTTTGTGCATAGCAATACTAAACTGCTTAAAAAAAAGGAAAGGGAAAGTATACAAAATGCCTTTAGTAACTGTCAGATGAGAGTATTGCTTTCCTCGCCAGCATTAAACGTAGGGGTAGACTTTCCAAGTATTGGGTTAAACATTAATGCTGCAGCTGGAAGCGGAACTATTGGAGTAACTCAAAAGACAGGTAGGGGAATCAGGATAGACCAATCTAAACGCAAGACTGCAGCCTTTCAAATAGACTTCTGGGATGAAGAACCTCATTACTACCTAAACCAAGCTAGAAAGAGGCTTACACATTTGAATAAGCTATATCCTGATAGCAGTAAGGTTGTAACTGAGGAAGAGTTGTATGCCGAGTTTATTGGACTTAGACAAGCTACTACAGCAAGCTCAAAAGATTAGAAGCTCTGTAGAGTCTATAGAAGTAGTTGAAGAAATTGTTGCAGCACCAGAAGAAAAAAGAGAAGAGCAAGAGCAAAGATTGATAGTAAGCCCGCGACTTGCCTTTATTAGGTCAGTTCGTCATGCGCTGTGGGCGGGCTTATTAAATCTAGAACCAAACTTAGTAGAACAAATAGATAAAGTATTAACCCCACAAGTAGTAGGTGAGTTAGTCGTACCTGAGTCGTTTGACATAACTGTGTTGCAGCAGATAGTTGAGAGTGTTGACTTCAGGGACTTTGAAAGAGCAAACAATATTAAGACTTAGATGTTAGTAACAGTAGTCAAAGGAAGATCAAAAAGCTGTTGGTATAAAGAGGGCTGGGTGATAAGGTGTGCCAAACGAAAGCTTAAAGATGGAAAAACAGTATGCCATGTTGGGCGTAAAGTTCTGAATAGAAGCTTTGAGTATGCTTCTGAAGCAATCAGGCACTGTGTACTAAAGATGAACATACCTGAGTACAGAATAGTTCTTGGGGAAGATGTCTATTTGGATATAAAAGAGCAGGAGAAGCAAGAACTAACTTTGCTATTAAGAGAGCAAAGAGTTAAAGAACTAGCAGACCAATTTCTGCCATCTGCCACAAGCCTAAATAACCTAAAGCTTAAATATCCAGGCATAGTAGAACAGAGATTATTAGTTTGCCTGTCCATAATAACAAGTGCTGAAACTGTATATAGAAAAGCAGTTGGCAATGCTTTTTACTGGCTGGAAGAAGATATTAAACGTTTCGACAAAGATAATTAACAATCAATAATAGGGAAATAAATAATATGGCTCATCAATTTGAAAGTGGATTCTTTGTTAAAGAACCGACTTGGCATGGTTTAGGAACAGTTCTAGAAGATAAAGTCTACAGCACCTCTGAGGCTTTGAAACTAGCAGGGGCAGACTGGAAGGTGTCTTTACACCCTGTAAGCTCTTGTGGTCAAGAGATACCAGATAAAAAGGCAGTCCACAGAGACGATACAGGAGCATACCTGGCAACTGTAGGGAAGGTTTACCGACCTATTCAGAACGAAGATGCTTTTAAGTTCTTTGACCCCTTTCTGCATGAGAGAGATTGTTATATCAGCACAGCAGGGATTTTAGACTCCGGGAAAAAGTGCTGGATCGCGGCAGAGATTGAGAACTCAGAGACAGAAGTTATTGAAGGTGATCGCATCAGGAACTACTTGCTACTAGCAAACTCCCATGACGGTAGTATGAAAGCTATTGTCAAGTTTGTTTCTGAGAGAGTAGTCTGTGCCAACACTTTAAGGGTGGCATTAGGTGAAAGCGGAGCATTTAAAGCTATCTCGCATAACTCTAAAGCTGCTATTGCATTATCCGAGATTCAAGCTTCTCTTGATATCTGTCGAAAGAGCTTTGACAACACAGTTGTAAAGTATCGTCAAATGGCTGCTACTAACATTAGCACCAAACAGTTCCGCAACTACTTGGAAGACTTGTTTGTGAGTGACTTGAAAGCTGCTAGTAAAAGATTAGAGACTACCGCTGAGTTAGAAGACCTACGTTCTTGCAGAAAGATTCTAGCTGTTTATAATAGCTCACTTGATCTACAGGTTGATGGTGTGCGTGGTACTGCTTATGCAGCCTTCAACTCGTTGACGGAGTGGGTTACTCATGCTAAAAGCTCTAATAAAGATAGCAGATTCAACTCTATATGGTTTGGCAGCGACGCTAACTTCTTAGCTAAAGCTGAAGAACGCGCACTGGCAATGGTTTAAAATAAAAGTCTCCAGGAAAGTATCTGTTATTAAATACTTTCCTAGAGATAGAGATTATTTATTACATGGAAGTAAAGAAAATGATGAGATTTATTTGGATAGGAGACCAGATACAACTTGAGGAAGATACCGGAGAGCCAGCAGCTACAGATTTTGCTTTTTGGAATACTTGTATCAACTGCTTTGTAGAAATTAATACTGTTTGTGTATTTCATTCTGTAGAAGATTTTGTTTTAGCCTGTAAAGGTAGTAAAGAACTCCAGACTCAAAAGAGATTGCTAGGACTTATACCAGACAAATTATTCGCCCCTAATAATTATGACCACTACCTTACAGAAATAGAACAACTTGCAAGTATTGAAGAAAAAGAAAAGGGTAACACACTAACAAAAACAAGCAAATGGTTAAAACTTCTTTTAGATAATCAAGCAGACCAATGTTAATAGATCAATGGCAAGAGTTTAGCTCCCGCAGTGAATTAATGTACCAAGCAGGTATTCATCAAGACTTTTATCCTTATAGCAGTCCTATTCCTCATTTACAACTTAGAGGTCAAACAATAGAGACTCAAGGTAAATTAAAGCAACTATTAGAAGGTAAAGACTTACAATACATAGCGTGTAGAGAGCAGAAGAAGCACAAGGACTCTGAATTGTTCCCACAGTGGGCAGCTTTTCTTATTCTCAGAAATGATGGCTTTATAGCCAAAAGCTCTAGACAATCTCGCTTTGATATAGCTCCACAGCTTCCGGGATGTATTTTAGTCTTGAATATTCATAAAGAGCATCACGTTATGCGAGACACTAGAATAGACCTGTACCAACCAGGGTATTGGCTTGCAGCTATAGTAGAATTTGAGCAAGAAGACCCACCAGACAGAAAGTTGGTAGTAGAAATATTCACAGAGTTTTTGAGGAGTTTAATAACATGAAAGCATACTTGCTGACTGTATTAATAAACGATCACGATAACCTTGGAGCAGAAGGTATTGAAGAAGTCTTAAGTAATGCTCGTTATCCTAACCACTGCATAAACCCCATAGTAATAAAGGTGAAAGAAGCAGAGATTGGAGAGTGGCATGATGACCATCCTCTAAATGGAGGGGATAACTTAGAAGAAATTAAGAGACTATTCTCAGATGATTGACCTGATAAAAGCATCATTAGAGTTTCTAGGTAAAAGAACTCGGCTTATTATCTTCTTTCTTCTTTCTTCTTTTTTTACCATTGTTTTTTTAAAAAAACAGGCTCAGCATCTGTTAATCTTTGTCTTACTGACATAATAAAATCTGTAATCAAAGAAGGTAACTAAATGTTTGAAGCCGCACCGCTATTATTTTCTACACTTATGAGCTTTATAGCCTATCTAGTTAGTTTGTTTGTACAGACTATAACAAACCAAAGTAGATTCTGGATAGTAGTAGGGACGTTTGTAATAGCCTGGGTGTTTGCTGTGTTTATTAACCCACTAACAAAGAAATAATGAAATTATTTAACTCTCCTGAATTTAAAGGAGTGTTCACTAAGAGCTGGTACGTGGCTTGGCAGCCTAACAGAAAAGCCTCTACCAGTTTCTTTATGCCCTCTGTAGATAACAGAACTTACAGTTCTTATCTAGCCGCCTGGGCTTTTGGGAAGCTTTTGCTGGTACTTCAAGGTGGTGTATATCTTAAAAAGAGCGATCGCCTGCCAGCCTTAGCCAAACTTGCCACAGTACCTAACAAGATAGTAGAAACTATTGTTTATAAGTCTGAAGTACAGCAGCAAGTAGCTGATTGTGTGAAGACACCCTACAAATTAGAGGAGTCAAACTTTATCTTGCAAGAGGAGGATTTTGATGAGTGATAGTATTCTTACAACTAATAGCGACCTACTACAGCTTTGTTTAGATAAGTTCTGCACTTACAATAAAGCTTTAGAAGCTAATCATTACAATGGAGGTGAGACTTTTGTTATTAGAAAACCTCTATATGAAAAGGTTGCTCTTGAAGCGTATAGTTTGTTAACACCGCCAAGGTTGCTAAGAATTAACTACTCAGAGCATCAATTTGTTCTTAGACAGTTACCTTCTGGCTACTATGCTTGGTGTCCTACAAATCCGGTTGACATGACAGAGTTGATAAATCATCAGCAAGCTAGAAGACAAAGCTGGTTAGACACAAGAGTCTTGCAGAGGGTTTTCTACATAGATAAAGAGCATGAGAATGAAGATGTAGTAACTGAAGTAAAAAGAAATCTTCGCAAAGCTTTAATGAGCGAACTAGCCGAAAAAGTAGACTCTAGTAAAAAGTACAGGTTCCAATTTAAAGCTAATACTTCTATTGATGAGAGAGAGTTGAGTATAACTTTGTGGCTTTTCTACTGTGAAGAGCGATAAAGCTGCACAACCAAAACATTATTGAGCCCCACACTACCAGCTTCTTAGTTTAAGCTGGTAGTGTATTCACAGAGTTTAGAACAATGGTTAACCAAATTGCTCACACACCAACCGAAAAACAACAGTCTAATCACCATATTTCTGTAGAAACCGGCATACAAATAATTAAGCAGTATAAAGACACCGGTTATTTAACTTACGATGGTGCTTTAGTTCTTGGAGTGATAGGTTTATTTTTAACAGCTAACATAATTACTAATATAATTAACCTCGTAGAAGCAGGTGAGACAGCAAGAAAGAACGTTGTAGCCTATCTTAAACCAGAGCACTTTCAAGATAGAGAGTATATAGAAAATATTTTAAAAGAGATGCTGACTATATCACACTCAGACAGAGTGTGTTTGGGAATATTACATAATGGAACTAATTGGGGTAAACTACACTTTACAAAGATGACTGTAAAGTATGAAGCCCGCAGACAAGGTATTGAGTCTGTAAAAAATATTTTAAAAGATATAGATATAGAAAGAATAAGCGAAGAGATTAAAAGATACTCAGATGATAAGTTTTTAAACTTATCAATAGAAGACTCTACTCTTAGCCCAGGATGTATTGTTTATCTAGATAGTTTGGGAATTAAGAGCGTATACTCTCGTCTGCTATCTTCAAAAGAGAGCATTGGTAATAAGTTATTTAAGAGGTTTTTTAAGCCTAAAGAAGTGGGTGTTTACGCCATTCTTGAGATGCAAAGTCTAGCAGAAGAAGAAGAAGAGGATAGATATTCTGATAGTACCAAACAGAAGCTAGAAGAGTTATACAAAAAGTTACTATGGGCTATGGATAGAGTTCGTACAGGTAAGAGATTAGTAAGTAGATAAATTAGTAGCTTAAGACTGTAGGATTAGCACGTATATAACTACATCATAAAGCTTCAAAAAGTTTTATGATGTTTGTGTGTTTATAAATAAAAAAAGAAAAGAGAAAGAGTTCAAATCTTAAACTATGACCAAACCAAAAAAAGAGAAATATAAAAGCCTTTACAGACTTGGAGAGGGAGGAGTAATAACAGAGTGGATAGTAGTAAAGCGAGGAACTACTTACCTTTATGCTTTGGGAGTAGCCAAAGAAGAAACTTTTGGAGAGCAACAGTTGTTACCAGCTACGCCCTGTGACTGTAAAGGAAACATAACAAGCATAACAAAAGCTTGGTCTGCCACAAACGCTAGATGGCGTTTAGGTTACTTTTTTGCCTCAAAAGAGGATGCCGCTGAGTATCTACGTCTATACAAAGAATCTCAAAAGGAAGCTGCTGAACCAAAAGAAGATAAAGTAGTTAAGATTAAGCATTTAATGGAGCAGGCTCACCAGTCGCTTTGTGAGGCTGAAAGATTACAGGAGTCAGTAGATGAATAACCCACAGTACAAACCAATATGCCGAGCCAACGAACTGATCGTTGGAACTGGTAGGGCAATCATTATCACTGGCTGGACTCCTAAAGAGCGGGTGGCTAAGTTACTAGAACCACATGAGTACGCTTGTATTGGTAACTTATACAGCCCAATGTATGGCTTAACCCCGCTGATAGTTAACCTGTTAGCCAATCCTCATAACTGGGATGTTTATGTTCTGTCTGCTACAAGGCAAGATGAGATAGCAGGGGCTAGTCGTTGCTTCTATGACTTAATTAATGTTACTTCTTCCTTAAGAGAAACATTTACTAAAGAGTCTAACTACTATAAGCCAAAGTCTCAAGTTAATGGGAGGGTAGACTTAGTTGTGCCAGAAGAGTCTTTAAGAACAACTCTTAATAACTTAACCTACTTCACGCTGTTTTCTAATCTTGACACCCTTGTAAAAGATTTGAGAGAGCACAACAAGGTTCGCCACTACTTATTTATAGAAGGGTCTGACCCCTTTAAACAATATGCTGAACCAGTCATGGTAGAAGTACCAAAACCAGAATCCCCAACCCTTCCGGGAGATCTCTCTGGGCATCTAGTGAAAGGACAGACAGTAGCAGAAGTATGGTTAAAGGCTATTCACTTAATCAGGTCTACTGGTAGACTGACAGCCTCACAGTACGGTGAAAGACAGGAATTAATTCAAATGACTTCTGTAGTAGCAGCAGAGCCAGCAGACTTTCACTTTGAGCCTTGGCTACCTGTAACACCAGACTTCATGGAAGGCTATCTACCTTATATGGTTACAGGTGAGATATCAGAAGGCGTGTCTTATAATTATGGCTCTAAGATTAGAGCTTTTAAGTGGTATGAAGGTATCAAAGATGAGATTATAACCACAGACCAGATAGCCGAAGTAGCTAACAAACTTATAGCCAACCCAGACTCTTCTCAATGTACAATCTCGCTTTGGAATGTTGCTACAGACACTAACTCCAAGAATCCTCCGTGCTTGACTAACATCTGGGTGCGACTGATAGATAAAAGATTAATTATGATAGCTACCTTCCGCTCTCATGATATGTACACTGCTTACCCCAGTAATGTCATGGCATTGCGGCGGCTGCAGGACGTGCTATTAAAGTATCTGGATGACAGTTACATCGCAGGAGAACTAATAATCAATTCACAGTCAGCTCACATCTACGGTCATTCTTTCCAACATACAGATGATGTCTTGAAAGAACACTATCAACTAAAAGTTGATTACAGCGATCCAGTCGGTAACTTCGTAATTACAGTAGAAGACTTTGATGTACTGGTTACTCAAACAACTCCGGGTGGTCAAGCAGTCAGAGAGTATAAGGGCACTATTCCACTAAGACTGGTAAGACAAATAGCTGCGGCTAATCCAGGTATTCAAGCAGCCCATCTAGGTTACTTAGGTATTGAGATAGAAAGAGCTTGTCAGGCTTATGACAAGAGTGAAAACTACAGGCAGGATAGCGTATGAGTGTTGATGTAGACCTAATTCTTTTAGAGGCTGAAGAGTACAAAAGGTTAGAAGAAGAAGCAGCTAGGTATGGTGAGAGCTTTTATGACCATGCTTCCTCAGAGAACTGCTTTGACTTTGGTAGAGCAAGAGATACCCTGCCGGATTCTGACACTAGAGTTTGTGATTTTCTCAATGAACTTTCAGGTAACAAGGCTATGGACTTATTACAGACTCTACAGCAGCTTCACAGCTATGTCTGCTCACTAGATAGCTGGGATAAGATTCAAGACTACATCAAAAAGAACCCGAATGTAAACGTCTACTGTTGGGTACAATAAAAAAGGCAAGAGAAGGAGAAACAAGATAAAAATGAACAAAATTGAAAAGTTAACAGCAGAGCAAGAAGCACTCCTACCTGTCTACAGAGATAAATGGCTGAAGATAGGATTAAGCACAGAACCTTGCAATAGAAGTCTAGCAGAAAAAGCTGCTAAAGAAGCTTACCTAATAGCTGGGTTAAAACCTCCAGAAGAGTTTGTGTGGTGCGACTCTCCTTTAAGTTTAGTGATTACTGACAATGTGTTGAAAAATAAAAGTAAAGCTTCAGTCGGGGCTTCAGTCGGGGATTCAGTCAGGGCTTCAGTCGGGGCTTCAGTCGGGGATTCAGTCAGGGCTTCAGTCGGGGATTCAGTCTGGTATTCAGTCTGGGATTCAGTCTGGGATTCAGTCAGGGCTTCAGTCGGGGCTTCAGTCGGGGATTCAGTCAGGGCTTCAGTCGGGGATTCAGTCTGGTATTCAGTCTGGGATTCAGTCTGGGATTCAGTCAGGGCTTCAGTCGGGGCTTCAGTCGGGGATTCAGTCAGGGCTTCAGTCGGGGATTCAGTCTGGGATTCAGTCTGGGATTCAGTCTGGGCTTCAGCTTATGGCTCCCAAGATGCTTATTGGCTAGGTTTTTATAACTTCTTTTTAGAGGTGTTAAAAATTAAAGAAGCAGAAAAACTAAAACCATTAATGAATCTTGTAGATAACTGTGGGTGGTGGATTCCAAGAGAGAACATTTGTATTCTGTCAGAGAAACCTGTAACGTGTAATTTATTAGAAGGTGTAATTCACTCTGAAGATAGTCCTGCAGTTGCATACAAAGATGGTTTTTGTATTTGGGCTATTAATGGAGTTAAAGTAGATGAGCAAATAGTATTACACCCAAAAACACAAACGCTGGAGCAGATAAACTCAGAAGAAAATGAGGAGGTGAAGAGAGTCAGAATTGAACGCTATGGCTGGACAGATTACTTACAGCGGTCAAAGGCAGAAGTGGTAGAAACCAAGATTATCAAACTACAGTCTGGTACAACTTGGATGGAATCTTTAATGCAATTAAACGACATTAAAGTTCTCTGCACTTATGACCCTTCAACTGGTCGTCCTTACGCCCTAGAAGTTGATCCTAAATGCAAAACCTGCCAAGAGGCACAGCATTACCTACAAGCCCCAGAAGAAGCTTTTTCTGGCTTTTCGTTTAGACCAACAGAAACTTACCCAGTATTAAGGACTTAAAACTATGACAGCCACAACAGTAATTAAAGAGATTCTTCAGCACGGACAGACAAATGCTGATGATAGCACAAAAACCCCGGTATTTACTTTAACCAACAGCCGTTCAGACCAAGGAGATATTTACATATATAGGTTTGATTCTTTAGAAGGCTTCCCAGAGTTAAAAGAGTCAAAACCAGTTTATCAATTAGCACCTGGATCAACAAGAGGTAGTAGACATTGCTTAGACCAAGAATCTGTAAAAGAGGGTAAGTTTTATAGCTTACTCAATCCTAATGCTCTGCAAGGACCAGTTTGGGTAAACCCCAACCCTACTTTGTTAACACATCCTGAACATGGAGACCAAATTCTACCACCAGGTACTTATTACGTGACTTATCAAAGAAAGTATTCTGAAGAGTTAAAGAGAGTTCAAGACTAAAATTTAATACAATGGAGAGAGCTCTCTACCCTCTACTAAAATGGATGCTCAACAAATTAAAGAAGCTTTAACCGTTTCTAAGGTAGCTTCTCTCTTTAATATCCCAATCACTCCAGGACAAAGCTACCAACCTTGTCCTTTTTGTCAGTCTTCTAAAGCATTCAAAGTTTATTACGAGAAGGTTTACAAGTGCTTCCGCTGTGGAGCTAAGGGAGACGTGTTTACTCTGCTAGAAGATGCAAAACTCGCTTCATCCTTTAGAGAGGCGTGGCAGCTTCTTTTACAGCACGTTGATAGTACAGTAGAAACCAGAAAATACCGTGCTCGCTTGAAAGGTATGGATAAAGCCTTTAACATCTATCAAGAAGAACTAAAAAGCTCAAAAGACAGAGTAGCAGAGTATTGTTTGTCAAGAGGCTGGAAACAGACTCTACAGCAAAAAGATTTTGGTTTTTCTAACAGTTCTACTCTTTTACAACAGAAGGGTTTAGATAAAACTCAACTAGAAGAGCTAGGTCTGATGTGGTCTGCGGATAAAGAGATTTATGATGAGCATCTAATCTTTCCTATTCGCAACAGCAGAGGTTCGTTAGTTCACCTACAAGGTAGAAATCTTGGTGTAGACCCACAACGCCGCTGGCTGGCAGATAAAGGTACTCCCTCTATAACTAATTACTTATACAATCTTCATGGTATTAAAACTCATGATTATGCTGTGATAGTAGAGGGCATTAGTGACTGCCGGAGTTTAATGGAAATGGGAGAACCAGCGATCGCTACCTTTAATGTGAACATACCTTTACTACCTCATGCTAAGGACTTAAAACACTGCACGCATCTACTAGCAATATTTGACAGAGACAAGTATCCGCTAGGCACAGCACAAGCTGGACAATACAAAAGCTGGAGTCAGATTACTCCTTATCTGTGTGAGTTGGCTATTGAGCTGAGAATACCCATCTTTACTTGGAAAGTCCCAGACCTGCCCGGTATTAAAGACCTCAATGAACTGTTCGTCGCTATTGAGTATGATGTAGATACCTACAAGGACTTACTTAACAAGACTGTGATGCCGCTACACAGAGTGGCTCTAGAAGTCTTTGGTAAGAGTGAGGTAAAGCAGCATCATAGTTTGCTTTGGGCTTTGCATGAAGCTGTGGAGGAGCCTGTTGAGATAGAAAGGCTAGAAAGTTACATAATGAAGAAACATGAAAGTTGGAGGAGTTACTTAAAGTGGATAAACAGTTAGAACAAGAAGAATGGCGAGATGTAGCAGAGTATGAAGGGCTGTATCAAGTAAGTGATTTAGGTAGAGTTAGAAGCTTAGACAGAATAAAACTAACCTCTAATAAAGGAAGAGAATATCAGTCTGAGATTAAAGGTGTACTACTAACAGGAGAGCGCAGTAGCGGCAGTGAAAGAGTAATTCTAAGTAAAGAAGGAATAAAGACTTGGTTTCAACTTAGCAAGCTAGTAGCCTCAACCTTTCTAAAAGAGCCTAAAGTAGCAAGTCTTATTCATATAGATGGAAATCCCTTCAATAATGCAGTGACAAACCTTAAATGGGTAGGTAGTGTAGTCAAACCAAAAGAGAACAAAAAGAAAGTAACGGAAGTGAAGACGTACAAGACACTAGCAGAACTAAAAGCCGCTTATGATTCTGGTGAGATTAGTAAGGAAAACAAACTGCTTATAGACAATGATTATACAGCAGTAGCTATACCAGACCCTAATGATCAAGATGATTACATTACAGTATTTGGTGGGAGTTTCCCCTCAAAGCTATTAAGAGAGGCTCTAGACCTGTTAGGCATACCTAATGAATCCGCATGAAACAAATCTATCTAGCAATACAAACTGATCCTTTGCTAGTAGCTTGTCCATTAAACATATGTTGTCTGTGGCTAGTAGGAGAGATAACCAATCCAGTTCTACTAGCTCAACCAACCTTTGATGGCACACAGGAAGTAGTAATAGAAGCTATTGATCAGGAAGAAACTGCAGGCAATATCAAATACTTCGACAGGTTGATCCTTCCATCTGAGATAAACTCCACCGGCTGGCAACCATTGTTGACTAGGTTAGTAGAGTGGATGGCAGCTAAAGCATCAAGAGAGTATAGTCGGATAGAATTGGTGTTGAGTCGGCAAGACATACCAGCCAGTTCATTCTACCATTCAAAGTTTGATGCCAATTGTTTAGGTTCTTATCTGGCAAAGTGCTTATCAGACTACCGCAGGCAGTGGTTAATTGATGAAGTATACTCTAGCGGATATGAAAGATACAATTGGCAAGAGAATAGAGGAAGACTGACAGCAGACCATGCTTTTAGAATACTAGAGCACGGAGTTACTCATCTTCACATTAATGAAAGGTTGCCAGAAATTAGTAGGATTTGGGAAGAGAGTGCGCGATCGCTCTCAACAGAAACCATAATGTCCCGATACTCAGCTACAAACCCTCCGCTGTGGTGGAAAGACCTATTTCCAGATAAACAGTTTGGAGTAGTAGATGCAGTAGCTACAGGGCAGTATGAGCCAGAGTTTATGGAATGGCTAAATAATGTAAGAGTTTCAGAAATGCCTAGTTGTTTACAGAAACTAAAAGATATAGAGGATCTAAATGTCTGAAGACTACCAACAACTAATTGACCTAGTAGTAGCAGAAGGAAAAGTAAGCTTAGAGACTGCCACCCTTAATATAAATATCCTAACTATTCAAGAGGTAGAGTTAGGTAATAGCTGGTTTGCTCAAAGAGCAGAGTTTGGGGATTACATTCTTCCTCCTTCCTTTTTAGCAGCTTTGGTAAGAACCTGTGACGTTTACTTATCTTCTTTAAGATCCAAAATAGGTTATGGTGCGTTCTGATGCCTCAAGACCTTTTACATCTAACCAACAAGCTAGAAGACCTACTGAGCAGACAAGACCAGAACTTACCTTTAGTAGAGAAGTTACTACAAATAGACTTGATATCTTGTAGAGCTACCGAGCTTGAGTTAATCAGCAGTAACTTAGACTTGAGATGGTTCTTTCAACTAGGAGTAACTCTTCTGGACTATTACCTACTGCTAGTACCAGACCTACTAGTGCTACTGAAGCAAGTACCAGAAGAAAAAGCCAAGCCTATTAGTTCTTTACAAGAGTTAGCAGAGCATCATCTGTACAGACACAAGACTTCTACTATGATTAATAGCCGTCGCTCAGACTACCTCCAGCAAGCTATAAACTATCTTAAACTGAGAGAGCAGTTACGCCAGCAGGTTAAGCAATGTATCAAGTAGGAAAGTGTGTTATAGCTTTAGACCAAGCTTTAGAGAACACCGGCGTAGCCGTCTTTGATGGCAAAGCTATCTACACTACAGTGTTCAAAACCAAACCAAAGGAGTCTAGTAGCTTACGACTACACAGAATAGACTCCTTTCTTTGTAACCTGATAACAACTTTACAGCCTCAGCATATAGTTCTAGAAGAAAGCTATCCAGGTAGATTCAGAAACTCAGCTATGAGGTTAGCTCAAGTCTTCTGTACAGTAACCAATGCCTGTTACCGCCATCAAGTGACCACAACTATACTACACGCATCAGCTAAACAACCTAATAGCTGGCCGGCAGTGCTTGGCATTAAAGGAACTAAAGAATACTGTAAGAACTGGCTTTTAGAAATACATCCCCAAAAGGAAGATATTAAGGAATTAGAAGAACACGAATATGACGCAATCGGCATTTTATGGGCTAAAATGGTAGAATATAAAGCTTTTTCTTCAGAAGAGATAGCAACTATTCCAATCATTAGAGTATCCAAATATGCCCTCCTCGACTTACAGCCCCAGTCAAACAACCTCTTACACTAGATTGAGTAGCTTCCCTAAATGTCCTCTAAAGTATAAGCTTGCTTATGTTGACAGAGTAAAAGAAAACACTATTGAAGTTCTGGAGGATAGTTTACTAATAGGTAGACTAGCCCACGAGTTAATAGAGCAGTTCTTAAAAGGTGCTGCGAGAGAATCAGCTTTTGAGATAGTGTTACCAAAGTGGTTAGAAAAAGATTGTAAGCTGCCTTTAGCCAGTGAAGATGATGATGAGTTACAAGCTATAGGTATTCCCGCAAGGTCATTAATAGATTACGCAGTGGCTACAGGAGAGTTGTACCACCGCTGCTCAGCTAACTATTTAGAGGAAGATGCAATCAGAAATAGTGATGGCTCTGTTCCAAAAGATCCGATTAACTATCCTCCTGGACAAGTAAAGAAAGAATTGAATGCAGCAGGCCTTTACAAAACAGCTTTAGGGATTAACAATATAGCTACTCAATTAAACCCACAGTTTAGAAGATTGAACCTTTGCCAAATGGTTAGTAAAGCTGCTTGGTACTTTTACAACTTCCAAGTGCCAGAATGGGTGGCAGAAACCAAAGGCATAGAGCGTAGATTTGATGACTTGAATATGCCTTGGAAACGAGGCAAACACTGGTTAAGCGGTATTGACTGGGACTTTGTAACTAATGAAGGTGCTGTGGTAGTATGTGACCTTAAAACAGAGAAGGAACCTACTACAGGGTTAGATGTAATGATGCACCCACAGCTTAACCTATACGCCAGCCTATTCTACGAGCACACTGGTAGATTACCTGATTACATAGCTATTTATCATTTACCTTCTGGAGAGCTGGTAATGGCGCAAGTAGATGTTAATATTGTTGCTCAGACTATTAAAGGTCTGGAAATCATTGAGGATGAGATTCAGTCCTGTGAAGAGAGCAATCGCTGGAGAAAGCCCTTATCACCGGCTGAGTATGGCTCTCCTTGTTTTAGAAGAGACTGGCAAACTAAAGGTTTGGTAAGTGTGTGTAAATTCTTTAAACATTGCTGGCCAGATTACGCGTTTAATATTGAAGAAGAGTTAAAGGTTTTTGAAGGTAATGACTGAAAAAGATGATAAAGCAAAACATCCTTACGATGAAGAGTTCAAAAGATACTGTGAGAAAATAAGGTTTAAAGGACTAAAAGAACGTGTTGAAAATAACGCAAAAATAAAAGAACCCTACCCTCAAGGATTTGATGTTGTTATATACTACCCAGAATTAAATGATGCAGAAGGAGATATAAATGACTGCCAATAATAAGTGCTACTTCTCTATGACTCCTGAAGAAGTGGCAGGCAGTTATGGGATGCTAGGAGTCGCGGGCTTCTTAAATACCTTTAGCGACCCAAGGCAACCCCGGAGCTATTTAAGAGAAAAGAGAAATGAGTAAAAACAATATCAGCAAGCCACTTGTCTACTCTAAAAGGAAACTAGACTATGACAAGTTGGAAGGAATGGAGCTAAATGTAGTTATGGCTAGAAGAGGGAACCGAGTGCTTGAGTTCTCCTTCTGTCATGCTAGAAAGATATTTAGCTATAAAGTTTACAATACTGCTGTTACTTGTCTCTACTATCAGGGAACAGATTTAAATGATGCTGTGGAGGCTATGAATGAGTAATTTATCATCACCATTAAAAGAAACAAGGTCTTGCTTTAATTGTTCACACGCTCATGTTTGGACTGACAGAGATTATAATAACAAAGACTTTAATACGTTTGAATGTACACACCCCAATCTTAGTGAAGATGAAGATTGGGTAGAGCCAGAAAACTACGTGACAATGACTCAGGAAGAATTTGCTTTATACTGTGCTAGAAGCTGTAAAGACTATGAAAGAATAAGACCAAATGCCCAAACACAAAGCTGATATCTACTACGACGATATAGCAGAGTACATAGCTCAGAGAGCGGGGTTAACGCCCCAGCAAGCTACACAAGTAGTCTTTGCCCTCTCTGAGTTTATTGTTATATCTCTAATCAAAAGACTCAAGATAGTTCTTCCTCATATTGGTACTTTCAGAGTACAAGATAACAAAGTCAGAACTACTCTTAAGTTTGCTCCGACAGATAAACTGTATGAATGGTTAAAGAAAAGTTTTATAGGTTACAAGCCTGAGAGTATTGAATTAATACCTGCACTAACAAGCGTAGGAATAAATAATAAAAATAAACTTATAAAAAAAGAAGAGAGAAAGAAAGAAGAACAAGAGTTAGATAACTTACCAGAAATTTACCTTCAAGAAGTAGACCTAGTAAGATTAAGCTTCTTAGTTTACTTACAGCAACAGTTCCCTTACTTTCTACCTTGGGTAAATCCTATATCTAAAAAAGAATCTTCAGCTAATGAAGTTAAAACTGTGTTAGAAAAAATTTACACTCAAGTATGCCCAGAGGACTTTGCTTGCCTGTACCTTTTATGGGTGGGGTGTAACAAGCGAAGAGAGCTGGCAGTGTTTGAAGGTTATACACCAGAGTTATTAAAAAGGTCTTGGGGACGAGCAGTAGATGCCATACTGGTAATACTAGAGTTTAGGGAGATATCTCCTAACTTAGTAAAAGAATTATTAACAAGACCTCGGAGAGAATGATGGTACAAACGTTTGAACCACAACAGGAAACTTTGTCCTTAGAGAGGGCTCACAAAGCTGTAGGATACATTGAGCAACTAGAGTACATTGTAAAGTCTTTAACAAGTTTATCTGAGCTTGTAGGAGCAGAATATAGAGGAGAACTAAAGGCTGTAGCCACAAGAGCTGAAGCTTTATACCAAGCCTTAAATGAAACAGAGGAGGGGGCATCACTAATAGAAAATGGTAGGCAGTTGTCTACTATGTCTATGTCAAAGATAGAAAGATTAAAGCTAGGTTCTGAGATTGTCAGAATGAGAAACAACGGGCAGAACTACAAAGACATAGGGACTTACCTCGATATAGACCCCTCTTCTGTCTCTAAGTTTTGTAAAGCATACGATGCTTCTACGCCCGCTGAGAAAGCTGAATTGAAAAAGAGCTCTATCTTTGATATTGCAAATAACATAGAAGAAATGGGAGCTATGTTGTACAGACAACTAGCTAGACTTGAGAACACAGACCCAGAGCACCACGTTAAGTATGCTGCTGAGTTGAGGCAAACAATAGCGTTGGCTGACAAGTTTTTAGAAAAGAACTCAGCCAGACAGAAGATGGATACTTTAGGACAGCTTGTACTAGAAATATTGATAGATGAGCTGCCAGAAAAGAGGGCACAAGTCATAAAGAGGTTTGCTGCAGTAGGTTTTAGAGGAGCTTTACCTGTAAGTTAATTTTTTAGAACTGTCGGCTAATAACATTGTTTAAATAGTAGGTTAGAAAGAGTCCGACACATCAGAACTATGATTGTATGTCAATAGTAGACCCCAGATTTAACTATAAGCCCTTCGAGTATGAAGAGGCATATCAATACGGCAATACCCAACGACTTATGCCCTGGTTAGCCAGTGAGTGCGCGTTAACCGAGGATTTACTAGACTGGAAAGGTAAGCTAGATGCCAGAGAACGTGCTGTGGTAGCAGGCGTTCTGAAAGGCTTTACACAGTCAGAAATTATCATCGGTGACTACTGGTCAAACGTCTGTAAATGGTTTCCAAAGCCAGAGGTTGGGGACATGGCAAAGACTTTTAGCTTTTATGAAGTCGTGCACGCCGAGGCTTATAACTACTTAAGCGAAACATTAGGCATTAATGACTTTGAAGCCTTCTTACAAGACCCAACAGCAAAGGCTAAGTTTAATAGTTTAGTAGATGCTAGAGACCAAGATGAGCAGGATATAGCTCGCTCTCTTGCTGTATTTAGTGCTTTTGCCGAAGGCGTTTCTTTATTCTCTTCTTTTGCGGTTCTTATGCGCTTCCCAGCGTTTAACAAAATGAAGGGGTTGGGTACAATTGTAGAGTACAGCAGTCGGGACGAAGGCTTACATAGTGAAGCGGGTATATGGCTTTTTAATACTTATTTAAGCGAGAAACCACATCTTCGGACAGGTAAGCTAGAACAAGATATTTATGAAGCAGCAAGAACTTGTGTGAAGCTTGAGGAAGACTTCATAGACTCTATCTTTGAAGGTGGAGACTTGCTAGGTCTTAAAGCCAATGACCTCAAGAACTACATCAGAGCTAGAGCTAACAAGAAGCTCATGGAGTTAGGGTATAAGCCCGTTATTGAGTTTGACGCGGCTAGTGCCACTGCTATATCTAGTTGGTTTGACATCTTTACTGGTGCGGCAAGAAATCATGACTTCTTCTTGACCAGAGAAACCAATTACTCAAGAGGCGAAAGCTTCGACCCCAATGAATTAGAATTTGATTTTGCATTATAAGGATAGTAGACAGATGAGCGGCAACGAACAGTTCGTTTTGTATAAAGAGTTGAATGATGAGTTACAAGGCTTGAAAGAAGCTGGAGAAGCACCAGAGTGGCTGACTATTGAAGGTTGGGGGACATTAAAGTCTGGCTATTTGCTAACAAGTGAAGAGCCAAAACAGTTCTGGCAAGAAGTAACAGAAACAAAAGATGATGGAACTATTAAAACCTTTTGGCGCGAGACTCCAAAAGAAATGTGGGCACGAGTTGCAGAAGCAGCAGCTAGTTACTATAAGATATTAGATGAAAATGGTAGCAAGTATAGATACTATTGTGAAAGATTCTTTGAACTCTTTTGGAAAGGATGGCTTGGAGGAGCCAGCCCTGTATTGTCTAACATGGGAACTGACAAAGGTTATCCAATTTCTTGCTTTGCTTCTTATGTAGGAGATAACAGAGAGTCTATTTTCTCTTCCTTTCAAGAGATACCTTGGCTAACTTCTAATGGGGGTGGCACTGCAGTTCATATCTCAGACATTAGAGCTAGAGGTGCTGCGATCGCCAATGGTGGTGTATCTAGCGGCGTTGTACCTTGGCTAAAGATTCATGACTCAGAAATAGTTGGCGTATCGCAGAGTGGGTTTAGGAAAGGCGCTCTCGCAGCGTATCTAAATATTGACCATCCAGACTTTGATGACTTCATTAAGATGCGTCAACCGCATGGAGACCCTAACTTTCAATGTCTAAACATTCATCACGCTGTAGTAATTCCTGATAGCTTCATGGAAAGATTACAAGCTGGAGATGAAGAAGCCAGGCGCCGTTGGGCTAAGGTCTTACAGTTACGCAGACAGACAGGAGAGCCTTACCTTTTCTTTATTGATACAGTTAACAGAGCAAATCCAGAGTGCTATAAAGCGCTTGGACTGGATGTAAAAGGTAGTAATCTCTGCTGTGAGATTAATTTGCATACAAGCGAGCTTTACACCTTAGTGTGTTGCTTATCCTCTCTTAATGCAGCAAAGTATGATGAGTGGAAAAATGATTCAAGAGTAGTTCAAGACTCCATTTATCTGCTAGACGCAGTGATGGAAGAGTTTATCCAGAAAGCTAGAGGCAAAGTAGGTTTTGAGAAAGCTGTAGCCTTTGCGGAAAAGTCTAGGGCTTTAGGTTTAGGTGTAATGGGCTACCACACTCTTTTACAACAAAGAAGTATTCCTTTTGCGTCTAATGAAGCCAGAGTTCTAAATGAAGAATTGTTTGAGCGTTTAGAAGAAGGTACATTAGCAGCCACAGCAGAATTAGCCTTTATCTTTGGGGAGCCAGAATGGTGTAAAGGTTTCGGAGTCAGAAACACTCACACCACTTGTTGTGCTCCTACCAAATCTAACTCTACCATTTGTGGTAACGTCTCTGAAGGTATAGAACCTATAGTAGCCAACTACTTTATCAAAGATACTAAAGGAGCGTTCATTCAACGCAACACTGTCTTTGCTGAGTTGCTGAAAGAAAAAGGCTATGACCAGACCGAAGTGTGGTCAGATATTCTAGCTCACGCTGGGTCAGTACAACACTTACCTTTCCTATCCGAGCATGAGAAAGCTGTGTTCCTAACAGCTCATGAGATTGATCAGTTGGAATTAGTACGTCAAGCAGCAGCCCGTCAGCAATATATTGACCAATCGCAAAGCCTGAACTTATTCTTCCCAGAGAGTGCCACACTAGCTGAGATTAATAAAGTTCACTTTGCAGCTTGGAAGCTGGGAGTTAAATCTCTTTACTACCAGAAAGGTGAACCTAAGTCCAGAGCTGGAAGTGTTGTTGATTATGAAGCTATTAAACCTGCAACAGCAGAAGCTTGTCCTCTAATCAAGTCAGATGATGAGGTTTGTATTCCTTGTCAAGGTTAATCTAAACAACTAGGGAAGCTGATAACTCCCCTAAACTATTTAAACTACTGGTGATAACAATGGATGAAGGTAAGTATTTAGAACTAGTAAGAGCTCTGTACAAAGCCCAAGCAAATGCGTTTGTATTGTATTCAAAGACTTGGGGCTGCCACTGGAATGTTAATGGTCCAAACTTCCCTCAATACCATTCCCTGCTATCTGACCTGTACACAGACATGGGGACTAACATTGATAGAATAGCCGAGAATATTAGAAGCTTAGGTTACAAAGCCCCCTCAATGCTCACAGTCTATCTACAACTATCTGATGTTAAAGAGATAGATGGCGCACAAGATGCCCTGACAATGATAAGTATTCTTTATGAAGACCAGTCAATTGTTATAGACTCCCTAAAAACTGTGATAACAGAAGCTCAAGCTGTTGGGTGCGAAGCCGTAATAAACATGGCTGGAGACTTATCTGAAAGCTATAGTAGTTACATATTTAAGCTAGGAGCTACTCTAGGAAAATGACAGCGACTTTACTGCACAATTATAACTTAGACCCTGTAAGTGGTTATAACATCCAGCTATTTGTATTACTAGATCAAGAATTAAAACTAATAGGTAACTTTTTTAGCTTAGAGTTTAACCATGCGGAAAAACTACTGACTCTAGAAAGAGGAAGATTGTCTAAAGAAGCGCTCTGTGTTTTACTAAAAGAGCAGAAGGTAATTATAAAAATAGATGGTGTCTTAGTAGATACTCCAACTAACAAAGCTATAGATGTCTTGTTTAGTAAAACTTTTATAATTAAAGAGGTTCTAGATATAACTAAACTAGGTCTACAGCCACAGAGAAAAAATTCAATAGTAAGTAAACTAATTTTAAAAGTAGAAGAGTTAAGCTATGCAGATAATATCCCAACATCAGCTTTCAGCTCTTACTAAAACTGATGATTTAGTTTATGTAAGCTGCTCACACACTTGGAGTCTGCAAGATGCAAAATACGCCTTTAACGCTAGAAGGGTACTAGACCAGAGGTACACCCCTTATCTTCCTTCAGATAATCCAGAAGAAAGTGACTACCACTTTGAGTATGCTGACGTAGAAACAACAGCCGCACTACTAGCTTTTCTGAGTAACTATGAGGCAGATTCTACACTTAAGATTTACTCTACTTACAAACAGATATCTCTCAGCATCTTGATAACAGCTATTCTACTGAGAGAGAAACTATCCCCAGAGTATGCGATCGCAGAGGCAGTCAAAGATCATTTAGAAACCAAGCCAGCAGTCTGGTTAATAGCCCTAGTAGACTACAAGCTTGATTTAAACGGTAAGCTAGTAAACTCCTTAGAAGAGTATCTAGCTACAGGAATAACAGTAACTAACAGAGCCCAGTTATTAAAAGCAGGCTGGGCTACTGATTAACTTGCTACCTCAAAAGAGTTAGCTAAAAGCAGAAAAGAATTGCTTACAACATTAAAGTGATAAGAGTTTAAAGTCAACAACATGATAAAGAGAAAAGAAACATTAGCAGAACTAGTTGCCCGCATAGTCTTAGCCGCCCGTAAAAAGAGACTAGCAAGAGAAGAACACCAAGCAGGCTTAGATAAAGCTGCTTAATACTTATACTCTATACTTACTACTCGGTTGCCACCTACTATTATCTTTCGGATACAAGCTTGAAGAAGAGCTGTTTTGTCAGAAGGCTCTAGCTCCAGCCAAGTTTCAGGATGTTTGAACTCCTCAATTATCAAATCTTTAGAAACTAAATACTGCGTTGTTTGAGCAGCTGTAGAGTGGTCTATAGCTGCTATATCTTGTCTGACTTTATTTATCAACCCAGCAATATCTAAACTAGAGGGTAAAGCCTCCAGTCCAGCTAACTGAGTCCTTAGAGTTTTAAGCTCTTGGCTTTCCTGTAGAGTAAAGTTAGTCTGTGATCCCATTACAGAAAGTCTATCTGCTTCCTGTACTAACAACTCTACTACTTGCTTTTCTAGTACATCAGAACTGATCATAGTTTTGTTAGTACAAGCTTTAATGTGATAAAAGCTGCATTGATAATGGTATCTAATAAAGTTCTTACCTTTAACAAGCTTTTTAGATTGTCTGGTGTAAGCAGCCCCGCAATGTGCACACTTTAATAATCCAGCAAAAGGGTTAGTAAACTTCTGTTCGTTAGACCATCTGTTATGACGGTTAGAAGTAATTACCTCTCTAACTCTGTCGTACTCTAGTCTAGTAATGATTGCTTCTCCTGTAGCCCCAAAGTTGTTGGTAGAGTAGTCATCTGTATTACCATGACTTCCCCAAGCTACTGTCCACTGTTCAAATGGTTTCTTATGGCTTTTGAGTTTAAGGTTAATATCATAAGGTGTACCACCAGCGTAGACAGGATTAACTAGAGTATTTTTCAGACCAGAGACCGTCCATTTTAAACTCTTAGCAGAATAACCAACTATCACAGAACCACCAGACATATTCTTGATAGATTCGTAGTTTAACTCATCTTCTTCTTTTATTATGTTTGGTCTTTTTTCCTTACTCTTAACTATTGCTTTTGATTCAATGCCAAAAGTTTGGTGTAGAGTAGAAACTGTCTTGTTAATAGTTCCAACTTCAAAGAAAGTATCAAAGACGTGTCTTACTAATTCAGCTCTTGTCAATACTCTTTTACCTTCTAGTAGACAGATAACTTCTCGGTTGTCAAGGTAATAACTGTCGTTGTTAACTATATAACCATAAGGAGCGTTCCAGTGTGCTTTAGCATCTTTTTTTCTTGCATCTCGTTCTTTTTTAACGCGCATTGATAACATTTTAATCTCATACTTAGCAGCAGCTAACCTAACATCAATAGTTAGCTCACCGCCAATACTAGCAATGTCAAAAGGTTCATCAAGAGCAAAAGATTTAATCTCTTTCTTATTAAGAGCATCCATTAAAGTGTAGAATACGTTGTTAGAAGAAGTGAGACGGTCTACTCTAACAAATAGAAACTTAGATATCAAACCTGCTGGAGAAGAACTAACATCGGCTATTAACTGCATTAAGCCCCGGCGAGTGTCAACAGTTCTGGATTCCACATCATAATAGATTTTGGTAGCTCCAGCAGCGCGGAGGCGGCGCATCTGTTTAACAAGAGAATCTCTATCCTCTGCCTGTTCAGAAGTAGAGACACGGCAGTAAGCAAATACTTGAGATTGAGACATTGTAAAACCTTGAAAATCATACTTGATAGTATACACATTGGTGAGCGTAAGTTCACACCATCAAGCAGAACAAAGATACTATCTTTTGGTAGATTCCAAACTTTGGTATAGTATTTTAAACTCTACTTTTGTAGCACCTGGACTAGAACTTAAATTCAAAAACTCAAACCAACTTAAGTTCTTTTTGACAGACTACAAAGGTGAGTGCAAAGTGTACGCTATAGCAAGTAGTCAACATATACCTGTTGATTTAAAAGAGTTGTTTAAGCATACTGCTGACTAGTCCAACCATCAGCCATTCCAAACAAGTCCATAAACCCACTGCTGTTGAAGCTGCTAAGTCCTTGAGATTCTCTACTAGCCATTTCTTTGTTAACTCTTGTAGGAAACGGACTGGCGGCTCTCTCAATCTGGTGGGCATCATCTACTCGTTTCTCTATTCTCACACTTACTCCAGATTCTGTCTTAACCACAGCTCCTGTCTGTTGTACCTCTGGAGCAGCTTTAATACTATTAGCTAAGGGGTCAGCAGGGCGATCGCTTGGTTTAGGTGTATCGCCTCCAGCCTCAACTTGAATGTTGAGATTCTGGGTTTGTTGAGCAACCTTTTGTTTTACCAGGTCTAAAGTTTGAGTTCCTTGCTTGTACTCTTTAGTTATCTTCTGTAGTTGACTTGTAGAAAGACCTAAACTAGAAGATATTAAAGTTTGTCTATCAGATTCAGATAGAGCAGTCTTTGGAGTAATAGAAGTAGCGTAGCCTTGTTTAGTAGGCTTAACAGACTGTGAGTTCCTTAAGTAATTTACAAGTTGGTCAGCCAGTCCAGGAACACGGCGCATCCCATCATATAAACCCTGCCAGCTAACTTTATCAATTCTATTCTGTATGAACTGTATAAGCTGTTTACCGCTTGTAACTTTACCTTGTTGAACGGCACTTGCTAACTCAGCAGAGTTGAACCTACCTATTCCTCTTGGTAGTGTTCTCTCACCTGTCAACATACTTCCCAGTAAGTTCATATAAGAGTCTGGAGATTTTGTCTTTTCTCTGAACTCCCTGATTGTGGTGTTGAACTGGGCAAAGCCTTTCATCATGTCGCCTGTGCCACCCATGTAAGTAAAAAAATCTGTTCTGGTAGTTCCTTTACCAAAAGCTTCTCCTCCACCAATTAATAAAGCTGTAGCTAAAGCAGCTCGTCCTTTAGCTGTTGATTGGTCAAAGTATTTGTTAGTGATTAATGTCTCAGCTAAAAGGTTCAGAGACTCGTAGCCTTGAGGGAGTTTTAGTTGACCCTTGTTACTTCTTGGTGTTACTTGACTTTGGTTATTTGGTGCTGGATTATAGTAAGCCTCAATAACTTGATTTATTGAATTTTTTATAACACTTCTAGAAGAGTCTAAATTACCATTTCTCAAAGAGAAGGCTGTTATTATATAAGTCTCTCCTTTAATATTGGCTAAACCTACATCACCTATAACTTTAGATGTGTTACCTATTTTTCCTCCTATCTCTCCTTTAAACCCAAAGTTTCTTGTAGAGTATAAGGCTTTAGAAGCAACTACTCCAGCCTCAGACTTATCAGATAAGATACTACTCATTGCTTTAGTGACATCTGAGGCAGTAGAAGTATTCTTAAACCCTTTAGCCCCTACTATACTAAAAGGATTACCTATTGTTGTAGAAGTATATCCTTTAGCTCTAGCAAGCTTGGTAGCTGCTTCCGTCCCACCCAGTAATCTTATTAAAGTATTAGAAGAAGTATTTTCAGAGTATCTCAGTGTTTGTTGTAGTAAAGAGGCTACAGAGAGCGAACTTCCAGCTTTTATAGAAGAGTATTCAGCAACGTCTGACTTTGAAACAGTAACTTTAGTATTTACAGAAAGCCTACCGGACTTAACTTCTTGAATAACTAAGTCAGATATTATTAACTTAAGAGTAGAAGCAGGGGGTAGGTACTTATCTTTATTAAAGCTTTGTTGCTGCTTGCTGCCCAGTTTTTGCACAACAATAGACTCAAGATTATTTCTTCTTGCAATGCTCTCTAGATTTAAGGAGTTTTGTGTCTGGCCATGATTAGTTGTAGCCCAATCAGCAATCTGTGCAAAGGGCTTATTTTTTAAGGTGGTGTTAACTACAGGCTGAATTGACCCTTGTACATTTAATGCTCCATTTAGTTTTCTATCAAACACACCATCCTGAACATCCTTAAAGTAGTAATCATACCCTTCTTTAGTTAACTCCATGTGGGTGTGTTTGGCATACCTTCTGCCAACACCTTTACCACCCTGCAGACCTAAATCTTGACCATACTTAACATACTGACCACTTTTTATTTTAAAGTTGTCTAAGTGTAAAACTACCGCTAATAGTTTAGTTCTTGCTGCATCCTCGTAGATATAAACTCCACCCCAACTAGAGTCTAAACTTACATAACCAGCAGCAGGGGATGGAACGTTAACATCTAAAGAGCCGTTTTTACTCAACAAAAAATCTTTCTTTATCAAGCTTGGATTGCGGGAGTTTACTTCTTCAAGCACTCCTCCCATATCTACATAGTTTCTTCTGCCCTCTCTACCTCTTTTACCTCTAGAAGGGTGATGTATTTCTGTATCAGCAAAAGAATTAGGAACACGTTGGTTTATTGAGTTTCTAACATTAAGTTTCTCTCTGACAATAATATTGTTATCAAATAGTCGTTCATAACTATTTTCTAAGCCCGTGCCCACTTGTTCGAGTAATCCCTCTCTACGTTGCTGATCTCCATAAACTAACTCATAAGAGAAGTTATCTGGAGTTTCAACTTTAAACACCTGTCCTGGTTTAGCACCTGGCGCAGAAATAATTCTCACATTAAAAGTGGTTAACCCAGTTCCACCTAATCGGTCGTAAGCAGCCTTTGTGATATCTAAACCTCTTCGTTGACCTTTTACAAAAGGGCCTGTATCTTGTACAGTCAACATTTCTGAACGACCAGTTTTAGGATTACTAACTTGAATCACAGAGCCATAAGGTAAACCACCTCTAACTCCAAGATTTCTTACAGCAGCAACATTGGAGTTTGCGTCAATATATTGACTTCTAGCATCAACTTTCGGTCCATTGATTGAACCACCTTCACCAGGAGTATAGTAGGTAGAAACAATAGGTATCCCACCTGTTCCTTCTATAGAAGGTTCTACATACTCTTGACTGCCGAAGAGATTATCCTGTGCTTGCTTGCCTAATCTTTCAAAGACTCTTTTAACCTTTCTACCCGCGTTTAGTATCCCTCCGCCTAAAGCGGACAACCCGCTTTTAAAGTAGTCTAAGAGACTTAAAGACTCTTCTTTCTCTTTCTGGAATGAGTAATACCCAATATCACTTTGACCAATATCAGCAGAAGCAACCAGAATTGAATTTTTAGATTGCTGTTGGTTTCTCTTTTGAAGATACTGCGCGTGCTGCAAAGTCTTAGACGAACTAGTTGGTCTGCTTGCGGGTAGTGTGTTATTTCTTTGCTCTCCTTTGTCAAATGGTGAGGCTTGCGTACCCCAGAAGAATTTTTCAATCCCTATATATAAACCAATAAGAGCACCTGCTGTTGCTCCTATTAATGCTCCAGTAGCTAATATAGGCGCAGTTACAGCAGCACCCACAGCAATAAGAGTAGCAGCTAAACCAATACCCACACCAGCTACTAATCCTCCAACAGTCCATTCAGTTGCACTTCGTTGTAACTCTCTACCTCTTTGTTTACTAGTTCTACCTGCTTGACGCATTCTTCTCTCTAAAGTCTTAGAGAAAGAATCTGCAAGGATTGGTTCTGCTACTGAAGACGCAACTGCTGTACCAAAGATACCAACTGGACCTCCTAATAAACCCACACTTGTTGTGAATGAGCTAACAATTCCGGCAGCATCTTTACCTAAACTTTGACTTACTACTCTGTAGTCTCTGTTGGCGGGTTTATTGGCTTCGTTAACTATATTTCCAACACTTAAACCTAGCTGCACCCCGCTTATAATACGAGACGCAGGTTTAGCCCAACCTTTTAATGCAGCACTAGCACCTACTGGGGAGGTAGGTGTTTTTGATAAAGCTTTAAGACCATAAGTAAATCCTGAATGAACAGAGTAAGTAAGAGCTGCGCCAGACCCAATAAGCACACCTGCTTTTACTAAACCTGTTTCGTCTTTGTACCCTAAATCCCCTAACACTTGTCCTACTAAAGGATTTATAGTGCGCTCTAATCCTAACGCCACAATTAAGGCTGCTCCCGGCGATTGCATCTTTAACGCCAAGAAAGACCCAACAACAGCATTAATTGAAACACTAGATAGATTTTGGTACTCTGCCCTAAACTGCTGTCTAGTAGAACGATCATTTAACTGAAAGACTTGAGTACCCGCGTAACTTACTAAACCTATATCAAGCAAAGAAGGAGCAAAGTTTCTAGCAAATACGCCCACATTACGAGTAGTAGTACCCACGCTTCTTCCAAACCTACCTAACTTAACTTTAGTTTGACGACTAACTTTAAACCAGCTAATTGGTTTAAAGTTAAGTTTAGAAAATGTTCCTTTAACAGCCCCTAAGCTGTTTTTAATCCAAGTAGAGTTAGTAAAATAATTACTGATGCTAGTTCTAGTTTGTTGAGGAACTAAACCAGTAAAAAACTTTCCTGTTCCAACCCCTATACCTTTAACTCTGTTGAAGTCAGCTTCTAAAAGTGTGAGTCTATTAAGAGGGACTTGAAAACCTTTAGAGCCCACAATATTAAAACTATTAAGTGCGCCTAATGGTCTATAAGTCTTAGAAAAAGGTTGTAATAAGCCATATCTATAAGCACCAACTAAGCCACCTGAAATAGCGGCCCCCATTTGGAATGACTCTTTAGTCTTTTGGTCTTTAATAAACAAAGCTGGTAAGAAAGAAAAAGCATAAGCTGTTCCACCATACAAGCCCGCCCCTCCTAAGCCTGTAATTAATCCTTTATAAAGACTAGTATTAACTTTAGCTAAAAAGGGTGAAGCTCTTCTAGAAACTAAAGTAGCAGCAAAAGTAACAGCAGCAACTCCAGTAGCAATAGAAGGATTACTAGCAATAGCAGCAGCTTTATAGAATCTTTCTGCAGACTCTTTGTTATCTGGGTCTAGTTTTGAACCAATTGAACCTACAACACTAAGTATTATACGACTTGCTAAAGTAGTAATAGCATAAGCTGAGAGGGCAAAAACAGAGCCTCTAACAAACCTTACACCCCAAGTAGACCCGAAGTCAGTCAATCTTTCAGCAACACCAGCTTTTATAGCTGTATAACCTTTGCCTAAAGACGTTCCTCCTATAGCACTAGGTATGTTTTTTATTGCTGTTACAGGACCTTTTATAGCAGGTATGTTTTTAATGCCTGACCATTTCTTAGCCACCCAATTAGAGAAGTTAACAAAAGGTCTGTCTATTGCTATACCTTTTAAAGCTCTAGTTTGGTCTGCTGTCCAAGTAGTAAACTTATTCCAGCCTCTAGGAATCCAGCTTAAAGTAGTTGCTGTCTCTGTTAATCCTTTAGCTAGTAAACCTTGATAAGTTCCATTAAACGCGAGACTCGCTTTAGTGTAAACAGAAGAAAGAATAGAGAACTTTCCTAACCCGTCAAAAGCTAAAAGTCTTCTGCGTTTGTAAGAACCATAACCGCCATGCGCGGCTATTGCTTCTCTACGCTCAATAGCTAACTGTTGGATGCCGCTAACCATTGATTGATTAGCAAAAGGTGCAAGAACACGCGGGGCTCCTCCTTTACTATCAAAGTACATACTCTGAATCTGCTGCTCACCAACAGAAGAAGTTCCTCCTAATAGAAAGGGAGCGATCGCAGATGATACACCACTTGATAAAGAATCAGCTTTAGATCGGTTGTACCGTAGCTTCTGTTTATAATAATTTCTGACTTCGCTGTTAGACAGTAATTCCATTCTTTCTCCTGCTCTGTTATAAGCAGGATTTTTAAAAGCCTGTTCTTGATAAACTTGGTCTATTGTTCTAGGAAGTACAAAGCTTAAAGCAGCGTATCCTGCTGGGCTGTTTTCTGCAGATTGCCAAGCACTATCTAACAAAGGGTCTAATGCTCTAAAAGGTAATCCCACTACTGACAAAACCTGACTTACTACTGGAGTCTGAGCAAGAGTATCGTAAACTCCAGCAGTCATTCTAGTAAAAGGAGAGCCTATGTTTCTATCAACCCAGCGCCCTCCTCTTTGAATCGCTTTGGTTGTTGCCCCTTTTAAAAAGTATTGGTCGGCTAAATAAAGTCCAACTCCCGCCGCTACTAACCCAATTCCAGCCCCCCAACCTAAACCTGCTAATCCTCTCAAAGCCAGGACGCTAAAGCCTATCTGGGGCAGTTGTGAGGTGTAGAAGGCTGCAGCACCAGCAGCTCTTCCTCTTTCTAAAGAGTCAGAACTACTTGCAGCTTTTGTTAAAGCCGAAGCAATATTATAAAAAGGTACTGCGTCTATTACTCTATTAGTTAGTCTTCCTAATCCTTGTAGACCTTGTTTTAATAAACCAAGGTAGCCGCTTGTACGAATTATCTCTGAAGTAGCTAAAGTTGAGCCAGATAGACCAGGAACTCTACTTCGAGCCATTCCTATCTCTGGACTGTAATCAAACTGCACAGCCATTTGTGCATCTGTTAGATAACCTGCTGTAGCATTCTCAAACAGACTAGAATCAAGGTTTTGAAGTTTAGAAGCTATAGATACTTTTATTAAGTTCTTTTTAACATCATCAGTAGCTGTCTTAGCTAAGATGTTGTTTATTTCTACGTCTAGTCCATCAAGTCTAGATAAAACCGAGTCAACTTCTTTTATAGATAAGATTTCATAAAACTTTACAAGAGGGCTTCCCTTACTTGTAGGTGCGACTACTCCTCTTTGTAGCAAATTGTCGTTAACATGACTTCTTAGTTTGCTGACAAAATCAGTCGTGTCAGGATTATCACCAAGAAGAATATTAATATCTAAACTATTCAGACTGCTATTACCTTTAGGGTTAACAAGGTTTTGCAGACCAGTATAGTAATCTTTAATAGTTTTTTGTACAGATTTACTTATAGAGTCAATCCTGCTTTTAGTTACACCTATATCTTGACCTGGAGATACTATACTAGAGTCTTCTAGCATTTGAGAGCTCAAAGATAAAACTTTAGGTTTTACTGAGCCACCGCTTTTAGGTTCAATAGTTAAATAATAACTACTCTTAACTTCTCTAGAACCGACTTTAACTACTCCTCTACGTCTGAAGTCTAAGTGTTTATCTTCCACTTGACGTAGAGCATCTTGAGCTAGTCCTCCATGATGGTATGCCGCTAGAGCTGTGGTCATCTGTACAGCAAAAGTTAAAGAAGAGCCTACTGTTAATAGCAGTAAAGGAGCTTGTTGAAGTAGTAAAGTTCCCGAAGCTGCTGCTGTTGTAGTCCCAGAGAAACCACCAAGAATGTACTTAAAGGTATCTGTAAAGTAACCAATTACTGGAAGAGAACTTTGTTGTTCTCTTGGTGTCTCAGTCATTAACTCTGTGCTGTAAGTAGTTCCTGTTCCTCTAACTTGGTTTACAAAGTTGCTAAGGCTATTAGCAGCCCTTTGTAGTAAGCCCGTACCACCTTTTATAAAGTCTCCGCTAATACTACCTAAAGTAGCTAAAGAATTAAAGGAAGGTTTTATAAAGCCAAAGCGGCTGGCAATTCTACCAGTTTTAGCTGACTCCATCAATAAGTCTAAAGTAAGCTCAGATGGTCGTTGATAGCGTAGATTATCACTATAAGCCTTTCTATAAGCCAAGGCAGAAATGAATGCACTACTAGCCCCAGAGGCTGCTTGTGCTTCTGAACTAGAAAGTTCTCCTGTTACTTTCGCAGGAGTCCTTCTTGGTGTAGCTCCTCTAAACTTCTGATAGCGGTCTGAGAATAATGAGATGTTTTTTTCCTTCTCATAATCAGTTTGTTCCATTCCACCTATAACAGCTACCAGTTGCATTGCTAGGTCGGTGCTCATCATTGTTTCACCAAGAGAGTAGCTCGAACCACTGATATCTACAAAGGTTGCTTGCGCTTGAGTATACAGTCTAAAGCCAGATTTACCCTCAGATACCCCAAATGGACCTCCAAGAGACATAAAGGCATTGGAGTCATCTCTGTAAATTAATCTATCTATTCCTAGTAAGCCACCTATTGACCTAACAAGATAGTTAGCGTAGTTGCCCGCAGCTTCTCCTAAGTTCTTAGGTTGATATCTAGCCCGCTCAATACCAGCAGCTCTCCAGTAAGCAGCTTGTTCAGGATTAGCTGGTGCAGGGCTAGAATCTGAGATAATGTCTAAGAATCCTAAACTCTTACCTGTTGTTGCTCTTACACCAAGCCCGACCGCAGCTAACACAGCACTAATACTAAATATTCTTCTAGATGCAATAGACAATCTTAACGCAGCACTTCTTATTAAAGGAGCTTCTGCCCCTGACTCACTAGCTACTTTTGCTATCTGCGCTATCTGTTGTTGCTTTCTAGCTATAAATCCATTACCTGTAACATTATCAAAACTGTCGGCTCTGGCAAATACACCCGCTTTTTGTAAACCTGAACCGTAAATTGCTGTGATTGGTGCTACAGAAAAAGCAAACCTAGATAGTTCAGCAGCCGCATAGTTTGGTTCTTTATCTGCTTCTACTCCTGAGAAAGAACCTTCCGGTGAAGTAATACCAGAAGCAAAGGCATAAGCTAAAAGGTAAGGTGCGATCGCTCTTGCTCTAGAACCAAACTTAGCTAATGATTGTTGAGGAATATTAAAGTAGCTAGTGGTAGCCTTCATTAAAGCATTAGGCATCACTAATAAAGGTACTTGACTATATCTAGCCATAGTCTCTACTGTGCCTAATCCAAACTTGGCTATATCATATAAAGGCTTTATCTGCTTAAGTTCAGTTCTTACTGCCTGTCCGGCGTTAGTCCTCAAGAAGTTTTCTATTCTATTAGTTCCAGAAGCTAGATAAGAAGAAGCTCCGACAAAGCTTATTATTTGCGAGAAGGAAGTATCTTTGTTAACTGATAGCAGTAAACCAGGTAAAGATAGAAGGGAAAGGGCGTTAGCTGCAAAAGAAGAGTTTTGGTTTTTGCTGTAAGTGTCTCTAGATTTTGAAGCATTTTGATCATCTAAAGCAGCCGCAGTAGCAAGAAACTGTTGCTTTCTTAAAGCTGCTTTAGTCATTAAAGGTTTTAACCTAATCTCAAAGGGAGCAGGAGGAATAGAACCAGCTCCTAAGATAGGTAAGAACTGAAAACCAGCCCCTAAAGTTAAAGCGTTACCTTGAGGGTCTAGTTTACTAACAGCAGTAAACTGAAAGATGGGGTTGAGTATCTGTGTGGCAAACGTAAATATTTCTCTGCGTCTATTCTGCCTACCATACAAAAGAGAGTTAGCAGCGGCGTAGGATACTTCCATCAACCCTAACTCTTTTCTAGAAAGAGGGTTTTTGTCATTAAGATTGTTAAACCTATGTCTAACGCTGGCTGCTAAAGAGAAAGCAGCAATCATAGGTTCTGGCTGAGTTTTAGGAGCACTATCTCTAAAAGGACTCCTCACTAAGTTCATAAACCCGGCAGCCATACCAAAAACTGCTTGTGTACCTAACAGAGCAGTAGCTCCCCCTAAGAAAGCTCCCAGCCAACCAAATCGTGTTCTGGTTCTATATTTACCTAAAGAAGCTACCTCATTAACAACATCCTCTGTTAATCCTGATAGGAGGGAAGAGCGCGGTGTAGTTCCCGGTGAACTATTTAACAGGTCTAGCAGGTTAGTACCATTAGCTGCTTTTGTAATAGCTTTTTCTATAAAACCACCAGCAGCCATTTGTTGCTGCTCAAATCTTGGTAGAGCGTGACCACCAAGAATAAAACCTATACCCATTGCTGGATACTTAATATAACCAGGAACCGCACCTGTATATTCTATCTGAGCGTGTCTAGTGTCTTTATCTTGTAACAAGTTGGCATCCATAAAGACCTGAGTTATCAAGTCAACACTAGGAGAGCGCATGAACTGAGGGTCTAAAACCTTGTCTAATATCAAGAGTGGCCCAACACTAAACAACGCTCCTCTAATAGCCCTAAAGGTTGTTTTAGGAGTGCTGCTTAAAGCTTCTGTTGAGTTATCTACTTGTTGTAAAAGACTGTTATAAGTTGCAAAATCTCTTTTGTATTTATTTATTAGTCTTGCGCTAGTTTTAGATGCTAGTAGCTCTTCTGCTGTCTTCGCTACAGTACCGTCATAGCTGTATAAAGCACCAGTTAAGTCCGCTAAAATGTTTGCAGTTGGTTGACGATTCTTTATTAAGTCATTAAGCATCCCAACACTTCCTGTGGGCTGTTTCATTCTATTAAGAATCTTAGTAGTATCTTTAAACAACCTTTGCTCAGAGCGGTTTAGTTCTTGCTCTAGCTCAAATAGTCTGAAGTTGTCACCCATCTGTTTGACAATATTTTCTGTGCTACCAAGACCACCGAGCGATCGCATCATCCGACGGCTAAACTTAGTTAAACCACTAAAGCCGGGCCCTAATAAAGACCTTAAAGAGTAGTTTTCACTATTACCATTACCTCTATCCACATTTAGAGAAGTAATGCCTACCATATCTCTATAAGGCTTGAAGTAAAGTAAGGGATTGGCAGGGATGTACTCAGCTACTTTATCTAAAGCACTAGCAAGAGTCTCAAGACGTTTGTAACCATACTGCTGTGCTGTTATGTCTTCTAGAAAGGTATATGTACCACCCTTAACATCCGCATACTTTAAGAAAGGAGAGCGGCCTACCTGAGTTTGAAGCTCGCTTAACTCTATATTTAGTTGTGTTATTTCTTGAGGAGTACCGACTGCTATTTCATTAATTACAGGTCTAATGATATTAATGAAGTTAGAGGAGTCTACTTTTCTTAAATTACCTATAGCTGATAACAGACCTCCAGCCGGACGGTTGTAGCCTGAAGCTAATCCTCTAGACAGGTCAATTTCTCCTGTTGATTTATTAAGACCTAATACGTTTCTTTCTACCTGTTGAGTAGCTTGAGCAAAGCTGGCAGTTGATGTATGTAAAGCATTTAATTCTCTAGTTAACCTTTCTATTAAGTCGTTAGTGTAAGTATTCCCAGTGCTGTTAGCGTTGTCTAAATGAGTAATAATAGTTGTGTCTAAATTGCTACTTTCTGCAAAAGTCGAGGCTGCTCCGGCTTTGTGCATTACATAAGCAAAATAGTCATGGACTTGTTTACCCTTTACGCCTGGTATATTTGCTTCTTCTATCTCTGTGAATACGTTAAGTAAGTCACCAGAGAAGAAGAAACTCTTTAGAGCTCTATCGCCTACATTGTTTTGAGAGTTAGATAGAAGATTGGTAACGTAATCTACTCCTATATCCTCAAAGTGTGACCGAGCGATTGATAGAGTATGGCTTACACCAAAGTAAAAAGCTAAAGAGGAAGCAGTAGCCCCCGCAGTAGTTGTTAGCCCACCTAATAGATTTTCAAACAGACCGCGTTGTTGGTTGGTTTTATATTGATTCTGGTGGTACTTGTTAATGCCACCACGTAAGTCTCCATTTCTAAGCTTGTCATAATAGTCAAAAGCGTAGAAGCCAGTAGCTGTGTCTAAGACTCGACCAACACCTTTAGCTAGAGTACCAACTAAACCGTTACCAGGAGAGTAGAGGTCTGGAAAGATTCTATTAATGAAAGAACCAAAGCTTACGCCGCCGAGTTGACTATCTGCTGTTCTAGCTAGATACTTCTGAAAGCCAGAAGGCATCTTACCTGTGAGGGTGTAGTAGAAATCTGTGTATAGTTGTGGTTTGCTGTTAGGGTACTTACTAGCAAAACCTTCTGAGAGAGTGGTAGGAAGATAGATACTCCCTAATGTTGTATTAGGCTGTGATAAAGAAGTAAAAGGATTAGGACTAAATGCGTTACTTTTTAGAAGTTGGCGATATTGAGATGGATTGATAAAAGAAGAATCACCCCACAATCCCAAACTCTGTTTAAACGCAACAGACTCTGCTGCTTGAACTCTGGTTTTATCAGCAGAGTCTGTAATAAAAGAGTAATTACCTTTTGCTAAACCTTCCTTAAGTAGTTGTTCTTGAAGTGATTGACCAGACTTAAGGAACACTTCACTAATGCTACGACCATACTTATCCTTTCCTGTTACTTGAAGTTCTACTTGGTTGCCAGACTGTGTAATCAACTCTGTAACACGAGCTTTAGCCCTCTCTCCCCATTCAAGTTGATTTTGAACTGAGCGAAGTTTGCTCTCCTGCTCTAGAGGTGAGTGAGCAACTTCTGGTGCGTCTATTAAAGCAAAGCGGACGCTGAAGGATTCACTACCTCGTTTAACAGAGATAGTGTCAGCGTCTTCAATGTAGCTAACAGAATAAGATTTCTTTTCTGGTTTAGGATTGGTAGAGTATTCCATTGTTCTACACTCCGGTTACAGTATTTTCTATAACTTGGTCAAGAGTGAGAGCAGGTTGATAGTTAACTGTAAGACTAGTGATGCCAGCAAGTAGCAACTGACCTGTAGCAACTAGAGTGTTGTTCTCGTAAACAAAACTATCAGCAAAGGATACGCTGCTAACGCTCCAGACGTTGTAAGGAAGTGGCAGAGGTTGACCTGTGTACAAAAGACTTAAGCTGCTAGGAATAGGTTTTACAGGAACAATCCAATGTTGAGAATCTAGGGGTGTGGAGTTACCTCGTTTGTAGTATTGAACGAAGTAGCGACCTTTAGGGAGGAAGGAATCAGAGGGAACGAGTTGGAGGTTGAGTAAACCGTCGGTAGGGATGTTAACAAGAATAGGTTCGCTGAGGGTGTAGTTCAGTCCGGGGCGGTTACTACGAGGGGAAGTTATCTTGATAAAGTAATCAGAGTAGTCAATGGTATCGGAGTCTGTGATAAGGACTGGGAGAACGAATTGAATTTTAATAGGAGCGTAAGTGAGGGGAAGGTTAAAGGAGGAGTAAGTCATGAATAATTATAGGAAGTCAGTATATTGCTCTTTTACTAGCATAAGCTTTTAGAGAAAGAAACAACTGTTCCAGCTTACTCATGAGGTAGATAATTCTGAGTGGTTGAAAAACAATGCGTCAGAAACGTAGAAAGGTTTAGGGTAGCCTCGTTCTACTGTTTTACCATAGCTTACGTCTAGCAGCATTAAAAGCTTAGTGTAAGGTATACAAGCACCGACTGTAGCGTCAATTGTTCTGTTGATGAGTATTAGTAGATGATGGATGTGGTCTTTAATTCTTTTACCTTGGCGGTTGAAGATTGTTGGCTGAGTGCTTTCTACTTTACCTCTGTAACTTGTTCTTGAAGCTTCTGCACAGAGTAGGTTATCTGTTGGTGACGCGTATTCAAGGTTTGAGGCGCGGTCATCTCCGGGAGTAGAATTTAGATGATGCACAGTTACTTCATTTTTCTTAGCCACAAAGCCATTGAGGTAAGCACGAAAGCCAAAGTTAGCGTAGGCAACTACTTGATGGCGAGAGACGATAAAACCTTTGTTAGTGACGTGGAAGTTAAAGAAACCAGCTTGGTGAAGCAAATAGAAGAGGATGCGATTGTGACGTGGTTCTAGGTGAACGTAGCCAGCTTCATCTTTAAAGCCGATGAGTTTATCTATATTGATAAGTAAAAAGCGCTGAAGTCTAGGGACCCAGCGCTCAACATCGTGAACTATTTCCTTTCTCATAAGACCTCGCGGTAAGTGGGAAACTCAGTCACTTTAGTGCTGAGAGGGAAGCGACACGGGCGGTTTTAACCGCAGTGGTAATTAGACCTGTTGGTCTTTGTATCAACTTAACTTTTTTAACAGTGCATTGTCCTAGTCTTTTCCAATTAGCGTCACTGACAGAGACTTGTTTTTCAGTATCTCCACTAACCCAACCAAAGAATGTTTTATTGCCCTGACTTGCTTCCACAAAGTCACCTTTTCTAAATCCATGACGAGTTGTAGATCCACCATATTTCCGACGATTACCACCTTTACTAAAGGTCATTAAATGTAATTGCCTCCGGCTAATTGGTGGGCGACGCACAATAGTGAATTGGGATTCAGTGACATCTACGCCTCCTACCCAAGATGCACCATGATTTTTAGCTCCTTCCCATGTCTGGTATTTAACAAATTCAGAGCAAGCTAACGTTACTGCATCAACAGCGTGCGTTTCTGGTATTTGCAAAGATTTATCGGATTTTTCTTTATGCAATCCCAGATGCTTACGAAGGTTTGATGTTTCCCAGCCCTTCTTCAAAACGACATTTGTAAGTTTTGATAGTCGGCTAATTTGGTATCTTTGACCAACCATAACGGGACTAAAGCCTTTATTACCGCGTGCTTCAACCTCTTCAATAACAATAGTTTTAATTGGATAAAGTTGGAGGAGTAAACTAATTACTCTATATTCTAAATCTTTGTTTGCCCTAATACTTGGAGGCAATTTTGAGCCACGACGATTATCAAGTCTTGCTTGGCGATGATTACGGACATTGAAAGACAGTTTCCTATTGATTCGCCTTCCGCGCCTATTACGTCGCATCATTGATCGTTGCTCCATCCGGTCTTTGACTGTTTTGAATGGTAGAACTAAATGCAACATTTGTAAGGTGAACTTTTTGGATTGAACCGCTATGCCTGAAAAGAGTTTACCAGGGTCTAAACCAATAACTATTTCTTGCGTTTCGTTATTACTTGGTTCTGACAATAACTGGACATAGAAAATGCCAAGTTTGTCAAATTTGCCGATTGCTTTACCGTCTTTGATCCATCGTCTTGCTCGACTTGGTTTAGTTGGCATTAATGGCATATTGTCTACTGAAATTACGGGTACTCGCATAAAGAGATAATCCTTCGAGTAAAGTTTAATGTCCCTTTGCTCAACGCAATCAAGATGTCTTGGCTTTAACCAACGCTATTACAAGATAGCTTGAAGATAATCCAGACTAGGGAAGTATCTGGAAGTTCGTACCAAATTACGTCTCAATGAGCTAGTCAAACACGTAAGTCTTGATTTCTTACAAGCTCAGTCCCTTTAGGGCTGAGTTATTGACGTCACTTCCACTTGCCTGTCCTTCGCATATCTCCTTAGTATCCTCAGAGCACCTAGAAAGCAATAGGCCGCTTTCCCCCCCAGACCTGCTTGGAAAGAGAGCTGGGCTGTTCCTCTCAAATACTGAGAGTACCTTCCTTCCCTTCTCAAGGTTACTATCATTGTAACACAGCTTTAAACAAAGCTATAGTTTGAGCAAGAAAAAAGAATAGAGAAAGAGTAAAAACAATAGAACATTATGAACAAGTATCCAACGACATACACTAAAGACAGCCACAGTTACCAAGACATAATTGAGGCTTTTAATGCTCATGAAGCTCTTTTATCAATTCAGGAGATAGAAGGTGCCACAAACATTGCTGTGGGAAGACCTATAAATCTTGAAAAGGATTATCTTTATAATCTAGCTGAAGAAATTCTAGAAGAGGAGGGATTCTGGTTTAGCCACTGCTACTGGAACTTAGACCCCCAGAAACATAAGTTAGCTGATGAAGATAACGACCCAGCAATTGGCATGAGTTGCCCCAGAGAAGACGGTAGTTTTACTATTTACACTATAGTAGAGCTAGATATCTACTCTAGCCATAAAGTGGGTGGTATCCATGTTAATAGCGAAGCTCAAGTCAGAGCTGTTTTGAGTGCTCTGATACTTCTAATCAAAAACTGGCATGAAAGACTAATCAAACAAAAAGAAGAGTTTCTTGAGGAAAACTAATGTATATAAAACATGAAGGCTATTTGATTAACAAGGCTTTAGTTGATAAGCTACTTAACAAACCAAGCACCTTAGCCCTAAAGAACAAACTTGTAGAAATAGGTGATGGAGAAAAAGTAGATAAAGAGTTAGGGCTAGAAGCTTGTGTGTTTATAGAGCAGTTAACTCCTGTAGAGTTGTGTCTTTTTGCTCTGATGAACAATACCTGTAAAGGGTTAGTACATCTTGCTAGTCTAATATCTAACTGCTGTATAAGTACGATAATGGAGATGGCTTACCATGATACAGTAACAGGTGTAGCTCCATACCCTTATGCTCAAGAACTTGGGCTTACAGAACAGGAGATAAAAGAGTATCAAGATGAGTGGAGAAAGATTGGAATAGATCCCACCCTACTAGAGTGGGTAGCAGAATAGTAAATCAACGGAGAGTCAAGTAGTAAACAGAAGGCTTAAAGAACAGTAGGTAGGATGCAGCTTATAAAGTTAAGCTGCATCCTACCTAACTATTCAACTCTTGCGACGAACAGTTCGTTACAAAGATACTTCTGCAAGAAAAAGATAAAAGAAAGATAACTAGGAGTAAGCTATGAGAAGTGTAATCGTGATCGCGCTGATGTTTGTGGTATTTACCGCAAGGGATGAGCAGTCAGGAGATTGCTTAAGAAAAGGAACTTGTAAAGATGTTAGAGTTGAGCAGCACTTAGGGAGTGGAGTTTAATGGGAAGTCACACAAGACTGTATAGACCCCTTGACAGAACCTTTGAAACAGCTAGAGAGTTAGCAATAAGGTCTTTAAAGAGGAAGATAGCAAGGACAGAAGAGTTTATAACAATTGGCTTAGATGACAATCGTGACAAGAGTTCAGGAAGGAGAAAATGTCCAGAACAGCATATACCAGATTTTAGAAAATTAAACCAAATCAGGACGAGGTGGTTAAGAAGAATAGAATCTAACCTTCCTGTTTTTAAAGCAGCAGTATGGAAGTTTCAGCCAGACAACTCAGACTTAACCTATGTCAGGGAAAGAAGAACTTGGTATACTAATTGCGGTCAAGACGCTATACCAAGGTTTAACCCTTTTAGAACTGGAGATTATGACTTAACGCTCTGGAGTTTTGAAGAGACGCTGGAGTATCTTAACCAAAAGAAAATAGAAAGTCCTCAGCTTTTTGAAGACTTTCCTGTTAACTGGGAAATGCTGGAAGAGTTCTGGTTGCTGTACCCTAAAGGAATGATAGAGATAGGTTAACTAATGGGTGAAGCTAAAAGAAGAAAGCAACTAGAGATAGAACACGAAAGGGCTATCTGGAGCGATAAGATATCAAAGCTACAAGAGTGGGTTTCTGAACTAGAGGCTATAGTGTCTCTGACAGAAGAAGAAGAAGAGATTCTCTGGCATAGACAATATGACTTGGAGAGCTATAGAAAAGAACTGGCAAGGCTGTTAGAACTTTCCGAGTTAAGTGATCAAGAACTTCATAAGATGTACAGCAATCAAGGTTTTATAGGGTAAATAATGAATAGTTACACTTTCCTTTTTGTTAGCAGGTCGCCTTGCTGTAATCTCCAACAGATTGCCAAGGTTTTGCCTGAAGAAGCAGAACTAAGTGATGGAGACTTATCAGTTTATTGGACAACAGCAAAAGGCTCTCTCAAAGAAGCTATTGAAGGAGCTTTAGATTACTTAAATAATAGCCTTCATTAGTGCAATCTTAACTGGGAGATTGACGAGGAGTATGAGTACAAATCCGCTAACTCAGGTAAAGTAGAGCAACTAGCTATTGATGTTGATGGCTCTGTTCAAGATTTGTTAGAAAAAGCCAGGCTGAGATGAGTTTAAAAGCTTCCCAATTTAAAGTAAACACTTACCAACATTTAAAACAATGACGAACACAGTTACACAGCAACAGATTGACGAGTTACTAGACAACGCAACCACAGAAGAGCATCTATTTCATGGCGGCAAGTCTTTAATTATTTCTTACCAATTGGAGAATGGCTGGACTGTTGACGGGCGAGCAGCTATTGTAGACCTAACAGGGTTTGATCTCAAGATTGGTAGACTAGTTGCTAAACAAGACGCTGTAAGGCAGCTATGGGCATTAGAGGGTTATCTTTTGCAGAATGAGCTTTACGAGAGAAGTAAAATAACTCCTTTAAAAGATATAGTACCTTACAAAGACTTTTTAGTGCATTTTGAGTATCAAGGAGAAGAGGGTAAAAAAGTATTGTTCTGGGATAGAGAGCGCGTAATCCTTCAAGCTGCCGAGTCAGAAACTGGTGAAAAAGTAAAATTAAGTGAAGAAGAGTTAAAGAACTTTGTTCTGGATAAAGTAAAAGAGCTGACTAAGAAAAACGCAATGGAGGTACAGTCTTTACCAAATGAACTTGCTTGTGCCGAGAAGAGAGTTTCTTTAACAGATAAGTATGGTAGTTACCTTACAACTTCTGAATACAAAGGAGAAAGAATAGTAAATTACTGGGATATAAAGAATGGTACTTTGCTTGTTGAAGTAACCTTTCTAGATAGTACAAAACAAAAAGTAGTTCTTGGAGACTTGAAAGAATTTATAGAGGCTAACCGAGAAGTGTTAGTAAAGCATAAAGTTTAAGCCACAAGGATTTTAGGCTAATAACTAAGTTATTAGCCTAAAAGCTAAAAAAGAAAAGAGAAGGGAAAGAACTCACCGACAGTTAAATCTAATGAGTAACGCAGTTACAAGAGAATACATAGAAGATTTGTTGAGTAAGGCTGAGGTCAAAGAGCATATAATTTTCAGTCCCTCTTCTGGAGAAAAGGCAGTAGTAGTTATCTATAAATTGGAAAGTGGCTGAGAGATTGTTGGAAAAGCTGATTTGGTTAACCTTCCTAAGTCTATGGATATAGCTAGAAAGATTCATTACTAGATAAAGATGGAACGTTAGTAGACTCCACAGACCCTAGTGGGTTTGTAACCATACCAGAGCAGCAAGTCATCAAAGAAGGTTCTCTAGAGCTAGTCAGCCGCCTACTGGAACTAAACTACACTCTAATAGTAGTTAGTAATCAAGGTGGAGTAGAGTACAACCACAAGACTCTAGAGACTGTGTTTGATGAGATGCTTTACTGCAATCAGCTGTTTGTAAAAGCTTTAAACAGACCAGTGTTTGAGATGTTTTACTTCTGCCCAGACTTTGAGAGTAAGTCTTGTTGGTATTGTGAGCCGCAGAAGTGGCAGGATTCTTACAGAAGAAATGAGTGGCTGTTTGAGCCTAAAGACGTAAGAGGTGGGTGGCTAGAACAAGAGGAAGATACGTCTGGTAGGTACAGAAAGCCTGATTCTGGAATGTTAAAGATAGCAATCAGAACAGCTAGGCTAGACGCACTTCATAAGATGGATGAGCCCCCAGAAGATAACAAAGAGCCAGAGTTAGAAGATGTAATTATGATTGGCGATCGCACTGAAGACTTAGTTGCAGCGCAGGGAGCTAAAGTTAAGTTTGTGCTTGTTGATGAAGCATTAGGCTGGTTAAATAGAAGAAACCCAAAGGAAGGTTGATAATGAATGACAAACTAGAGTATCAAGAAAAAGATAAACAGGACTACCAACCTCCTCAAAGCGGGGCTGACTTGGGTAATGGTATTCAATTAGAAATGGTGATGATTCCAAGTGGCAGCTTTATCATGGGTTCACCAGAAACAGAAGAAGGTAGCACTGATGAACGTCCTCAGCACCAAGTCACCATCAAAGCCTTTTGTCTGGGTAAATATCAAGTTACACAAGCACAATGGAAGGCTGTAGCTGCATTTCCACAAGTAAACAAAGAACTAAAGTTAGACCCGTCTAGATTTAAAGGTGATAATCGTCCCGTTGAGCAAGTTTCTTGGTATGATGCAGTTGAGTTTTGCGATCGCCTTTCAAGGCATACTAAAAGACAATATCGTTTACCCAGTGAAGCAGAATGGGAATATGCCTGTCGAGCGGGGACTACCACACCATTTCACTTTGGAGAGACGATTACA